GTGATTCCGTTGGGGTTCGAACCCAAGACCCACAGCTTAGAAGGCTGTTATACGGAACACAAATAAAATGCCTAAACAATAGCAACTTAAGCTATAGGCGAATAATCATTTTGCGGCAATTTTGCGACATTTTTTGCAAGCCTACTCCACAGAACATACAAATATACTTTACATTATCATTTCCTTTTCTGCTGATATTCCACAACTAAGAGCTGCTTCACATCTACTAAATCCAACTCTAAATCACGATAGGTAGGATTAAAGGAACGCAATATAAGCTTTCCATTATTCATATCCAAGTCAATGATACGCTTCAACAGAATACCTTCTTTATGAACTATGATATATTCCTTTCCGTCTATATGAAGTCCATTGCTCTTGACCATGTAGTCAGGGCAGACTTTACATATAACGATGTCTCCATTCTGATAAGCTCTAGACGAGCCATCATCCATAGAATCACCGCTTACCTCGAATGCTACGTACTTTTCTTTATCTTCCTTTACAATAGGGATTGTAGGGAGCGATGATATATATACATCATCTGCATATCCGCTGAGATAACCTGCATAAGCCATCTGTGGAACAAGAGGAACAAAGCTGACGCTTGAATTGATATTCGATTTGATGTCATCGTTAAACATCTTTCCTTCTCCAGTCTTAAGCCAATTCAAATTTAGCTGAGGGTAAGCCAAAGAGATATTCTTCAAGAAAGTCTCGCTAGGCATATCCGGCAACCTGTTAATTGCACTGGTATAGCTCTTACATTTCCGCAAGAAGAATGTAGTACTAATTCCCATCTCCGTACAGAATGGCGCAATTCTGCTTTTGTAGTTGTTGAATTTTTCAATATTAGCCTCCGGCTGCAACATTTCACCAGCTCCATTAGCTAGCCAATCCATATTAAGATCTGGGAATTTAGAATTTACTCTATAAGATACCCTTGCCGTGAACACACCATTTTTCCCTATGATTGGAAAGTTAGAGGCCACATCGGCTTTGTCGCAAAATTCACGTTTGGTAATTCCTTTATATTTAAGATACTCACGCAGTCTAGTCTTTGCGTTTTCGTTTTCGCTTACCTTTATAGGTGAAGAGATGAACATTTCCCCCATTCCTGTCCTAATATAACTTGGATTTACCTGCGGAAATTTTCTCGTTATAGCTTGCAAGCTTTTGGAAGATACACGATTAGTTATACGGCTTACGAAGCCATGTCCTAAGCCTACGGTATCCTCGAATTTTTCATTTGAAGTGTAACCCAAAGCAGTGATTACAGCCTTCAGCCTTTCGTATGCACTATTCATAACCTAAAATTTAATACGCAGTAAGCGCATGTGTAACTTAATTTATGTAAACATTTAGAGTTTAAAGATAATAAAGGTTAATATAGCATATTTAAACACTAATTTATTTGCATATTTGCGATACTTTTCTTATCTTTGCACTCGTAAACATTAAATATGTTGCAAATATACATAAAAATATCGTAACTTGCAAGAAATTTAATATATTTTTTGTAATATTACATAAAAAGGTGAGACACACCATAAAAACTGTAGAAAGAATATGTCATTAAGCGAGATTAAGCAATTAGTATCTGTCGCATTTCAAGCGGGACGGATGGATGCCCAATTCGAAATGGGCTTGCGTTCCGACAAGATACGCAGAAAGGATGCCGAATGCTATCTTGCATCAAAAGGATTCGAAAAACAGATGATTGACAAATGGGTCAAGAATAGGTTAATGAAAGAATATGTAGGTGATAGTAAAAACTCACCTAGATATTATTCTCTCAAAGAAATCAATGAACTTGTTGTTTCTTGTCAGATAAAGAAAATGATTATTTAAAATATACGACTATGGCAGAGAATAAGGCAGCGAAGCCTGTAGAAAGGCAGAGCGTAGAAATTAAGGATTATGAGTTTCGCCTCCTTGATGCAGATGAGATAGAAGTCCGTGTTGGTCAAGGTGGTAATCAGAAGTCACCGGACTGGTGTTCCTTGTTGCTTTACAAGGACGCAAGATGTGACATGAGACGATTAGATGAGAAGTTCGGCATCTATGGTTGGAAACGTAAACATGAGCTTATCGGTCAGAACCTCTTTTGTACGGTTTCCGTTTATAAAGAAGGCATCGGTTGGATAGATAAGCAAGATGTTGGTACGCCAAGTAACACTGAAGCCGTTAAAGGTCAAGCAAGTGATTCTTTCAAGCGTGCATGCTCTTGTTTAGGTATCGGTCGAGAATTGTATACTGCTCCCAAGAAGATATTCATCAACCTCAACCGAAACACCGAATATTCTCAAAGCGGAAAGTTGAAGACAATTTTCCATGTAGGATATGTAGGTTATACTAACAGATGTATAACAAAACTCATCATTCAAGATGAAAATAACATTGTACGTTGGTATTGTGGCATGACCGAGCAAGAAGTTCTTGAATGGATGAATAAGCAGAAAGAAGTATATGGATGCTCCGAACCAGCTCCAAAGAGTGAGGAGGAAAAAGACGAAAATCTTAATGAGCAAAAACAATATGCTTATCCACAATTGCAACAGGCTCAGATTTGGGAGGACGTAGATAGAGTTTGGAACGGATTTCCAGACCTTCAGAAGTCCGAAGAGTTTAAACGAAAATGTGCATTACGAAAGATGGAACTCGCACAGAGCAAGAAGGATTTAAAAGCAGTTTATGATGCTTATCCCGAATATCAAAAGAATGCAGAGTTCTTAGCTAAGTTGACACAATTTAAATCAAGATTAGTATGATACAATTGAATAACAGCGGAGTCCTTTATGAGGACTCCACACACCAGTACTTTTATGATGGTCGTGAATTGAGTGGTATTACAGGTATGCTTCATCAGTATGTATTTCCCAATATGTACTCTAACGTAAGCGAAGAGAGATTGAAGAAAGCTGCCGAAAAAGGCACTATTATCCATGAGCAGGTAGAGTTGTTTGCTTCATTGGGTATTGAGCCAGCCTCAGAGAGTGTCAAGGCTTTTGTCGCTTATATCAAGAAGAATGGATATGAGATAATTGGTAGCGAATATGTCCTTCGTGTCGGAGAAGACCATGCAAGTGCAATCGACTTGGTGATGCACAAGGATGATGCACCGGACGATGAGGTTGAGATTTGGGATATTAAGGGTACTTATTCCGTTAATAAGGAGTATGTGCGTTGGCAGAACTCGATGTATAAGTTCGGTTTCGAAACATTGAATCCTCATCTGAAGGTTACACGTATATGCTGTATGTGGTTGCGTGATGACGAGAAGCGTGGAACAATCTGTAAACTCATCCCATTAGGCAAGCCAAGACCTGCGAGCGATGTTAAAGAATTGTTCCGATGCGAGAAAGAAGGTCGTTTGTATAGTGATGATACAAAAACACCTTATTACATTATAGATAACGAAATCGCACTCATGGACGTTCAAGAGCGCATTGCTAAATTGCAAGAACAGGAAAAGGAGTTGAAGGCAGCTATCTTTGATGGTATGTCAAATGACAACCTCACATCTTATAAAACTTCGATTTACACTTATTCCTTGAAGTCTGCTTCTGAGAGGGTTACGTTAGACACGAAGGCTTTTGATGCGGATGACGAAGAAGCTTACAACCATCTATTGAAAAAGTATAAAAAGGTAACTAAGGTAAAGCCTAGTTTGACCTTGAAAAGAGTTGGATAATTTATTGTTTTATTAAATATTTTAAGTTATGGCTAATAGTTATAAAGGTAAGATTGTTGCTATCGAAGGCATTCAATCTATTCAGAGACAAGGTAAAGAACCATTTGAAAAGAGACGTTTGATGCTTGATGTAACACGTTTCGATGGTCTGACAGGTGAACGTGGCTACGAAAAGCGCATCATCTTTGAATTCAGCGGTAAGAATGTACATGTTCCGGATGGTTTTAATGTCGGGGATATAGCAGAAGTATTCTTTGACGTTGAGTCATATCAAGGAACGAAGAAGGATGGCACAACAGATTGGTTCACATCGGTTCGAGGCTACAAGATGCAAAAGATAGAAGCACAGAACAATGCACCACAAGGTGGAACGCAAGCTGCCGCTAACAATCCTTTTCCACCACAAGCTCCAGCCGCAGGTGCAGCCCCAATGCCACCAGCGCAGCCAAGTGGCAATAACGCATCTAATGCGCCATTTTAAACTTATTATGGTGGAGAATTAATTTTCTCCACCTTTCATTAAAGAAAGATGGTATATAATATGTTGAATCCGGTCGAGCTTGAAAAGTTCGAGGAACGAACCAGGGCTATGATAACCAAAGCCAAGAAACTACAAGGTGATTATTATAATGAGAAGTTCTTTGTTGTTGACCTTAAAGAGAGACAACAATCTAGGACAATCCAGCAGAATGCTTATCTGTGGGTAACAATCACTTACGTAGCTATTGAAGAAGGATATACTAAGGACTATATCGAACAAGAGTTCAAACGTGTAAATAAGGATGTTTTTCTTAGGGAGCGTGAGAATAAACAAGGCAAGACCTTCCAATATTGGAGGCACATACCAGACCTTGACAAAGAAGAAATGTCTTTATGTATAGACCGATGGCTTCATCATTGCTCTATGGAAAGAGGATTATACATACCTACTCCACAAGACCATGCTTATATGGTATGGCAGACACAAGTGGAGAGGCAAGCAGAATTAAATAAAGAGTTTCTATAGGATGCTTGGTGTCGTAGCTCAGTTGGATAGAGCAAATGTTTCCTAAACATTAGGTCGTGAGTTCAAGCCTCACCGATACCACATTCTCTAACATAAAAATAAAGAATATGAAATCATTAACAGGAAAGTATTTTATCGTAGGTGTTCGTTATGAGAAAACTCTAGAAGACGGAACGAACGCTAAAACTACAGAGCAATATGTTGTAGATGCCTTGTCATGGTCAGAATGCGAGGCTAAGACTACAGAAGAAATGGCGGTGTACACAAATGGTGATATGGAGATTGTCACTATGAAGAAAGCTAGCTTCTCTGAGTTGTTCCTTTCGGAAGTTGATAGTGAGGATAAATACTACGATTGCAGTATTAACATGATTACTATTGACGAAAAATCAGACAAGGAGAGAAAAACAAAGGTTCGCTATCTTGTACAGGGTGATACCATTGAGAAGGCACGTAAGAATGTTGATGAGATTATGGGTAAGACTATGATTGATTACAATATTACAAGCCTTAAGGAAACATCAATCATGGATGTATTCCTGCATAAAGATAAATAGAAAAAAATAAGAGCAGAATTGCTTAAAGTGTTTAAAATTAAGGGATATGATTTCATACAAGTACAAGCTATATAGGACAAAGAAGACGAAGCATTTGGATAAGATGCTCCGAGAGGCTTGCTATGTTTGGAATCATGCGCTAGCCTTGCAGAAGAGGTACTATAAGCTGTACCGCAAGTACATTCCAAAATTTACGATGTTTAAGCATTTCTCTAAGCGATATAAGCCAGCTTTGCTTAATAGTCATACCGTGAGGGAAATCTTGGATAGATTAGATGTAACTTACAAGCGTTTCTTTAAACATGATGCAAAGCGTCCACCTAAGTTCAAAAAGATGGTTGAATTTAGTTCGTTCGTCTTTATGGATAATGGCTATTCCTTCAGTGGAAACGTGTTGACGATAAACAAGATAAAGAAGTCTTTCAAATTCTCTTTGAGCCGTCCCTACGTTGGCAAGGTAAAGAGGGTAACTGTCAAGCGCAACAAGCTGGGCGAATACTTCATTGTCCTTTGCTTGGACAAGCAAGCCGAGCCTTACGGAAAGTCACGCAATGGTGCATCCGTGGGCATCGACTTTGGTTTGAAGAAGTACATGACTTTGAGTGATGGGCGTGAGATTGACAATCCCCAGTTCCTTAAAGCTGACTTACAGGAGCTTAGGCGCAGGTCTCGCAACCTCTCGAAGTGTAAGAAGGGCAGCAACAACCGCAAGCGCAAGAAGATGGAATTGGAGCGATTGTATCGGGATATTGTGAACAAGCGTTCCGATTTCCAATGGAAGTTAGCGCATGAGTTGTGCAAGCGTTATGACTTGATTTGCTTGGAGGATTTGAACTTGGAGGGAATGACAAAGCGTTGGGGACGAAAGATGTCTGACTTGGCTCATGGTGATTTCGTTGTGAAGTTGGAGCACGTTGCGAAGAAGTATGGCGTTCAGGTTCATAAGATTGACCGCTTCTTCCCATCGAGCCGCCTTTGCACTTGTGGTTACAAGAATGATAGGCTGTCATTGGGTGATAGGATTTGGACTTGTCCTAGTTGTGGTGCTGTTCATCCTAGAGACCTCTTTGCAGCTGAGAATATACTTCGGCAGGGCATTGCCGAATTGGGGAGTGGTAGCAAGTCACCCAAGCACTCGCAAGGGCGCAGCCACGTTAGTCACCCAACAATTCCTTGCAAGTAGCGAGTGAGTATGTCAATCGACCCCCACAGCAGCAACTATGGAAAGAGATTATATTTTAGAAAATATTCAGAGCAAAGGAAATTACGAATTATATATTCCACCTAATGTAAAACATCATGGGTATTTTCCTAAAGGGCACAAGCCTTGGAATAAAGGCATATCTTGGAATGAAATGGGTATACCGAAGGAGAAGCAAGATGCTATGCGCAAAAATTTGGAAACATACCAAGGAAAAGGAAATCCGAAATTAGCCGGATGGAATTCAAGACCAGTAATAGCTATTGACGAATATGGAGAGCAGGTTCATTGGTATAAATCGGCAGCTGATGCTGCAAGGAAACTAGGACTTATCCGTAGGAACATTACGAGGGCTTGCGTAAAAGGCTACTATTGTGGTGATTTTAGATGGAAATACGATTCTAGATTTAACAAAGAATAAAGTTATGGGATATTATGATAGATTTAACAAAGGAGGAAAGAAGCCTAAACACCAAAGGAGCGAGAAGCAAAAGTGGGTTGACAAGCTAGATAGGCTTATGTCGGTTTATATCCGCATGAGAGACTCTAGAGAGTTTCACTATAAGTACTTCAGATGTATCAGTTGTGGACGAATATTGCCAATTGACCAAGCCGACAATGGGCATTATTGCGGACGAACTCATATGAGCTTGCGCTTTGATACACGTAATCAGAATGCGGAATGCAAACGATGCAACAGATTCTCTTCTGACCATCTTATCGGTTATAGAAAGAATTTGGTAATGAAGCTTGGAAGATTGGCTTATTTACAGAAGCATCCTCACGTTCCTTTAGATATGGAAGAAGTTAAGCGGCTCGGAGAGCAACAAGTTGATTTGCTGGAAGTAATGAAACATCAAGCAAAGAATTGGTCGGTGTTTGAATTACAAGAACTCTATAAATACTATGCGGCTCTAATTCTGAAAATGAATGAAGAAAAAGACAATCAATAAGGTTTAAATAATGTTACTACATTAATAATAAACACTAAAAGGTTTGCATTATTGAATTATTCTTCGTAACTTTGCAATCGTCTTGGTGAGACACACCATAAAAACTGTAAGGTCATTTTTCTATTGGCTTTTGTTATGCATAAGACTTGTGCATTCCTATATAGTAACAAAAGTGATTTCATATTATTTGTGAAATGAAGTTTAAATTAAGACCATATCAAGAAGAGGCTAGCAAGAAGGCTGTTGAGTTTTTCTTGGATGAAAAGAAAAATTGGAACGCTCTGGAAGTGCTCCCTACAGCATCGGGCAAATCCTTAATTTTGGCAGATATAGCTGCTAGACTCAAGGATAAAGTGCTTGTGTTCTCTCCTACTAAGGAGATTTTGGAACAAAACTACAAAAAGTATTGTTCTTATGGATTTGATAATGCCAGCATCTATTCCGCTAGCTTTAAATCAAAGGAAATCAGCGATGTTACTTTTGCTACAATTGGTAGTGTAAAAGGACATCCCGAATTGTTTACTGACTTCAAGTACATATTGATTGATGAGGTTCATTTAGTGAAACCTGAATCCGGCATGTATAAGGAGTTTCTTGATAAATTAAAGAGCAAGGTCATAGGTTTAACCGCAACACCATTCCGTCTGTATTCCTATCAGAACTATGGTAGCATACTGAAGTTTCTGACAAGAAGTAGAGACAAGATTTTCAAGGAGCTAATCTACTATGTTCAAGTTGAGGATATGGCAAAGAACGGATATATCTGTCTTCCGAACTATTACACTTGCCCACCACCACAATGGAACGAAGGAAACTTGCAGCTCAATTCAACTTGCCGTGATTACACTGACCAAAGTGTCAAGCAAGAATATGAACGTGTAGATTTGTACGGATGGTTAGTTAGTGTTGTCAATAGATTACTTAATCCAAAACGAGGTGGACAACGTAAAGGCATCTTGGTTTTTACCAAGTTCGTTAAAGAAGCTCAGATGCTGACCTATTCCATACCTAACTGCGAAATGGTCTGTGGAGAGACACCACCTAAAGAACGTGAGGCTATCATCGAGCGTTTCCGCAATGGGCAGACTAAGGTTCTGGTAAATAGCCAAATCTTGGTCGTAGGCTTTGACTATCCGGAGTTAGATACTGTAGTGTATGCAAAGCCAACACGCTCTTTAGCGCAATACTATCAAGTTGTAGGAAGACTTCTTAGACTATCAAAAGGGAAACAACCTTGGTTTGTTGACCTCTGTGGTACTTATGAGAGGTTCGGTAAAGTTGAAGACTTGAAATTGCTAGACCAAAACGGAAAAGGAAAGTGGGTAATAATGAGTGGAAATAAACAATTAACAAATGCATTTTTTTAAGATATGGTAGTAAAATTAGACGAAAAAGCATGTAGCTTGGATGCAGATGAATTGGTCGCTTTCGTCCGTCTGTCATTTAATACTGACAAAGACGGATATGTGTATGGGAGCAACAAGGAAATATCGGAAAAAATAGGCATGTCGGTAGCAAAGACAAAAAAAGCTATTGATGGACTATTTGAGAAACAAATGGTATCTATCGGAAACGGAAAAGTCTTTATTTGGAAGCATGAAGACAACATAGAATTTGCTGAAGGCGAAGAATCTAAACCACACAAGAATGAACCTGAACGAATAGCATTGAATAACGTCCCAAGTGTACAACAAGTGGATGATAAAGCAAAAAAGGTTTGCGAATATTTCAATAAGGTTATCGCTGGAAGAGGAATGCCTCTAGTTCATGCCCTGACATCGAAGAGAAAGTCAATGATTAATTCACGGCTTAAAGAATATGGGAGTGAGCAGATGAAGTTGATGATTGACAAGGCGGCAGCATCTTCATTCCTTAATGGTAGTAATGGATGGATGGCGAGTTTTGATTGGATTATGAAACCAAATAATTTTATTAAAGTATTGGAAGGAAATTATGATGACAGAAAGCAAGGAACTAATAAAGACGCAGAGCAAGGCTATTATCAAGAGTCAGCCGACCTCGTGCAGCGTCTCAATCAACAGAGAAAAGCAACGAATATTCAATGAGTATGGAACATTCGATGATGTTCTAATGTCTTTCTCTCCATCAAGCCAAGTAGGTAGTAAGATGTCTATCGGAAAAGCTTTTAAGAGCAACGCACCGACACTAACCTATCTTGACTTGTGTTATGGAGAAGGAAGTGCAATAACATGGCTTGTGGCATGGGTTTCTGATGTATATGGTATCTGTGGCTTTGTTAATAATGAGGTTACGGACAATATTAAGATAATGACTGCAAATGCAATAAAGGATGAGTATTATTTCCTTAATCTGAACGAGCTGATTACTTTCTTCAAGATGTTTATTGCCGGAAAGTTCGAAAAATTCTACAAAAAGCCAAATCCGCAAGTAATTACCAAGAGCTTGTACACTTTCTGCTTTCAACGGATGGATGCCGTTAAAGCAATGGAAGCAAATATGCAGAAAGAAAAGGAGGCTAAAGAAGATGAGGCTATCAAACAAAATGCTATCACATATGAAGGATGGGCTGCAACAAAGAAAGCTAAAGGCGAAGAAGTCAACATAGAACTTATCGAAGACGATAAAGGCAACAAGATTTTTCGGGTTAAAGCTCCTAAAGCTGATGCTAGATTGGACTCAGCTTATATGATAGTCAAGAATACAACAAATGCCGATTTTAAGACTATATGCAAGCTAAGAGAATGTTTCGTTAAGAAATATGGTATAGACCCATACGACTTGATTAGAAATTTAGGAAATAAAAAACTTAGAGAATATGAAGAAAGAAGAAATTGTCAAGGCAATCATTAAGAACCTTAGAGATGTAAATGGCAAAAAGTTCCGCAAGGATGATGTTCAAGCCATTGTGAATTATTTCATAGACCTCACAAAGCAATCGTTACGCAACAGAGACCGTGTTATGATACGTAGCTTTGGAACATTTGTGGTACGACATAAAAATCCCAAGCAAATTAATTGCGTGCGAACTGGAGAGAAAACGATGACAAGGGAGAAAGACCATGTAGCTTTCATTCCGTCTAATGATTTTGACTTAGATTCAATAGTGTAAAATGGAGATAGCAGAAATAGAACAGATTATAGAGGCTTGCAACTTTGATGTTGCTAGCCAGACCCAAAGAGCAGAAACATTCAACGTAATTGACGCTATTGTAGAAATGCGCAAATACGAAGGTCGTTTCAACGCCAAACGTTGGGAATATGAAAATGTTAACGGACGTGGCACGATAGAAATATATTCGAAACTCGTTGCCGGAACTCTAGAGGACAAATTAGCAGAGTTTGCTATTACATTATTCTCAATGGCCAATAAGTACAAGATGAATGTCAAATCGTTGAGGCTAGACCCAGATTCAATGAGAGACCGTTCCTTTGAAGACTTAATGATGTCTATGCTGAAGATTGAAATGACACATTACCGAGTGTTCAAGAAGATTATAATCTTGATTGGCATGCTTTGCGGATATTGCATGATGAATGGTATTGATTTATTGTGGTTCGTTAATAAGAGACTTTTGGTAAACATTAAATAGGCTAAAATATGAATAAGTTAAAGTTAATTTTTACAAGTACGGATTTCGCATCTTATACGAAGAGTACTATGGGTATGTTATGCAAGGTTCTGATACGAATTCCATACCTTGTACTTGTTGGCATAGTTAGTACAACATGCTGGCTTGCCAAGTGTATTGTAAAGTTCTGTAAAGAGAACACAAAGGTAGCGGTGATTATCGGTTTTATCCTTTGCTTTATGTTAATGTTCGTTGAGTTTATCTATTTTAAACTTCAGCTAGCAAAGAGTTCGTATCAGACAAGTGAACTCATAAAGCGGAACTATGAGCTGGAGCAAACCGACAGATACGATATTGGCTTCCACGATGCGATGGCAAAGAACAGAGAAATGCTTACACAAAATATTAAGCCATGACGGATGAATTTAAAGATGCTTTTACAAGAGCACAATCCTTGCAGAGAAGATTCAATCCTGATTACATGAACTCCTTTTCGTTAGCGATTAAATACGATAGCTATTATGAGGAATATATGGAGATTGAATTGAGAACAGATAATGACAAGTTCTTTATTTCTACATTGACATGTGTTTACGAAGAGGATTATACTCTAAGATTAGACGAATTAGAAAAAACGATAGATAAATTATTAACAGATGAAGACGGAGAATAAAAAAGTTATTTTTGTAAGCCTGTTGGATATTATAAGTATTCCATCGGGTAATGAGCATCCTGTAGATATTACGGATTTTCAGCTTAAGCACGATTTCTTTAGAGCGTTGCAAGCAGATGATAATATAGTCCGTGTCAATATCTTAGGATATGACAAGAACCAGGTAATGTATTCAAGCGATATAACATTCAAGAAAATGGTATCGGTTATTTCATACGAAATTGCCATGTATGCAGATAAGGCTGTAGTTCCATATTGCTCTACTGATAATATTGATGATACTTTTGTTGATGCTGCAAAAAGCACCGAGAGTATAGAGTTTCTCAAAGACAAATCTAATTGGCTGATTATTGGGAACGATGATCTAGCTGATAAATTTGGGGTTGACAATATAACAATGGAGGATTTCGTCAATGGAGAACTTGGAGAATATTCTGAAGGAGCTAAGACAGCAGAAAAGAGATAAACATATTAAACCGGAAATCTTGACCTTAGCAACCATAAAGAATAGGTACGGAAAAGACCCGTTACCTGAGTTGCGTAATTTATGGGCAAAAGGACTGGTTAAGAATTGTAGAACTTTAAATGATTTAGGCTTTATATACAATGGATAAGGAGTTAATAAAGAAGTTAGTAGCACAAGGCAAGGCTTATGTACTTGACTTGCGAGGTGGTCGTGTTCCTTATAAGGAAGGTAATGCTGCGGCAGTTGATTTTTACTGTCCACAAGATGTGGTATTGAATATGCCTTGGGTGAAAATGGGAAGAGGTCACATAAATCTGCATTTAGGCGTGGAACTTCCTAAAGATGTTGGCTTGGATATTCGTTCACGTTCCGGCTTTACTGACAAAGGTATGCAAGTTGATGTGGCCTTTATTGGCAAGAACGAAATACAAGTTGGTTACATGACTAATGTTAGAGCGGATATTGATATTTGTCTAGGTCTGGTCGATGAAGACTATAGGGACAATATTGGTGCGCTTTATAGAGTAAATTCCGACCGTTATATGCCGACAAAGGATAGCAAATTTAAACTTGATTCTGATTACGAATATTATGTTTTCGTAGTCAAGAAAGGTACTCGTATTTGTCAGGGTGCATTCCGCAAGGTAGAAAATCCAAATTGCATTCTAGGAGAGTTGAACATGGAAAATAATCGAGGTGGAGGATATGGTCATGGCGGAACAAAATAACTATGGATGTTGCGAATATGCTAACAAGTATATCTTTGAGATTAGACATTTGGCAGACATGATTGAATGCAAGGATAATGCCGCTTTCGTTTCATCTCTTAGGGAGGACTTTGGAAAGCTCGGATTATTTTCAAGCGCAGCCAATTTCCTTCGTCTTATGTATGAGATTCGAGCATCTTCTGAAGACAAAGAAACCTTACGAAATCATATCTGCGTAATGGCGATGGAAGCCTTGCTTACGCTCTCTTGGTTTATTGTCTCAGATTATAACGACATCATCGGGTCGCAAATCGAGTTTTTCAAAACCAAGAATAAGCGGTATGGAAACGCTTTCTCGGAATGTTTCTCTAAGGATGGTTATCCGTATGCATTCGGTCATTTGCAAGAGAAAATTAATCGTATTTGCTCTTTGCTTACTTTAAACGAGGAAGCTAAAGAAGAGCCTATTCTTGACAGCTATAAAGACTTGTTGGGATATTGCATTTTAACTCTAATAGAAATAAAATGAAATACCGGATTAAAAGAATTGAAAAGGTTATCAATGGGCAGAGTTCGTTTGAGCACTGCTCGTTGGTAGTTTCCGACATAGAAATGTTTAGAAAACAAATAAATGCAGACGAGGTTAACTTCGTCTATGAAATGTTGAACTAAAAACAGAAAAGAATGAAAGAACCAGACATTGAAATGAATCTAAAGAAAATCATGGAACGCATAAAATGGATTAGAGAAACTAAGGCCATCTTATCCAAGGAAGAAATAAGTCTTTCCATTCCATTGATGCAAGATTTATCGCAAGTAGGCAATATTTACGATAAATTTATGAGCTATCATGCCGGAAGAAATTCCACAATGGTACGCAAGCAATTTATCTTTGTTATTCTTTACCTTTATTCTCCTAGTGCCCTTGGCGGTTCTAAGATGAGAAGAGGGCTAAGAGAGAAAATCGCTAAGGTTTTGGGGTGTACATGTTCTAATGTGAGCCATGATTACAAGAATATCAGTTTCTATTATGTTACTTACCGAAGTTTCCGTAATGACGTGAATGAGATATTGGATAAGCTATTAATAGATTTGGGTTTAAAAGAGATAGGGGAAGAATAGATTCCCCTACCCTTTTTTATTATTGCAACTTCAACTGCTGTTTTATGCCTAGTCTTTTTGCTTCTTTACTAAAAAGGTCTATTTTACGTTTTACTTCATCTTTAAACTCATCAAACAATGCTATTAAAGCCTCTTGCTCGGTATCAAAAAGTGATTCCTCTCTAATTGTATGCTGTTTAGTTCGTTCACAATAGTCGGGTTTGTATTTATAATCTATCCACCAACCTGAAGGACTAAATTCGTTCCCCTCGAACCAAGAAACGTTGCAGCATCCCTTTATTATACAGCGTTGCGGATGTTCAAACCAACCATCTATATACCAAGCAATATCACCATTCCTATATTTTGGGATGGGTCTTTCCTCTTTGTTCGTATACTTATATTTTTCCATATTCTCGCTTTTTATTACTTATAGAAATCCCTATTATAAACACCTGAGAGCTTTTGCATATCTTCCTCTGTTATATAGTATTTTCGATTTAACTGATATTGAATATAATCTCCATACTCTACATCTTTACATGGAAAGAGCTTTCCGTTATCAATTCGTTTAAATACTATATTATAATCTGTCCTCACTCCTTTATTAATAATTGAGAAGTGACTTCCTACAGACTCTCGCTTATCTATTACTTCATACCAAAAAGTTTTGCCTTTATGAAAACTATCATCAATAGCCGCATAAACAACAACTCCTATTATAAAAAGAACAAATAAAAGCTTAAAAAAATAGTTATCTTTTTCCATACACTTAACTCTTTTTTATTTTTAAATACTTCAACTTTGCGAATCGGTATGAATTGTATATTCCACCAAGCGTTTTATACACTTTAGATGTGAAGCACTGAACGCAGCCTGTATAATCATCAAAACCTAAGATGATATACTTATCTTCAAGATAACCTGCCACGTATGCGCCAATGTCCTTACCTTTATAAAGAACTGGTTTTCCACAATACGCATTAAAAAATTCTTTATTTGTCATACGCTATACTATTTTAGTTCATCAAAGTCAAACCACTCTATCTTATCGTAGCATTCGTACATAGTTTCTATACGTTGTGTGCCGTCACCTCTAGTGACAATCCATACATCATCACTCATTGCTCCGTAGTGAAGAGCCGTAGGGTTTACACCGCCACCACTATATCGGAACATTACCCACTTTTTTAATGGTGGCTTCTCTTCCTTTAGGTCGTGCCATAACGATGCTGCGTTCACGTAAGGAACGTTTTCTGTATCGCAATCGGTAGCGTTAATCTTCTCTGTACTGAACGTTACACCATCTAATTCATTGTAATCTACCTCATCCTTGTTGCTACTGATGTTGAGATAAATCTTCTTTGGCAAATTCTTTATTTTCATATTACTTAAATTTAATAATAAAAAACTCTGTATAAAGCCACTTGTCGGGGCATAAACCTTTCTTTGGCTTGCCGATGCTAATGCTCTCAATCTCCTTTTCGATGCGTGGGCTATCCTTGCGGTAGCCGTTGATGAAGAGGACGTGGGTGAACGGAATAACCTTTAACCACTTATTTTTTATAAATCGTGTTAATAACTGAGCAATAGTCTCATCAATCAAAATGTATACAATATTCCTTGTGATTTTTTCGTACTTACAAGGCTTTTTGTGTCTATCTTTTATTTGATAGAATAATCTTTTCAGCCAATACATTTTTATTTCTCTATACTCTTCCGTCTTCTCGCCAGCCACAATCATATCGAACCACTCCTTGCGGACAGTGAGGGTCAATATTTTCTTTTTCATCTTTCCACCTCCTCCCAATCATTTGCGAGAATATTGCTACACGATATATCGACTACTGATACATGAGGTTTTCCTGTAATATATACATACTCTCTTCCCCAACTATTTTTACCAATAGAATAGGAATCTGAACTACCCCACCCATATCTTTTTACTTTCTTTCCTTCCTTCATTCTTCTCAGAGCCTCCGAGAAGTCAAATGTTTCCTTCTTCATTTCTTCTATCTTTTTAATCCTCATACGCTATTTATTTTGTTAAACTTATCGCCTTTGTGATACGGTGGTCTCGAAGTATAAAACCGCCCAATCTTTTTTTGCGATTTTCTTGAAGAATATCTAATGGTCTGTATCTACAATGTCTTAGATACCAATAAGGAGACTTTTTCAATAGCTTATCAAAAGCTCTGTTTCCTTTATCCCATGTTGAGCACTGTTCGATAACCCTTCGAAAGTCGCAAGCCATTATCTTCTTTGCCAATCTAATCTTCATACGCTATAGTTGCTCTAATTTATTAATTATTTCGTCAAAGCGGTGCATATAATCGAAGTTTGGATTTTCATCATACTTGCGCTCCATTCTGTCATATAGCCAACGTAGATGCTCCGCATCCTCGTGGAACTCTTTAATATCTTGTTCGTCTAAGACAATTTGTTTCTTCATACGCTATTTCTCTTTTCCGTAATACTTTTTTGATAAGTCATTGAATCGCTCATAATTCGGAAGCTTGGGGGAGATTTCAAACTTCATCGTTCTTACATCATACCCTCTATCAGTCATTTCTTTGACAAACTCTTTAGTAAAGACTTTATCGAAGAGATAATGAGCATCTGCTTGGGTCATAAACCCTAAAGGGTGATAAGCACCAATGCAGTTCTCTTTCTTATCCCAATATGCCGTTAGCTTCTCTTTCTTTTTAAGCCTCATACGCTACTTCTTTTTGAGACAAGGACAACTTTCAGCGTGGATAACACAAACGCCATGTTTCGTGTCCACAACCAGATATTCGTGTCCTCTCTCAGTGAATACTGACATGCCAATCTTCTTTGCAGGTTCATTACTATTAGCCAATGAGCGAAAGCCCTCAAAAATCAATGCACCTACAAGTAAGCACAAGACAAACCAAACGGCTGACTTGATTAAGTTTAAAATCTTATTCTTCATACACTCCATTCCATATATTTACACACTCAACGAACTCTTCGACTTCTTCTATACTATTCAATATAATAGTAATGCTCCCATCTTCGTTCCAATGCTGATTACTTACATCTACCATAGTTTTATCCTACTTATCCTTATCGAATTTATTGCCAATAACCTTAATATACTTAAAGTATAAAGAATAAGGCATTCCATCAATAATAGCAACAAATGCACCGTACATATATTCAATTACTGCTTTTACCTTGATAAATCCCTTATATAGGTCATATATCTCACACTCTGCTATATCGCCTTCCCAAATTTCATTGCCTTTGTAATCTGTCAGTCCTGTGAACTGGCAGACGGTAGAAGGGTTAACTGGTGATGTCAGTTGATTTTCATAGTCTGTTATCCAGACGTTATCTGAATCTTTGTGATGAACCAAGTCACCTTTTATCCATTTTCCATCCAAGGTTTTCTTTGCCTTGAATTTAATATTCCCTATTTCCATAAGCTATCTTAAAATCTTAATTTTAATATCTAAGTACTTTTCCATTTCTTTTAACCCATTTTCGTTTACACTATAATAATAAATATCACGAGGAGGTTTACTCATATCCCCTATACCATAAGGCTGAATGCTTCTTTTAGCATATCCTTTTGACCATAAGGAATCCCATAAGGTATCTGGCTCATCATAATACATCACTCCATTGCGAAAGGCTTCATAAATACCTCTTTTTGGTTTCTTCCAATCTAAGCCAATGCAATGTTTCATCTTGTATAATTCGTCTGATGTAAGCATAACTATATTTTTTAAAGTTCGACTGGCTCATCCTCCCAAGTAAGTTCTTGTCCAATGAGTTTTTTTATGCTACCTTTTGGAAGATGAAATATAGAGTCACCAATCCAATAGTCTCCAGCTCTAAATGGTTCTGTTCGTGAGATTAATTCCTCACTGATTTTATCAACTGATACCCATGCCATAACTATTCCTCCTTCTCTATAAAATCACGTCCAACACGTTCTAATAACTCTAAAAATATTCTGTGCTCATGATAAGTGAGTTCCCAAGGATGGTCTTTGTTTCTTTCTACATTTCTTTTGCAATGAGAAACGAGATAATTATAAAATTTCTCTGTTAGCCCTTCTATAGGTTTTACTTTCTTCATATTCAATTCTCCTCAATTTTTACACCAAATGGAAGTCCATCGGCAAACAACAAATTCTTAAAGATACTTTCAAATGTCTCATCTTCATATCCACAGAAGTAACAACCTTTAGTAGTTAAGCATGTGAATGCACGATGTGTTTGATAATTAGCAAAGTACTTATCTTTAACAACACCAAACGGCTGATGTTTCAGCATTTCTTGCCAGCACTCTTCTGCATCCTTGAATGGGCGATACTCAGATTCTGGCTTGATTCGGTACTCAAAATCATCATCAAAGCTTGGGTCTTCATCATCATACCATAATGACTTATCACCTTTGATACATCTACTCTCTATTGCCTTTCCTTCGGCAAAAGCTACCAAAATTGGCAGCATTTTTTTAGCTTCTTCTCTTGTCATACTCAATCCTCCAATTTTATATTATGTTCATCTGCGAAATAATCTTCTACCTCTTCGCAAAACTGACCTTCGCAAAGTGATTATGGGAGTGCTCTGCTAGTATAATACTCTCGTTGGCATAACTCACAGATTTCTTTTTCGTAATTATTTCTTAACTCTTCTCTAGTCATTATTCACCCTCCTTTCTGACTATATAGTCATACATAGGTTTGCGGTTTCTACGATATTTATTACATATCTTTTCTGCCTCTTCCTCTGTATCGCAAGTTGCAATAACTCCATCGGGATATGTATCCCAATATCTAACTACCTTAAATTTTGTCATACTTCTAATTCTTTTAAAATCTTTTTTACCAAGTGATAATTATCACCATCCCAACCTTCATCAAATGCTTCGCCATTATCGGACAAATGGTGCTCATTGACATAATCAAAGATAGCATTGTGAAAGAAGTCATCATCTGTTCCATAGTCGTCTTCATTATAAAAGCCTTCGTGACTTAGGAGTTCTTGGCATTCCTTGTGCATACAGATGGCTGACCTATATTCGGGAGTAAACTGCCTGACATATTTGGTTCCTGTCTCTATCGTACAACCACACATATAACATCTGTGTGGCTTACGTGCCTTGCGCTCTGAATCTATCCAATCCATAATCATTTATCTTTTGGGTCAACGAATGGTAGCCAGTACTCTACATCAGGGATATTCCATCCGTTGTAGTCTTTGGCTATCCTTTTATTTACTATATGTCCAAAACTAATTCTTCCGATTGTAGTAAGGACAATAACTTCTTTATCTACTGGTGGTAGCTCATCCTTGACAGATACCCATACTGGAGAAACATTTTTAGGCTTGCGGTCTTGTAGAGTAGCAGTATAGTTAAAGGTAAAAAAATCTACAGGATATTTTTGCCAATGGCTTTCTTCTATTGCCTTATTGATTGCTTCTCTTTTTGAGTTTGCTTCAACCATAACATATTTTGAATTAGATGTTTTGAAATAATCCACTCTATATATTGCCATTATTTAGTCCTCCTATAAATATCTTATCATTATTTCGTAATCTTCTAAACATTCAGAAGGAATACTTTTTAAATATTCTTCTATTACAGACTTAGCATCATCACCCATATCTTTCAACATGGTAACGAGTGCTTCTTCTTTATCTGTATCATACATAACCTTAGACATTTCTGTTATAAGGCTTACATGAGATTCATCATGTACTCTATCACGGAATGTTTCTAACATGAAATCATATAATTCTTTATCAGACAGCTTGCACATTAAACTATCCAAGTCTATTGTTACATATACGCTCATTGTTTTACTCTCTTTTAAGAAATTCATTAATCTTATCTCTTATCTGCAACTTGTAGTTATCTCCATACAGATGTTCTTCTGCCCATCTTAAAGCATCCATATATCCTGATTCATAACTATCTTGCATATCATAACAATCATAGATTTTTCTTGTTTCTGCCATATTCTCTTATTTTTACCCTCTCCCTGTTACCAAGGAGAAGGTGGTTATTACTAAAGCTCATCAAACTCTTTTTGCAATCTCTGTTTTGTTTCATTCAGAAGCTGCTTGAATTTAGTCTCAAATTCCTTATCATCCATTGACAAGTTCAATATACTAATTCCAATACAGGTAAGTTCATCTCTTAGAGACATATTTAAGAGTAAATTTATTTCAGAAATCCAACTAGTGATTGTGTTTGCTCTTTCTAATTTATCTATATCCATATTACTATCTATTTATACCTTTTGAAGGATGCTTAATCAACTAATTCTGCTCCGAGATAGTCATAAAAAGAACCATCACTACCTTCTGAGACAAAATCTTTATACCATAATTCCCAAGGGCTTGTAGCACATCCTCTGTGGTCTATATAAGGGTAATTTACATAATGTATTTCTTCATATACATTATTTCGATATTTCACTATCCACATCATACTCTATCTATTTATACCGAAGGCGTTAAACAATCAAAGATATCAAACCCAAAAATGCTACTACTAAAGCGGTTACACTTAAAATAAAAATAAAGATACTTATAGGAATATACCATACACTTTCAGTTTTATCCATTCCAAATTGTACCGTAATATCCAAAATCATTGTTAATGCTAATAATAATATAGCCATACCTACACCTCCATTTCGTTTTTAATACCCATACCAAAGAAGAGGTGATTGAGTTCGTGGCAATATTGTATCTCCGCTATATTATTTCCATCAATCTCTACATATAGCTGACCTTTATCTGATTTATGCTTAAAGTCTATCCCAACATAAGAAATAAAACCTTTTGCCACATTTAAATAATAGTACGACCCGTTTTGAGTTTTCCACCCATTCTTTTCTAGAATATCCGTTGTAATAGGAATGGGTTTGATTTCTTTACTTGTGACTTTTGCAAAATTCCCATTCATAAATCTTATAAGATAAGATGTTTCACGAACCTCACAGATTTCTGCAATAGGTTCTTTATATAAAGATGTATATCTTACCAAGTCACCATCTATGTACTCTTTCATTGCTCACCTCCTTCCTTTGGCAGTAAATCATTCAAGTATAGCCAACCTTCGATGCCATATACATTATGTAGGTTGCGTAATTGGTCTAAAACAAAACCTACATTTAGAATACTGACACCTCCGTTTATCAAGACTAACAATCTTCCTTTACCAAACTTTGGCTCTTCACTAGCAGGATGCCATAAATTCTTCAAAAACTCATTTATAGCCCACTTAGCACCTGTAATAAATGAATTTTCAATTAACTCAGTTTCTGCATCAACTACTTCTTTAAAGCATTGCATGGGAGTGCCAAGAGTACTACCATGCATAGATGCTATAAGCTCAAATCTGTGAAGGTTTGCAGCTTCTTCTATTTTATTATCGTCTATCATAATCTACCCTTTCTTTTTTTGAGTTCTAACATTCTCCTAGTTCTACGGCTTTCCTTGTCACTATGATAGCAAAGACGCTCTATTACTTGGTCATTACTTTTATAGGCACGAGCTTCATTATCAAATGCTTCTTTAAGAGATATGCCTGAAGATAATATTATATTATTTGCGATATTATCATCCATCATACCTAACCCTCCACATCTTTAGTCGTACCTAACAAGTGCTCGTTTCCTTCGTAAGGAATGCAGTGAAACCAAGCACAACCATTCTCACACATAAAGTGGTTTTCGTCTTTATAGCCGAAGAAACTCGCTTGCCATTTTTGGTCTTTATTATCTCTAACCAACACTTTGTCGAATGGTTTCAGCTCAACCTTTGGCTTCAAGTCCACAATCATTTTATGCTCGCTATCCCAATCTTTATTTTCCTTTGCGAGTGCGTCAAATAACTGCTGCTTTTCTGAGTCAGTGGCATGGCGAAATATCTTAATATCGGATGGAGATAATACTACAGGGCCTTCTCTAAGGTATGTGTCATGTTCGTTAGACTCACATAAAGCTGGACTAAATTTATACTTATCAATTTCTTTCTCTTTTCTAAAAATAGCAATCATTGAGCTTGTATTTATGCCAAGCATATGAGACTCAACAAAAACTATATCTCCATCCTTGGACTCTGGATGAGCAGGTTCAATCTCCAATGTTTCACGATTGAGCTTACCACCCAACTTCTCTTCGAGATCTTCAAAATAATTTTTAACATTGCCACTGTCATTTATTTTACTAAAGTTACTAGTATAATAACTTCTATCAATTACTAATGTTCTATCCTCATAAGTACTTAGGCTATATTTACCTTGAAATTTAGTATAATTTTCATCTATGAATTTTTCAAAGATGACTCTTTGTCCTACCCCTACAAGAACATCACCTTTTTTCCAATCGAATTTATACCAGTTACGCATTTCCTTTGATGGGAAAATAATACACTCTCCATCATCATACAAGTTGCCATTTTTATCAAAAGTACCTTCTCCACCATTCATAAAGCCAAACTTCGAACTATAGAAAGATACTTTGAAACTTTTATCGTCTGCCTCTTTCAACTCACATTTACCACAAGCAGAAGAGTACAACTTGGTTCCTTGTGGCTTATCCTTCAAAATTTTTGCTATATTAATCTTTGTATCCATAATTAAATCGACTTTTGGTTTAAACAATATTGGTAGTGACTCATACTACAATCAGCGTATTTTGATATTTTTGGTAACTCCCCATTATAAGGAGTGACTTTCAATCCATCAATAAAATCGGCATTCTCGGTATACACTTCGGTATTATGCTCATTCATATATACTTTCTGTGCCGATGTAGAATGGCTTTCTGCTCTCAACTTACCAAGTGAACGCCAAACCTGCTTGCGATAGATGAACAATCCATGCAAAGGAATTGTCTTTACTTCTACTTTTGCTCCCATAACCTTAACCATTTAAAGATGATAATAACTACTTGATACCTTTGCACTCCAATCGAAGCAGCCCACGGCATCCGGCTTTAAGAAGCGTTTCTCTAACTTCTCCAAAGCCTCTTTATACTTCTGCTCCATGTGCTTGCAATGAAGTCTCTGAGCTAATTTAAGTTGCTCGGCAACACCCTTGCGAGCAACTCTATATTGTTTATCGGACATCATAGCCTTATTCGTTCACATAGTTGATTACTTGCTCTTGACCTTGCTCATGCAAGTTATCGAAAGCGTCTTCTATAACTTTAGCTACTTGGTCGCCATGAAGGTTCTCCAGCATTTCGCTTACAACCTCTATCTGCTGATCTGTTGCTAAAGAGCAAAACTTGTCAATAAGAAAGCTCTTCTGTGCATTGACGAGCATATCATCGAATAAATCCGATACATCTACACTAACTTTATAACATGCCATAATTTGAAATTTTAAAAGTAATTAGTTGTACCACACATCATTTGGCATAAGAGCCAATTTCCATCCATACTCTAGTTCATACCTTAATATTTTAAGGTCGTTACTCATTACAGACGAAAGACCTACAAACTTATTTTCGTACTCCATAACTTAATTGTTTAGTTGCCATACTTATAACGCAAATAATTAGCTTCTGAGCCAAAATAAAGCTCAGTGTCGCTCATATTTGCCTCCATCAAGTCTTTCTCTACATCTTTATAAGAAGGCACGCAATCCTTAACTCTTTGGCAGAACAAAGGGTATTTTGAAGAAACGTCTTCTCCGTCTTCATCATAGATATTAATCTTATCTACATTGTAATATGGATAAGAAGAAATATTTCCATCTGAATGGATAACCTTTCTACTCTTAACGGACACCACGATTTCAGCAGGTTTGTTAATAGCATCAAACTCGCAAGTAAAATCATCAAGCTGCGCCTCAAAAGCCGCATCATTAATCTTTTCAGATAAGTTTTCAAAAAACTTTTTCATTTTCTTATTACAGTTTTTGTGGTGTGTCTCACCATTTTAATTAGTAACTCTGTTTCTTAATCACGATGCAAAGATACAAAGAATTATTGAAATATGCAAATTATTTAATGTATTTCTTTTATCTTTTAACACTCTATAATAATGCGAACAAATAATTTGCTGACGTTAACACAAAAATCCCCACCACTACATTATTATATATAGTGATGGGGCAAACCTCAAATGGTATTTTGCCTTTGGGCTACTTTTCTTCCTTATCTTTAATTTCAACGAAATTGCCAATTCCCAAACGAGCCTTGTTGATGCAAGACGCAATCCAACCTATCAGATAGGCAGAAGGCTCGCCTCCGTGCTCCATACCAATAGCACCCTCGATGGTATCGCAGGCGTGAGAAGCTTCATGGCAACAAACTCCCATCCTCATAGAATTCTTGCTTGCAAAATTAATAAATGAACAAAGCTTCTTATTCGATTTTTCTCTAACGTTACCGTAGGTTATTGCGTCAGCATTAGAGAAATCAACCCTCAAAACCCCACCATTTCTACCTTCAAAACACTTGTTAGCGTCCTCTTGGTTCATACCAATAGCGACACACAACATCCTTGGATAGATAACAGGGTCGTATTCGTAATATCCTTTCTTCTTCATATCTCATCGTTTTTATGTTCTTCCCATCCATGCCTCGAAAAAGCATACCAAGTATCACAAATATCAAGAGCGAGAATGTTGCCTTGGTCAATACAAAAATCGCTATCAAAGCCTTCAATTTGAACATACATCACTGCTATAGTATCATAAGGAACGCTACGACCTTCAAGACAAGGGCTTTTAAAATTCTTAGTCTTGTATAAACTTGTAACAATTGGCACTTGAAGAACGTCTGAAATATTCTCAGTGCTAATCTCTATCGACTTCTTAAACTTCTTCATATTCTCAACTATTTAAATTTCTCAAAGTAGAACTCAATTTGTCTATCAAAGTGCTCTTCGATTAAACCATAAGCAAGCGACATCTTTACTTGGAAAGAAGCCTTACCATTAAGCAATCCTTTAGCCTGTCTAGTAATCTCTGAGCGAAATTGTTCCAAACTCATATCACGCTTACGAAGATTACAAGACCTGCAAGATGGCATATAGTTCTCCATGGAATCATCGCCATGGGATACGACAAACTTTCCCTCCTTGTCGCTCCACCGAGAGTAACACCCTCGATTCTTCGGAACAAGATGGTCAACCTGCATATCCTTATACTCTATACTCTTGCCGCAATAAGCACAATGCCCATCGTATTTTCGATATATTTTAAGTCTATCTTCTTTTTTCATAATCGTTAATGTTACCTATCAATATGCCACTTAGAGCAAACCTTGCATAAGTAAGGATGCCAGCCGGAAGCCTTCAACTTCGAACTCTGATTCAGAAACTCCCAAGCATCATCCTCGTTTTCATAAGCTACCTTCGCCTTCCAAGACTGACCTTTTCTAACCCAATGCTCAGGATCTGGATGCAAATAACAAGGAATACATTTATTTCTTTTCTTCATAACTTCTTCAGAAATTTAAGTTGAAACCCTTCTGCCTTTTTTATTCCTGGGTATAGTTCCGTCAGAACCTCCCACACTCTTGTCTTGTGCCGATGCCACATAGTTACCGGATGCACACGTTCACCACTTGGTAATACATAGAAATCAGCCTTAATGGTATCAATATGTTCATAGTTTGCAGCTTTATATATAGTTCCCTTGTTACCTATGGACGTATCGGCATAAGATATAAGGTATTTGATTTCCTTATGCGTTGCCCTTATATACTTGTGCAAGAGAGAAAGACAAATCGTCTCGCTATACTTTGGCATATCATCAGACAACCACATTCTGTCAAATTCCCTTACTTGATGGTAATCCAACACTTCGCCCTTTTCAGTCTTGATATGCGGTCGGATTCCATACCCTATTTGCATAGCACCCCTAATCTTGCCTTTGTATAAGACCAATAGGTTTAAACAACTGTTCTTCGTTACCTTATGAGAGAAATGGTGTGGAACGATGATAGCGTCAGCCTGTGCCTTATCACATTCCAATAACATTATTTCCTTTTCCTTACATTCGTAACCGATAATAAATCCGCAGAGACCTAGCACTGGGGACTTGTTCAACTTTCTTCTTTTCATATCAATAATACCTCCAAAAATAACGTTTGAAATTATCAAGCAAATGCTCTATACAAGCATTGATTTCGCCTTCTCTCAAGAATCTATTGCAAAATTCTACCAATTCATCACGTACCAACCCACGTTTTAAGGCTTCGTCTCTCATAGCTCTTATCAGAGCATCCGTAATCTCTTTATTCCCATTTCTTACAACTGGATCACATTGAAATATCATACGCATAACTAAAATTTAGAACAGACTTAATTGCCTACTCATGTTCTTTAATTCGTTATTGGCAAAATCGACTTGTCGTTGGTCTATCTCAAAGCCGACATACTGCCTTTCAAGATTAACACAAGCCCTTGCCGTTGTACCGCTCCCCATAAATGGGTCTAGAACGACATCACCAACATTTGTTGAGTTTCTGATTAGTATCTCCATCAACTTCACTGGTTTTTCTGTTTGATTAATCAACCCATCCTTATCCTTGCGTTTGTTTGTAGGAATAGGAACGCTCAGAATATCAGATGTACCAAACTCATTGATAGGTTTACCACCTCCTTTACGAAGCATAATGATATACTCCTTTTGATTCATATAATAAGTTCCACACACCTTAGAGCATTTATCCCATATCAAACACTTTGTGAAATGAAAATCACTTTTTCCAATCACATCAAGAAAGCGCATCAGATTGTAATCATTACACATAAGATAACAATGTGACTTATCTTTTAGAACACGATATAATTCGTTTATATATTCAGAAATATCTATGTCGTTACTCTTGAATATCTTACCTTTTCTTGTTTGTAAATCAGTCCAATATCCGCTCATGTTACTACGCCCACCTCTAGCTTGTACCGGATAAGCTACATCTGAGCATACTATGTCTATACATTCATCGTCTAATAGCTTTAGAAGCTTTCGACAATCACCTTGATAAATTCTATTTAACTCCAGCATATCCAAACATATCTTTTTGATTTAACATTTCTTCCTTAATTCTTCTTTGTGCCACCTTGAAATAATCCTCATCCAATTCAAAACCAAGGTAATTCCGATTTGTCCGCATACAAGCCAGAGCTGTACTTGCGCTTCCCATAAAGCCATCAAACACCAAGTCGCCTTCATTTGATGATTTCAAGATGCATTGCATTAGCAAAGGGATTGGTTTCTCGTTCTGATATACCAATTTATCTGATGGAACTCTATCAAAGTCCCATACATCCTCCAAACGCTTCCCATTTATGGTTCGTCTGCCTTTATTCAAGTACAGGATTGGCTCGTAACATTGACCATATTGCGCCTCTAAATCTCCAGCCGTATGGTTGTTCTTTCGCCAAATGAGCACATTCTTAATGGTAAACCCTGCATTCCTCGCTTGTTGCATAAAAAAGTCTAAGGTCTTGGCACTACAGAAAATATAAGCAGCACTATCATCCTTTAAAATCCGGTAGCATTCGCTCATATAATCAATAATCAATTGCTCATTATCATCATTGAGTATTTCCTTAGAGAAACGATGGTCGTCAGCTCTCCACCCAGTCTTGTAGGCTATGCAATACGGAGGGTCAGTAACAATCAAATCCACCTCCCCACTCTCTATTTGTTTCATTCCTTCTATACAGTCGGAATTGTATATTCTGTTTAATTCTAGCATATCAAATCTCTTTAATAGCGTTAACATAAGCTTCGTGAGCTTCTTCTTGCGTCCCAAAGCATCCGATATAAATTTTCTTCTTACCTATCTGGTACTGAGCTTGCCATTTTCTGTTGTTCTTATTCCACGTCACGCCCAAGTATACCGATGAAGTCTTCTTTGCTATAGCCGAATAAACCATATTGTATCTTGCAGTGCAATACTCCAAGTTGTCTACATCGTTATTCGTCTTGTCGAAATCCTTATGATTCACCATCGGCAACGCATCTGGATTCTCCAAGAAAGCCTGAGCTACCAAACGATGGATATAGAACATTTTGCGTTTTCCGTTCTTGTAAAGCCATACCTTCAGATAACCTTTTGGTGTCTTGCAAGGTGCGATTTCCTTTAATTTGGACGTTCTCCCAATAGTAAAAACATGCCCCTGCTTGCTAACACAATATCTTTCGTAACCCTTTACAGGTCTTATATCACCTAGGAATCTAGCAACACATTTATCTTTCATTGTTACCTCCTTTTTCAAAGAAACTTGAATATATAGATTGCGCCTCCGATGTATCTAATAAATCAATATCATCATAAAACCTTCTGTACACAACGCCAAGCTTTTCATCATTTCCTATTTCTCTTGCTTTGGCTATTTGCTCACATGATTCCATAAGAAATGCACTAATCTTCTCATAACTTTGCATCTGTGTCTTCTTTAGCATATCCATGCTTACAAAGGTTTTGTAGTGTATAATATGCTTATCTTGATCATACTCGGTGAGTATCAAACCTTCAGGAATAGCAAACACCACCCTTTTAGTCTTGTCATCGCCATAAAGCTGAATCGCACCTGTAAACGATGTATATATCTTTTGTAATATCTTGGCAATCGGTAAGTCTTTTTTCAAATATCTTTCAGAAAATCTCTTTAGAAAATGAACGCTCATAGCAAAACAATCCTCGCTATACCCTTCATTTCTACTCATAGGAATATACTCGTTAGTCTCCTTAAGATAAATGAATACACCGGAAGCAAATACATCACCATGTTTTACACCTACCACTATGAAATAATCGGCATTTGGTGTTACAAACTCAAAGGTCTTTGTCATTTGTCTTACGTTCTGCCTTCTCATTTCACGCTTTAGTTCATTAGCCTTTCGCAACTGAAACTCATAGATTCTCGATTCATCCAAATTGCGGATTCTACGCATCTCGTCATAAGTCATACTTGCTGTTATCATGCGCATTCCTCCTTTTTAATCTTTGATAACCAACAATCCCAGATTCTTGTAGCTACATTAGCCATCATAACAGGAGGAACACACATTCCGCAAGCAAACCAAGGTTTCATGCCATTAAAGTCATAATCCATCGGAAATGTTGATGCTAAAATCGTATCATGTGCTGAAAGATAACTTGGATTATCATAATACACAAGTCTATCCTCCATTGCTGATATGGTATTGCATACCTTGTTCTTTTTGAGAAACATGTTATTGAACATAGAAAGACGATTATCCATCCGCTTGACAATATCACCGATAGAATTATCTTTCTCATTTCTATGCTCCCAATACTTCATCATTCCTTTAGGAATTTGCCTTCCACAATAGTCAGAGAACTCATCCAAGACAATTTCTTTCTCGTTGAAGTCCATATCTATCTTAGGCACTCGCTCGAACAAATCCTTTTGAACCATAAACGGCTCGCAAATGTCTTTGCGTAATCCTAGGAAGAACACCCTAGGTCGATTCTGAGGAACACCCATATTACGTGCATTAAGCAACCAATGCTGCAAGATATATCCGGCATTATCCATCTGACTGTAAATCTCTTTCACGTACTCGATAGCTTCACCTTGCAACAAACCTTGGACATTCTCAAAAACCACCACCTTTGGCTTTAGTTCTTTAGCAAGGTCGATAGAGTAGAAAGCCAAATCGTCAAGCCTTTGCGCCTTCTGACCTTCTCGGAATACTTTTTTCTTTCCCCAAGCCTTTTCACGATCACCTGCAATACTGAATACCGAACAAGGGAAACTAGCATCCAATATATCCAAATTATGAAGCTCTTCTTTCATAATATGCCCCCCCATATTGATATTGGTAATCAACTCACGAATATCACAATTGAAAGCGTACTTGACATCGTGATTCTTCAAGTACATCTTCATAACCTTTGGGTCTATCTCATTACAGGCTACAACATCGTAGCCAGCTAATTTGTAACCAAAGGAACTTCCACCTCCACAACAAAAGCAAGACATCACCTTACCTTTGTCTTTTGTGAAATTAGCATCTTTTTTAGTCCATCTATAAGGGAACTTGTGCTCGTTTTTATACATTTATCTACCATAAAAAACAATCGTTAATAAAAACCGATGTATAAAAATAACCACAAGTAATATGGTTGTAAAAAAGGGACTCTAACCCTTGAATTTAGATTCTGTTTTCTTCGGCAATGCGTCTTAAATAATCATCCGCTGCGTTATCGTCTATTTTCGACTTAAGAGACATTCCTGTGTTATATCCTATCATTAAGGACACATTCTTGCTCTTTTTCTTGTTCTTTCCATATCTCCAGCTAAAGACCTTTCCTAGCCAAGCTATACCTACAATACCATCTGATACAATTATTGTCGGCAACAAAACAAATACTTTATATATCATCGCAATCTAATTGAGAGTTAAAAATATATCTATTCTGATTCAACCAAAGCTCCACGTAGTCAGCCTTGATTTTCAGAAATTCTTCATATGTGTAGCATTTCTGCTGCTTACCACCTTTATTCCAATAATAGGCAACTCCTCCCAAAGAAAAGAAGTCTATCAAGTCCATTTCCTTTCGCTCCGGTTCTTCACGCTTTTTCTTTTGCCTATATCTACTTACAGCAAGCAATATGAGACAAACGCAAAGCAACATGGAAACCAGTATCTCGAATATTAACCTTACGTCTTGCATCTTATTTAAAAACAAAAACACGAAACTACCGATTGCAAAGTCAAAGGAATTGTGACTCGGACTGCCTTTCGGTATAGTCCATCGGGTTTCGTGTCTCTAATATCTTATCAATTTCTTAAATCGCCATTTTATCCTTTTTTGTTCTGCGCTTGCAAAGATAAATAATATTTCTTTAACATGCAAGCGTTTTAGTGCTTTTAATACTTTATTTGCATTATTTTAAACTTATCCTTTTTTGAAGTTCATTCCAAACTCTTCTTCGGTTACCTCATACATTACATCACCATAAGCCACCCTTTGTTTATCTTTGGCCATCAGTAACAAGTTTCTATAAGGTATTTCTCTCACAACCTCTTGGTACGACAAATGCAGACTATCCATAAAAGATGCAATCTGACCTAAGAGTGTATCGTTACCTATGGTCGTGGTTTTGCTATCATCCTTGCCGCACTCTTCGCCAAAATTGATAGCGTCTGAAAATCCTTTATAGAGATTAAGGAATAAGCCGTTTGTAAGCCATTGACAACCTCTTCAAGCGTTCCTTTAGATAATTCATCACTAATGGATTCATCGCCTTGTATGAATACGGATAACGCCTTGCAAGCATCATCCAAATTCTTAAGCATACCTAAGACTTCCGCTAAGGTCTTGCCCTCTTCAAAACTATCAAGGTATTTTGCCGCCTTGACCAATTTTATAATTGTAGGTGGTGAAACGTAATAAGCCTTTCCATTCACGATTATCGTTACGGTGTCCTCTCCAAGAATTGCATCCGCAACTAATTTACTTGCCTTACTCATGGTTCTGAATATTAAAAAAGGGGAACGGCATTAACACCATCCCCCTCTATCATTTGTTGCCTATGTCTTATTCCTGTTCCACGACCGCAGAACCTTCCCATTGGTACTCGCCAGCCACACCATCGGTCTCGCTTTCCATGGCAACAGCAGAAATGCCCAAAGTGATATTCTTGTCCTGCTGGTCACCCTTGGCTACGATAGCTGCATTTGAGAAGACGATGTAGTTTCCGGTCTTGGTCTGAGCAACAATACACTTGTTGATGTTTGCCAAATCTTGGCTAGAAGACCAACCTACTGCATCTGCCTCCGTTGTAGTCTCTTCTCCTGTTGCCTTGTACATCTTACCACCTTGCAAGTCTACCTTGTTCTTCCACGAGAAGACACCAATAGAGAATGTAATTGTCTTAGCACCCTCATCAGTCTTGTCACGATAGTAAACCTGTCCGTTCAGCTCGTTCTTGTACTCGGTAACACTAGGGTCATCCTGAGAATATCCCCATGTTCCTTCATGGCTGTTCAATACCTCTGTAGCGGTTTTCAACCATGTAGCCAACTTAGCAGGTGTATTTGCCTCGGTAAGAGGAGCACCATACCAAATTCTCTTGATTCCAATAAATGGTTTCATCTTATCTTACATTTAATGTTTCAAAATCTATAGTAATGTTTGCGTAATGGCAACTCAACCTACTCTCTTGCTCTATGCCGTGGGAGCGGATAGAATAACGATACCATACTTCCTCAACCTTACCAACATCCTTGTCGGACAAGGTTTCAATAGCCTTTTTTAAAAGCTCGTTCAATTGAGGATTAGCCTCGCCCTCTATATCTTTGAGCAATATGTTTACCTCTATAGTACAATCATTGAAATAGGTCTTGTCTGCACTCATGCGCTTAGGAATGATGACTATCAAACCATCATCTGGGATCTTCTCACCGACCATAGGCTTTTCCCCATCAAGTCCACCCTTTTTCAGATGTCCTTTCAGTCTTCGTTCCAATCCCATCAACTCCAAGTCATCATAGATTACATGACCAGCATCTATTTCTGTTATCATCGCATATCCTCGATTTCCTTCTTGATATACTGAATACCCGAATCTATAACATCATACCCCCTAGAGGAAACATCAGACGCATATTCCGCTTTGTTGCCAAGGGTCAAGGTGTGGTCATGTACATTACTATAGTTAGACCTTCTGAGATTACCTGTGCGGTTTCGGTAGTTTCCGTTAGCCTTATCAAGCTCAACAGCAGTTTTACCTAACCTATCAAGAAATTCATCTACTTCCCTTTCTCCCTGTGCAAAGAAAGCGTCTATCTCATCCTTTATAACATCAGACATAGATACTCATATAACCAAGATAATTGCACTTAGGGGCATTATAGACCTTTCCACCTCCTCGGTAACTTCCATCATCGGAATATACTTTGACTTCATCACCTTCGGAAATCTGGCACTTGTCACAAACAATATGATATTTCGGTGTATATATGCTACCATTATCGGTAGTGAAATGCTCGGTAGAGTTGTCATCGCACCGACAACGCCCCATTTCTTTCCATTCCTCAGAAGAGCTAATGACCTCGTTGTACTTGTTGACAACCTTATTCACGAACTTCTTCTTTAATATGTGAGGAGAATATAACATAACCTAGACATTTACCAAATATCAGACTTATCCGTGATAGTGGAAAGCCCTAAAGCTGCCACCACTTCATCATCCGGAGCAACACCATACTTACGGCAAAGCCACATATAGTATTGTCCTATCCTAGAGTAGTCCCAAGAGACAGAGAATCCATTTTCGTTCACATTACTCATATATGGGGCAAGCATAAGTTCCTCGATTACGGAAATCATCGCCTTGCCTACAACCTGCGAATTATCAGACGTATATTCTTCGTCAAGGTCTATACTTGACGAAATATCTTCCAATTGGGCATCCGTTATGTTCCAAGCACGCAACTTCTGCGAAATGTATTCTCTTATCTTCATGTGACATCATTATTTCTGAGCCTGACTCATAGCCTCAGCGATTTTCTTTGCAGCTTCTTGCTCGCTCTTAGCCTTTTCGTCAAGTTCCTCTTCTACATTCTCCTTTTGAGAAGTCTCTTCGGTTGACTCGGCAGCATCCTTTTTTGGAGTTTTCTCCTTTTTAGGCTTACTCTCCTTCTTTTCCTTCAAGACTTCCTTCTTAGGTGTCTCTTCTGGTTTCTTTTCTTCTTCCTTTACAGGATTTTCTTTTCCATCATTCAAGACTTCCTTTTTAGGAGCATCTTTAATTTCCTTATCGTCTTCTGGAGATACAGAACTATTATCGTTCTGCACCTCCAACATCTTGCAAAGCTTACGTTCGATAAGGGAGTTCATACGTTCTTCGTCAAAGTCCAAGACTGCACCAACTTCATAGATGGTGTTAAAATGAAACTTATCACGGAACGGACTAATTACCTCACCTCTCATAAGCCTAACCTACTGCTTGTGTTGAGTCCAAAGAGTAGATAGCATCAACGTTATTCAAGATAGGAACAACCATTGCTTGTGAGCTGGTGAACTCACGGAGTGGGTCGTTTGTAGAATAACGGCTAGCCAAGATATACTCATCGGCTGACTGATAAGTAACACCTGCAACTGGTCTTGTAGCTTCGGCTACGTTAGTCCAGAACAAATCACCAAGGTTATCATAGCATGTAAAGGTCATGTGACCCTTAGCCCAAGGGTTGTGTGTTCCCTTCTTGCCGTTAATCTCGGTCTTGATTGTACGGGCTACACGTACCAAGTTAGTCTGCCACTTGTTTTTGAAGATAGAAGCAATCTGCTCAAAGCTCAAAATAGGAATATTGCTATCACTATTGATTGCAATGCCCTGATTGAATGCAAACTGAGCACGAACCTGCTTGTTCTTGCCAAGCAACTTGATTGTGTAATCATCAAGATAACAAGTAGTGATGGTGTTTTGGTCTTCCATCGCCTTGTCGTAAACCAATTGGATGTCATCAAGTGGAGTTGCGTCTTCTGCGTCCCAAGCCTTAGCACCGTGGCCAAACTTATTCTTCTCGGCAAAACCTACATCAACTCGGACACCAGTACCACCGGAACGAGTTGCCAAAGCTACACCTGTTGACAGCTCACTGAGGAACATATCTTCAATACGCTCGTAAACCGCCTGAATACAACGAGGAAGGTCTGCAAACAAGTTACGCAAAATCTGCGGCTGAGGCAAACGTTGCGCAATCATGTTATCCAAATCCTTAAGCTGCTTCTCTGTCATGTAGAGTTTCATACCAACCTTTGGGATTTGACCCTCAGCGGTTGATACCTTGTCACGGCTCTTCAATGGAAGTTCTGCATCCATTGATACAACGTCAGCAGCAACTCGTGTGTATTCCGCAGTAATTGATGCCCAGCGTCCGTCCTGACTATATGTGTTAGTCAAGTGGTCTCGGTACATATAGGTCAATGCAGTCTGATTCTTGCCGTTCAACTTCTCTACTACACTTGCAACAAGTTGTGGGAAGTATTTGTTGACCAACTGAAAATAAAGTGATTTTTCCATCTGTTATCCTCCTTCTTTTAGTCTTTGTCCATGGTTGCATCAGACTCATCGAACTTGTTTGCATCCTCATCGCTAACCAAAGCAATCTTTGGCATAGCTGTAAGGAACGCATCCGGATAGTCTGCACCATTTGCAGCCTTAGCTGCTACCTTGTTAACTTGTCCAGCAGTCATAATTGCCGCTGGTTCACCGTTCAGAATGGAACGATAGAGAACACCCGCATACTTGTAATGCTCCAATGGGTCACTGGCAGTACCCAAAGCCTTATAATTGTCTGTTTCAATAGGTAATGGCTTGTAAGTTCCCTTACCATCTGTCACGATAACACGACCTGCGTAAAGAACTTCATCTTTTACACCTGTCCAATCCAAAGCACGACCGCCCTTGATGTCGCCTTCCCATTTCTGGATAATGACGGAATCCTCACCAAAGACAATTTGCTTTTTTGTAGTCTTCAATTCCTGATTCATGTTTTTCAATTTTTAAAGTGACTGAACTAATGATGCGGCTACATTGTCAACGTCCTCCTTTGTTGGCTCACCCTCGCTAGCACGATAGCTGCCCCCGAATTGTGGTTGTTGCAACGCCTTGTAGTTGTTCGCTACCTTGGAGAGGTATGTTTCGATAGCTTCATCTGTAGCATCATCGCTCAATGTGAAACCCTCGTTGATACGACTTTCGGGAATGCCCAACTCCTTAGCCTTTGATAAAATCTTCGCATCGTGGTCTGCCTTTGCCTTTGCCTTTGCAGCAGCCTCTTCCTTAGCCTTAGCCTCCTCAGCTTGCTTTTGGATAGTTTCTTGCAATTCCTTAATGGTCTTGCTTTGCGTCTCCATCTGTTCGTTGTAAGTCTTGGCTTGATCGGTGTTCTTTTGAGTCAAGGTCTCTACGAGTTTCTTGAACTCTTCACGTTCCTTGGTTCTTGCTTCCTCTGAAGCTTTCTTCTCTGCTGCCTGCTCTTCAAAGTATTTTTTGAGATAGTCCGGCATTTCGTTTTTCTTTGCCAATTCCTCCAAGCGTTTCCTTTCGGCTTCTTCAGCGGCTTTCTTGGCTTCTTCTTCAGCTTTCTTCTTAGCTTCTTCTTCAGCAGCCTTGCGTTCAGCATCTTCTTTAGCCTTCTGTGCCTCCTCGAACTTTTTCTTGGCATCGGTAACTCTGCGGTCATTGTCCCTTTGCAAGGACTCCAAAAAATCCTTTTGACTAGCAACCACTGTCTCGATGTTGTCATCAGTAACAAGCCCCATCTTATCAAGCATTTCGGCATGTGCCTGAAGAACTTCATCACCTAACCCAAGAGACTTATACTCTTGTTTTAGTAACTGGAAAATTTTCTCTTTCATTCTTTCGATATATTTGTTAAAACTAGTGCAAAGATAATACGAAAAGAACAATTAACACACTAATCCGTTTGCAAGTATCTCACTTTTGCCTAAAAGTGAGCAATAAGGGCATTTACAAGCGATTTAAGGCTATTTTATTATGAAATCGTAAACTAGTAGTAACACAAAATTAAACTCGCATATAACGAAAAAAAACGCCAAACATCCTCACGGACATCTGACGCTTGTCGAATAAAAAGAACCTAAACATTAATCATCTAAAAGTTTATAACATTTCGCATATAACCCAAATGATTCAAATTAGAATAAAACCGTCCATCACGCTCTATGAATTTACCGGACTTCACTATCTCACCATTATGCAACATTGCAAACTTAGAACCATGAGCTGTCCATTTATTCATTTCTTTCATATGTTCATTAGAACCCCAACCATATTTCTTGATAGTAGGATAAATGAAACGTTCAAAGCAAATCTGACTATCCGTTTTATCATGCTCGGAGCAAATCGGGAGCACTCCATTATGTGCGAACCAATAACCTGCCTTATAGAATGGATGGCAATTCTTGACACTGACTGAACCATGAGTAGCAAATCTAAAATGTATGATAACATTTTCATTTATATCTCGCTTCATCAATCTACGGATAAATGTAGAGAAATGCAAACTCTTGTAATGGTCAGACTCGCTCACGAACCCACAACCATCTGGATTTCTCATATACGCTGCCCTCAGCTCATCTACGGATGGTAAAGCAACACCTTTCGGACATACAATAATAACACACATATCTTTACCCTTTCTTTTTTCTTTGTAATACTTTGTTTTTGTGTCCTAGGGCTTTTACCCTAGGACTACATTAATTAATCATTATTGGCTGCAAATGCATCCTTACGGCTCTGGAAGAAAGCCTTCTCTTCTTTATTCAAGAAAGGTATATCTTCGATATTCATAACCTCGCTAGTGAAGACATTGTTGCGAGACCAACCGACAAGCTTTGCGCAGAACTTAACCCACATTTCAATCTTCTTGTAATTGGTTGAACCTTGATGCTGGCGAAATTCGATAGTCTTGTGACGTGCATAGCTCTCTGCATTGACCTTGTAATATCTATCTCCATGAAATACATTACGTCTAATATCGTAATTGCCGTGGCAATTAGAGAAATCCTTGTCAAGCAAGCTGGCTGCCCAACGGCAATTACCTCTTCTTGAAGGAGCCATGAAACTATCAATCAATCTTTCAAGCTTCTGATAATTCTTGAAAACGTTAACATACTGCTCACCTGTCAACTTAGCTGCACCGATATGAACGTGAAGACCACAAGTAGAATTAACTCTTGCACCTACAGCATCCAAAGACTTGATAGCCTTCTTCAAAGTTGCCATACCATTTGTATTGCCATTCAATACCGGACTTACAACCTCGTTAGGGTCAACATCACCACCAACTGAAGCATCACTAACAATCTTGAAATAGCTCTTGTTATCGGTGTGGTTATAACCCTCAGAATGAATATCAACACCATTCTGACGACCTGCCTCTATCAAGGCATTGCGCTCGGCATGAACACATTCAATCTCAACACCGAATGTATAAACGAATCTCGTTGAAGTTGAACCGCTTGGTACATAGACTTTCAACATATCGGAGATTTCTTTCTCACGAAGACCGCAAGCCTTCAATGCAACAATCTTTTCGTTGCGAGGCATCTTTGACTTCTTGATTTCGTCAATAGTCTCAATTAATGACTTCTTTGAACTTGCGAATGAAAAACCAGTCTGCTTAGACATAATCAATTGTGCTAGTTGTTTCGGGTCTTACCCCTTGGTGTCGCTCTCACCTTATTGAGTGAAACTTGTCACTCGGCAAATCAACCAACTTATCTTGATTGACGATGCAAAGATACAAATAAGTTTCGAAACTTGCAAGTTTTTTAATGTTTTTCTTTATTTATTTAACTTACGGTAACTAATATACGCGTCTTGTTAACAATTCAACTTTTTATATACCTTATTATATATAAAAAAGGCTTCGATGTTCACACACCAAAGCCTAAAAACTTCACTAACTAATTACCAATTTTATCAACTATCTTCTTAAATCATCACCAATATCTTCTTCTACTCCCAAATCCGGCAGTCTGTCATACGCTTTTTGGTCATCACCACCTTCAGACTTAACACCTAGCAGATAGCCATTCCGAAAAGCATAATAAACCACCTTTTCCATATCTTTAGCCGTTGCGTTATCTGTCAAATGCAGCGTGGCGTACAATCCCATCAAGAACTTCCGTACATCTTTTGGATATACCTTGTTGTTCTTTTCTAAAGCGACTGCCATTCTTAACGGACTTTTCATATTCTTCAATTTTTCGTTAAACCATCAAATGAAGCACAAAAGAGAGCCATTCCGCTTGTTCCCCTAGTTCATAGACTTATTCACAACTTTATTCGTCTCATCTGCTTCCTACGTTTGCCCGTTGACAGATGTCCGAGATTCCAACAAAACAAACATCACGGCTCTCTTCTTGTGTATCATTGTGCCAACGGAAGGATTCGAACCTTCGACCCTAGGATTAAAAATCCTATGCTCTGCCACTGAGCTACGAAAGCGTAAAGGAATGATTGGATTCGCACCAACGCCCCCTTAGTTACCAAGCCAAGTGCTCTACTACTGAGCTACATTCCTTATTATATGACAAAAGTACTTGTGGTGCAAGGGAGATTCGAACTCACCGAACCCGCTATGGGAATTGATTTACAGTCAATCTTCTTTAACCGCTTGAATATCGCACCATTTGTGGAACATACACCTATTCCACCTCGTTGCCCCAAGTGGATTCGAACCACTAATGACAGAACCAAAACCTGTAGTGTTGCCATTACACCATAGGGCATTTTAGTACTGCATAAAGGATTCGAACCTTTGAATACCAGCGTGAAAAGCTGGCGACTTAACCACTTGTCTAATGCAGCATCTAGGGATTCTCACCCTAATTAGAGTTTCCTTGTTATAGTCTAGCTGGGCTGGGTAACATGGAACCCCTGCCGTAAACTCCTAAGTCTTGACTTATTATGGTAGAAGCGACCTCTCAGAAGGCCATCTGTTTCAAACACGATGCAAAGATAAGCATTTTTTCTTATACTTGCAAGTGTTTTAGTGTTTATTTATATTCTTTTGATGAATTTCACATCACTTATCCTTGCGGAGAATACCACAAAGGGTATCTACAAGTTTCTTTGCGTCATCACCTTTGATTTCGATAACATTTGAAACATCAGGAGCATCCTCGCCTTTCTGTTCCTTATCCAAACGCTTACGGAGAGCCAAATTTGGATTCTCAACCAAGATAGAGTCTAAAGCATAATTGCAAATGCGGCTTGCAAGTTCCTCGCTACCATTCGCGTCACGCACAAACTCACTCTTGCCTTCAAGAATACCCATAATCTCATTGTACTCTTCAGCATTCTCACAATTTCGTGAGAGCATACCAATCACCTTGTAACGATCAATCTCAAAACTGACCTTTAATTTGTCTTTATTCATTTCTGTTTACTTGATTTATAAATTAATTAATTGCGTCTTATATTCCACATGCTTTCAGCAGGGCCAACCATAACATCAATATTAGCTCCTTGCTTATTTGCTACTGTTTCAATCCACTTAAGGTTGATAAACTGACCAGCGGAAAGGTTCATTTCTTCCATATATGCCTTATCTGCCTTTGCCTTTTGTCGCTCAGCCTTTTCTCTTGCTATCTGCACTTCATATTCACGTTCTTGTGTCTGCTTGGCTTGCACGACCTTTGCCGTGCGGTTCATTTCATTAAGCTGTTCCTTGTTTGGTGTAGCTTTACCAATGATAACCTCCTTTATGATGATAGGCATCTGCTTTTTCTTTGATAGAGCATTCACATAGTCCTGCATCTGCTTGCGTATCTTGGTGTCAATCTGATTAAGCACTTGCCGATTCGACATCAAGTCAAATGGGGAATGCTGAGAAATATGGTCTCGAACCAGATTGCAGAAATAATTGTTGAGATTAGTATCAAACCATTTCTCTCCATAATTCTGCAAAAGAATTGGGGACTTGCCTTGCTCAATCTGAGTAATGATTACAGTATGGAAGTCAAGTGGCGTGTTATCATCACTAAACAAATCATCTAAGGTAATCTCATGACGGACTGGAACAATCTTGAAGTAATAACCACTCGTTGACCACCAACACCAAGTGAGACCAGTCTGCACTGCTTGCTGTTCAACACCTCCATGCCCAATAAACCAAGGCTTCTTTACGATTACGGCTTCTTCGTCTGCATCGGGAGAAACCGAATGACAACTTGTAAGCGCACTCATGCCGAGTATCGCAAAACAAAACATTAAGATAATTTTCTTCATTCTTAATTTGATTATTGTGTTATATTATACCAAAAATTCCTCTCATAATAAAGTTCTCCCTTTTTCTCATACCGGATAGCATCTGACTCTTCACATAGCTGACGAATACGCATATACAAGCGTTTGTCCAGCTCTTCTTCAAACAAAAGAGACAACTCCTTCCAATTGTCAACAACAGGAGCAAACCAAGGATACTGCTCCTTCACAGCTTGTAGCTCATCCAAGGTTACGTGTCCGTATTCTACCATGTCATAACATCTACGGAAGTCACTATTGTCTTTGGGAATATTCAAATCTTTCTTTCGTTTTACCCCCATCAATGCACTCCACATTGTCATTGAAGAGACACCTGTATCACAAGTGGCTATCCACTCTATCATTCTTTGCTTGTTCATTTTCTTTTATATTAATCACGCTAAGTCGCTTTATTAGCTCTTCACATGCTTCTTTAGTTAAGATGCAATTCTTGAAATCTTTAATACCAGTAACCTTTTCACGAATAGCAGCATTCGTGTCGTACACTTCTTGTAGTTTTTTCTGAAACTCAATTACGTCTTCGTTGGTGAGTTTAGCTTTCTTCTCAACAATCTTGTTTGTTATATTCTTATAAACACATTCGAGTTCAATACATAAACGAGTTTCTAACTTCATCATTATTGCGTGTACAAAAGTATCATAAAGTCTTTCCATCTTGTATTTCCTCCAAAAGTCTTTTAATTTCCTCGTTATCTTTATTCTCAATGCGAGCCTTTAAGATGCTCTTGAAAGCGGCATCCATTGCCTCGTATCTACTGGAATATTCCTTACCATCCGTATGACACAAGCCTTCCTCTACACACCAGGATGTAGTTTGCCAACAAAACTTACCTTTCGAAATGTTTGCAACACAAATATAGTAACCGAAATGCTCTAAAAGCCAATCTAACACCATATCATAGCTTGGAGCGGATATTGCCGGATGCTTACTATTCAACTTTAATGCAGCAGAAAACTCAATATTGGATTTCTCCCACTCGGAATTTGAATAAGCGATATAACTTCCGTAATGCTCACTATATTTACCACCCTTACGAATGCCACCCTTTGCTGTCCAAGGGCTGGCGTAAGCCCAAAATTCGGCTATCTTTTCATCGTAGCCAACATCCTTCAGAAGCTTGGCTATCTCAAAAGGAACTACCTTTGGTTTTACCGTATGCCTATTTGCCATTTTTCACCCTTTCTAAACTGAACCCGATTCTGACTTATCTAATTCATCAATCGCCTGTCTAAGCAAAGGAAGAACCTTATCCAAGTCTTCGAAATCCGGTACGACTTCATTAACTCGCAAGATTGCTTGACCTAACAAGCTCTTAATCTTTTCTCTGTCCATTGCTCTTCTCGGTTTGTTTCTCTAAGTCTTTTAAATTTACCTTCTCAAATCGAGGAACTGGCTTACCATCTACCTCAACATTACCAAAGAATATTTCCTTTGGTCGCACCCAAACTTCATGCTGTCCGCACACTGCTTGATACGCAACCTTAGCTTCAGAAGTCTCGCTATCAGTAACCTCACCAAGGTACTCATAGAAATTGCCCTTATAGTGTCGGTAAATCGGCTTACTGAATCCACCATGCAGCCAATCGGCTTTGCCGTTGATTTTCACGTACTCCCTTACCGCATCGCACTTACAGGACTTATTCAGCTCTTCTACCCAATCAAAGAAAGCTTGTTTGTCCTTGATCTCTTCACTTGATACCATGAAGAGATAAGTGCAAAGAAGCATCTTACCTGCATCAGTATCATATTTCTTGTTCACCTCTTCAGCTAATTGCATCATAGGTGTATCTAAGCGATAATTCCAACTCATAATCTATCCTTTCTTACTTTTTAAATTTGCCAAATCCTCTTTCAAACGTATATGGAAATTATCTTCTCCATCATCACCGGAAAGAAGCCAGTCTATTCTTTGGGCATAAACCTGAGCCTTCTTCAGAAGCTCAATACCCTTTTTAAACTCCTTGATGGTCTCTTTAGATAAGCCATATCTGTTAGGCATCGTATGATGATGCTTTCTTACATACTTGTCTTCATCCTCCTCCAACCATCGGTCTTCGAGGAAACATCTTTCATCTTCCTCATCCAATGGATGACCATCAACATAATCTTCTATCTTTGTATATATGTCAGCAATCCTATACTGAGCATAATCAAAACGTCCACCACTCATTGACTTTTAACTTCAAACTTGAACTTACTTCAACGCAGTCAACCTCGCTTCTAGCTGTTGGATGATGTTATCTATAGTCTTTCCACTATAATCAATAGCAATATCTTCCAGCACCTCAATCTGAGCCGCAATTTTTAATCTTTCTCTTACTACTGTCATAATCAAAATTGTTTATTATGATGCCGTGCTTGCAAAGTTGTAATGCACGATATAAACATAACCGCCATACATCTTTCCGATTGTTACTTCAACGAAAACAAAGATAATGTCGCCATCCATCTTGTAAGAAATCAAAGGCTCAGTAGGGAATGCGTTGTGTTCTGTATAGAAACGATACACTTCTTGTGATAGTAACTGCTTGAATACATCAACCTCACCATCCTTTGAAAAAACATCTTTAAACTCATCTTCATTGTCAATTGCAACAACTACTCCAAGTTCACTTCTGACACATACACCTTCATTTCTACCACTTTGTTCATTATACAAGACGGGTAATGTGTAAACACCTCTTGATTCTTCCATATGCTTGTTCTTAATTTGTATTTTGTTTTTATCCTTCAAGTTGCTTGCATTGAGCTAAGTCTATCGCATACGCCCAACGCTTCGGAACAAAAGACATCGTAGGTACGAATCTATCTGCACGCTCAACACATACATCTTGCGTCCGGTAAATCAATCCGTCTGAGCCTTTTACCTGCAACTCTACTAGAATTGTATGGTCTAGCATCGGGAACTTATCAATATCATGCCAGACTTCACCGCCTTCAAGAAAGGTAGGCTTTATATGGTTCATCTTTGCCATAAAGTACTTCATGTAAAATGTTTGACTTATATTCGTTAGTTATGGTCTCGCAACTACCAAAGCACCACAAATCCTTGGATTGCTCCTTGTGTAACCTTGATGACTTTATATAATAGCCATTGTTGACATCGTAATGCTTACGTACCATAATGTTGTCGTTTACCACTCCAATCTCATCATCTGTGATAACATAGAACAAACGCCCATCGCTGAATGCTTTCAAGCCTTTGTACACTCCATTAGAGACAACCATCTTTTCATAGCCGTTCGTCTCCCAGTTGGCATAATCCCAGATGGTTTCCAAATCATCATCATTCAGAAGATTGTTGTCCGTAATAACCTTGCCGATAACCTTGAATTTGCCATCTTGCATCATTGCCTCAACGACAAATTCATCGGCAGCGTTGAATTCGCTAATCTCTATGGGTCTCATAATACTTATGCTTTATGTTCTCGTAAATCACCCTCTTTGCAGCCTTTGCTCTTCTGTTATTATCAGAAAAGACATCATCATACAAAGACATATCTTCACTCTCAAAAGCCACATGCTCCCCTTTGTAGCAAGCATCAAAGCGGCATCCTTTTTCGGACTTAGCCGCAGTAAACTTTATCTTACCAAACTTAATCTGCATAAGCCCTATCCTAGAAAAAATATTAATGATACTATTTCAAGAGCAAACAAAAGCGTTAATGCATTCTCAATCGTGAATACCTTTTTCATTTTTTTCAATACAGTTTTACGTGTGTCTCACGTTCTAAATTTATAATGTAAGGGGATTTTATATCCCCTTTATTGTTCTTACTTCAAAACTCGATAAGTTTTATCGAAATCGTTAAAACTCTTCAGATAACCCTTTTCGGTCAAAGAATTTAAGATTTCTCTCAACTCATCCTTGGTATTATCCAAATCGAAATCATACAAGTCTTCAAAAGTGAAGTACTTATTACCTCCGATTACGTCAGCCATCACTCCGATGTTGCCATAAACCATTGTCTCTTTCTTACTCAATCTAGTATTCATAACGAATCACAGTTTTTACGGTGTGTCTCACCTTTTAAAATTAGTAACCTTGTTTCTTAATTACGATGCAAAGATACAAAGAATATCCGAAATATGCAAATTATTTAATGTATTTCCTTTATCATTTAACGCTTATTATACACTTATGCGAAAAATTAACTTTCTGTAGCAGAAAAAGCCAAAGAATCCACCATTTCGTTATACATATTACCTCTATGAGCCTTTACCCAATGGTATCTTATCGTCTTGCCTTTCGCTACCTTATTATATATAGGCTGTAAGTCTCCTAACTTGCAAGCCTGTATTCTCTCTATAGCCACTTGGCAATCCACATATACATCAACAGAACACAAAGGAGGGCAATCACCCAATGCTTGAATGACCGCCCTTATTTCGGCTCTCACCGAATCGTTCACTTTAGCTGTGACAAAAGTATATTTCCCACTTTTGATAATAACTCCCTTATGAAGCACAAGCCAGCCACAACCACACTTTTCTTTCTTACTAGAACCATCGGCATACACCTCGTAGCGCACACCTTTAGCCTCATCAGCAATCATCTGAGCAACAACCTCCAAAGAATCATTGCTCATCACCTTGGCTATTTGCTTGGCTTTCTTCTTCATAAACGATTAAATCAAACCTCGTTCCTTGAACTCATTCATCAATGGTGTTGCCAAGACTTCAATATCTGGATGAGGCTTTCCGGTCGTACCAAGACTTCTCAGCTCGAAGAAATGCTTCCAATCGCTCACAAATGCGGTATGAATCAACTCCGTGTTGGTATCAAGAGGAAGTATTGTTCTCGCATCCTGTGGCTTAAGACCATCATCCTTGACCAAAGACAAATACATCATTTCGCATACTCTATTAGCAAACCACCATTTTTCTACTGGACTCCAATGCTCATAACTACCGATGTTCTTTGATAGGTCAACAAATGTTCCACCATCGAAAGACAATGGATTAACCGCATCATCAACGCTAACCCACTTTGGTTTGTTGATAGCAATCTCGCCTCCGAACTTATCCTTACTATAGTTGCAATATCGGGTGCTTTGTTCCGCTACGGAATCAACACGATGCCTGTTAGCCTCTCTACTTACCGCAATCTGAGTAGTAAAGCGGACGGTTATTCGTTTCTCATGCCATTCCGTAGGCTCGCAGATATAGTCCAAGTCGTCAAACCATTCATTCTCAACTATCACTCTGTAGTTGGTCGTAATAAAGTAATCGTTACCTATCTGCATCACCTTGGAATACTTGTTCTCACGATAGTGCTTGACCAACAAAGATTCAGGTACAAAGAAGTCATTATCGTAAGCAACATGGAGATAGATTGTTCCATGCTCGCACATGGCAAGATGGTTGCTGCTTACCATACGCTCAACGAAAGGCTTTGCGCTGTCTTTGTCTATCTTCATACTTGACGCATAACATGTGCGACCACACAGCTCTATCTGCTTGTAAACTCCATCCATCCCCTCTCCTTGGGATAGGATTTCATATTTTGGTTCTAATATCTTCATGTCCTTATAAGTTTTGAAATCGACTACAAAGATAACTATTATATTCCACTCTACCAAAAATTAGCACTCAGTTTAACAACACTTATCTATATTGTGAAAAACAAAGAAATACTCTACAACAAATAATAAGGAGGAGAGTGCGTCACGCATTCCCCTCCTGCTTTAAACATGGCACATATTAAGTTCACAATCTACTCATCTTGTCTTTCAATTCGTGTATATCATTGAATGCTTGCAACATAGGCTTATGCCATCGCTCTTGTCGCTCATCAATCGACTGCAAGTACATCAAGCTTTGGGCAAGAATGGTTCTTCCCTCATCAACGGCTAACCAAATATTTCCTACATTTCCCATAATGGTATTCACGCTAGCCGTCAATAAGCTGCCCTCTGTACCACCATCACGAGCCGCAATAGCATCCAACTTGGTATTTATGAGCTTTGTTTCCTCATACGTTCCCTCCGTGGCGATCTGCACCGCTGTAAAACGACCATTCAACTCATCGCCTGTGTCTTGACTCATAGATTCAAAAGAACCGGAAGAAGCGGACTGCTCGTAAGATTGCTTGTAACCCGTTATTTCGGCTACTTCATCTCTAATCTTCAGTCCTTCTTGAACCATTTCATCATACTTTTCCTTCAAGGCAGTTATATCCGTCTTAGACAATTTGCCGCCATTTGCCTTAGCTCGTTCCGTCCACTCATCATAGAATGCTTGCATATCATTACCCAACAAATCATCTACCTTAGCTTTCAGAACGGCTTGCATAAGCATCTTGGAGAAATTATCAGAGAAGTCCTGAGCAGAGGAATTCATATCCATCAAAGTATCTATGAACTCGCTCTTCAAACTATCGAAAGATATTTGTGTCAAACTTTCTGCAAGGTCATCAGCAATATCCTCTAATGTTCCTGCCTCAGCCGCATAGTCTTTCAACTTTTCAAGAACTCTATCTCCATAGCCACCCTTACCTGTATTCTTGATAGCCTCAACAACATCTGGATTCTGCAAAATGGCAGCTGCTTCATCAGCAGATTGCAAGTCGTTAAGATTACCATTCCATTGTCTGCCTATTGCATCGGACACCTTTTTGATTTGCTCTTGCGAAAATCCTCGAAAATAAGCGTTAAAACTGTGATGAGAGCCATGATAACCCATTTGCGCCTCCATGATACTCTTTAGATTTTGCTCTTTCTCCTTTTGAAGGTTTTCGGCTTTTTGCGCATCCTCTACGGCTTTAATACCACTATTCTTGTCTATGGAGTCTCGCAACTTGTCTATAGCATCCGTCAAGATTTCATTTCTATCCGTCAGTTTGTCTATAGTCCGGTTTACTTCTTTTGCGTTTCCACCAACTCCAAACAAACTATTGAATCCACCAAACGATATTGTATTGAGAATATTACCAATACCGCTTACCAAAGACCCTCCTATCTGTGTGATAAAATCACCACTTAGGATATTCTTCAAGATTCCACTTATAGCATTAAAAACAGTGTCAAGAAGGTTGCTAATCAAAGTTCCAATACCATCTTTCAAAACATCAAGTATCTTCAAGATGGCAGATACGATTTGACCTATAAATCCAGCTTGTGATAATCCTTCGCTTAGAGCTTTTCCTGCATCCTTTCCAGCATCTGCGGCTGCATCTGCGGCTTCCTTGCCCATATCCTTCAGACCATCTGCCGCTTTCTTAGCCTCACTCAAAGCTTTCAATCCGTCAATTCCACCTTTAAGTTGATCGAAACTATCCCAAAGAGCTTCCAAATCAGATAATCCGGAATTTGAAAGGAACTCATGGATAGCGGAAATCGGTTGCGTCACATTCTGTGTCGTTTGAGCCAACTTCTGACCACTAGTACGAACTTTTGTGTTAGCCGTAACAATCTTCTTTCCGGACTCCGCTAACTGGCCTTGAACTTTATTCAAGTCTTCTTGTAGCCTTGTTTGCTCAGCAACATTACCCGACTTTTTCGCATTCGCTATCTGATTTTGTAAATCCTTAATGCGAGGTATAAGCTTGGTTTCTGTTTCCGTATATTCCTCTTGAGCAATTTTCGCATTCTTCAGAGCATCTTGATAAGCTACAACATCCCTTGCAAGGTCTTTCCAACCCAAATCACTTGTATTGCCAAGCGAATTACGGATATTCTGCATAGCATCAACGATACTTTTCTGCTGGTCTGCTCCCAAATTTTGAAACTTATCCGTACCTACGAACTTATCCAGATCTGCTAATAAAGGAACAAGCGCATCCTTCATAATGCCACCAACATTTCCGAAGACTTGATACCAGTCTATCTTCTGCATAATAGCACTAGCCTCAACCGAATCCGTCTCTTTCTTCTGCTCTTCTTTCAAAGACTTTATCTTCCATTGCTTGCTTGAGTCCGAATCCGTAGAGTTTTCAACCTCGCTAATCCTCTTAGCATAACCGGCAGCAATAGCTAACTTCTGCTCCTGGAATGTGCCATAAGTCTTCAGATAATCGTACATGCTTTGCGCTTCTTTAGCAAGTACATCCTCATTCTGCTTTACCGCCTTATCCCGAATTGCATTCATCTGATTAGCAACACTCATGCCTATGGTCATATTCATGCCATTGACCTTAACCGGATTACCCTTGCTATCCTTCATGGTTTCATTCAAAACCTCATTCTTATACTCTTCATCGGTTTTGCTCTGTTTCCACATATTAGCCTTACGACCCTTGCGGGAATTAACCCAAACAGCTTGGTCACGTTTTTTTCTAGCCTCAACCAATTTGTCTATACCTTCTTCTACCGCCTTTCTCTCCTTGTCGGCATTCTCGGTTATCTGAGCCAACTCCTTGTTATAACCCTCATTCATCGCATTGATGCGGTTCTTGGTCATGTCTTGGATAGCTTTCTCCGAATAGGATGAAATAGACTTGAAATAGTCCTCCTCAGCCTTCTTGCGTTCATACGCTCTTGCTTGTGGGTTATCCGTTGCACCTGTTTTCTTTGGTGTAGTTTTCTTTGTCGTTTCCTTCGGCTTATTTGCATCGGCTTTTCTTTTCGCCTCTCTATCTTTCAGAATAGAACCAGCCATAGCAACATCAAGCCTATTGGCATTTTCGTCTCTTAGCTGATTTCCTTGCTTTGTCAGCAATTTACTTCCTTTATGATTTGTTCGGTATTGCTCTTGCCTATTTAAATCTGCCTTACGTCTATTAATCAAAGATTGCAACTGTTTATCCGTTAAAGATTTCATCCAACTTGGAATTTCTGTATCATCATAATGGATTTTTAAATTTAATCCATATTCCTGATTCCATATAGAAATAAGCTGGTCTGTTGAGGAAGTTAAGGCATCTATGCTTTGTTTATTTTGCTGAGCTACCCATTGTGACCTAGCCTGTGTATTATTCCAATCTACATTTTCAGCAGCCGCCTTCATTATCGCATCCTCTGCGTTTTTATAACTTGTCTTTAATTTTGCAAGATTACTCGTATGCTCCAATATCGAATGGTCAGTATTCTCTATAGTCGCTATATTGTAATGTTGTTTTTCTAAGAACGCATCAATAGGCGCAAATGTCTTTTTAACTGCATTTGTGTAAATATTAAAAGCATCTATATGCTCCTTGTAAGACAATGTGCTATCATCTACTCTTTGCTTCAACTTAGCCAGCCTATCTAAAACCTCATCTGTTGCTATGGAATTATACATCATTTGTATTGATGTTATATCTTCCTTATCTACATGTTGCCCACCTTGATACCAATGACCGGATAAGTCTTTGCTAAAATTGTCATCTTCTTTGTTTCTTGCTTCTGTGTATTGGGAAGTGGCAGACATTAAAGCATTAGCCTTTTCTCTTTCAGCATTCTCCAATTGTAAAGTTGCAAGAAATTCATCATGCTTGCCTTTAAGTGTTGTTAAATTATCCTTTTCGGCATCACACTTAATCCCAAACTGCTCGTAAGTTTGGATAAGTTCTTCTTTAGCTTTGTTGTAAGCATCAGTTCCTTCCTTAGAAGACTTCATTACGTTAAGCAAACCATCAACTTTCGCCCTTGTGTTTTCAGCAGAATCTCCAAAATGCTTAGTGTCAACAGAAATATCTTCCTCTTCACCTCCGAACATAGCAACGGCACTAGCAAGCGTTGTTACCAATGTTATAATACCAGTAATCGGATTTGCGAGCATAGCAGCCCACATTCCCTTTAAAGCCATAGTTGTAGATTTTACCGCATTACTAAGCATTAATTCAGCAGTTGTCATTATTTTAACACTTGCGGTATGGATGGCATTTTTTACAGTTGAAGCAGCCGTAGCTAAAGTACTAGCCTTTTTCGTAGTCGTATTGGTAGCTTGACTAACAGAATTCAACTGCGTTTGTAGTGTTGCTTGTCTCTCTTGTAATTGCTCACGAATAAGCGCAGCTCCTCTTTGCTGACTTGCAATTGTTGAAACATTTGTTTGAGCAATATTCACTTTCTTCGCAGCGGTTGCTAAACGTTCCTTTGCTTCTAGTGCGTTCACGGCATTACCCTCGGAGTCAAAAGCCAAGTTTGCACCATCAGCGGTTTCCTCAACCAATTTTTGAGCCTCAGCAAAGGCATCTTGGGCATCTTGTAAATCATTCAAGGCTGATGTATATTGTCTAGCCAACTCTACATCCCTATCATCAAGATTTGATATTTTCTCCGTAGTAGTCTTCAAATCATCTTTAAGAGACTCTATTTTTTGTTGACGAAGTTCCTCGGTCTTCCTCTTTTCTTCATCAAGTTCTATCTGGCTTTGTGCTGTTGCTTGTTGCTGAGCCTGCAAGAGTTCACGTTTCATCTCTAATTGAGAACGCATTTGTTCCGTAATAATGCCCTCTTGCTCTGCTGCATCTAACCTTGCCTTTACAAAGTCATCGGACACAGCAGTATCTCCAACAATACTTGCCAAGTCTTGTTGTTTGCTTACTCGCTCTTGCTTTTTGTCCTTACCCAGCGACTTGTAGTTTGAGTTCTCTAGGTCTTGCAAACGCTTGATTTCTGCATCAATTCCCTTCATCATATCATCGGCTTGTTGCGCTTCCTCTGCTTTGCGAATAGAAGCAGCCGCCATTAATGATGCACGATAAGAACCAACGGCTACTGTAGCTACGCCAATAACTTTTATTACCTCTTGCCAATTCTCTACCATAGCAGAAATAATTGACAATCCACTAGAGAACACGCCCTCGGATTTTTTGCCGATTTCGTTGAACATCTGCTGGATGGAGTCACCAATATTGCTCCACTGACCCTCCAAGGTCTTTGATTGTTGTTCCATCAAGCCTCCGAAGCGTCCACCTGCTTGCGTCATGTTGGCGATAGCTTCCTTGAAGATGTCTGATGTCACTTTACCCTTGGAAACAGACTCTTGAACCTCCGTTGTGTTTTGGTGTAAGATTTTACCCAATTCTTCTGCTAATGGGACACCTCTACCCATGAACTGACGCAAATCCATTGTAAACATTCTTCCTTGCGAAACGGTCGTTCCATAAAGATAAACAAGGTCTCCAAGCGGAATATTCAAGCCCGAAGCAATGTCACCAAGTTGGACAAGGGTTTTGTTAACATCTTTCGCTTCCGTTCCGTATGCCAAAAGTTGTTTTGCGCCACCCGTAATGCTGGACATATCGAAAGGTGTATGAGCTGCCGTTTGGATAAGTTCGTCCATCAATTGCTTAGACTTATCCGCACTACCAAGCATGGTATTGAAAGATATTTCAAGTTGTTGGAATTGGGAACGAGTATTAAAAACGCTACGTGTTAATTGTTCAAATCCTAAGCCACCAAGTAATGTTGCCGAAAGCATGTGAGCATCGCCAGTAACTCTTTGGAACAAACTAGTCATTCCTTCTCCAGCAGTCGGAGCTGACTTCATACGTTCTATCATTTGGCTCATGCTATCGGTCAACATATTTGTTGCCTCTTTTGCCGGATTTGCTGAACCTGCATACAAAACATACTCATTCCGCATATTCTCCAAGGTCTGACGAGCACCGACAGCACCCCCTTCTAGGTTCTTCAACTGAGCTGTTTGACCTGCCAAAGAGCCTTTTAAATAGTCAATATTCTTCTGTAAAGAATCTATGGATGACTTATCCGTTGTAACTCCAAGAGTTAATCTCTTGTTCGTGATTTGCTGTTGGATTTTCTCTATTCGGTCTTTGGTAGCTTGCATTTGAAGTTCATAGCTATAAACTTCCCTTGCGGCTGCTTGCATCTTCTTATTAAACTCGGAAGACATCACGTAAGCGGCTCTTGAAGCAGCTTGTGTCAAGTCCTTTAAGCGATTGCTAGCATCCGCATATTTTTCCGTCAAATCCGCAACAATAGCTGGGTCGGTTGACTTATTGGTCTTCAACAACTCAGCCCTCAACTTTTCACACTCGGAACGAAGTTTCGTAACCTCCTCGAAATTCGCTTTGATATTAAATTCTAACTGTGCCATCCTTATATGATTTTATTGGCAAAATTAGCTAATAATCAAAGGAATAACGAAAGAATAAAGGTGTGCTATTTCACAAAAAATTTAAGTGCAAAGAATAATGTCTAGATACAAAAAAGCCTTCCACATTCACATGCAGAAGGCTCGGTTGTTTACTTATTTTTCTTCTATATATAAAGACCGTCAAATCACGACAGCCTGTAATTCTTTTGAAATTCCATGTAAGCAATCAAGAATTTGCTGCTTACGTTTTTTGCTAGGCTCATGGATTCCCATTGCATACTGACGCATCAGAGAAGCATTAATGCCAGCTTTCTTTGCGACACCATTTATATTCAGATATGAAAAATAATCGAAGAAAGAACCTATATCATACCGGAACTCAAACACCAATTCAGGCATTTGCTTTCCCTCTTCTTCAAGAAGCTCTTTAATCTCTTCCTTTGCTACAAAAATATCATCCATCGCTTGTTTTGCAGAGTTGCCAAATCCGACTAGATGGAAGTCTGGAAATTTATCCACCATATAGCAAGAAAAATTCTTTTCTTCTTTACACTTTTCTACTTGTATAATTACCTTTGTTGCCATAATTCCGATTCTAAACTTTAAAAAGAGGTCTTAAACTCATATCAACTTCTTGCTATATAAGCGAAAAATTGCTGGGCTTAAAGCCCAAGCAATCTTTCAAGAATACTGTCGTAAGTCTTTCGAGAAACTTCACGACTGCCGTGCCGTGGCACTGGACATTTAAGTTTTGTTGTTGGACTAAACCAAATGTCGTGATTACCACCATGCCGAACCACATAGCAACCTGCTTGGGTCAGCTTTCTCACTAATTGACTAGTCTTCATCATATATAATAGAAGAAATTAATAAATAAGTAAAAGACCTCTTTTGTCCTTAAGACAATGCAAAGATATAACTTTTTTGTTATATATGCAAATAAAAGGATAACTTTTTTGTTATATTAACCTCAATTAACAAAAAAAGAGCCACCCCGAAGGATGGCTCACTATACTGTACTATACTTTACTATACCATACTGCACTTTACCCTACTACACTAAACTTCACCGCACTCCACTACACTTCACACCACTTTTCTGTTGTACACTGCACTTCATTTAATGACTTCTAGCTTATAAAGCTATTGCCTTATGTATAAACGTAGCTACCAATATCGCTAATGTAGAGAATGCAATATGGAAGCTACAAAACCATTTCTGATTTCGTTTGCAAAGGTAAGCATAATTTCCGAAACAAGCAAATTATTTAGTGTATTTCTTTATTCTTTTAAACTTTATTTTCTTTTAGAAACCTATTTTTAAAATTACACCTTATTATTATAATAAAAGTATCATTTCAAATAAACCCAATTTGTTGAAATGTTACTAAACGTATAACTTTGCTTTTTTGCCTTTTGCGGTTCTTTGTCAAAGTCAGCCGTAACAAACAAATGCGTTCCGTATAATTCCATATTCATTGCTTTTGTTCTCTCATCGCCCTTATCTTCTTCCAATGGGGAAACTTTAGCCAATTCGCTATCAAAAGCATAAAGTTTAAAGAACAAGTCTCCTTTCTGTTTAGAATATTGCACCAATGCGCCATAAGGCTTTTTTACAAGAACAATAGCATTATTCAACTCCTTGTATTCATCACTACAGCTTTCCACGATTTTTTGCTGGTCTTCATTAGAATTTACACGCATCTTTTCCAAATGCTTTCCTAATGATACATACACACTATCCAAAATCTTATATGCACCATACTTATCATAGAAGGCATATCGAGAAGAAACGGCATCTTCAAAATCAGAGCAAGGAACTATTTCATTCTTTGCGTTCATAGCCTTTTTATTCATTATGGCTGAGTTCCAATTGATAACAAAATCCGTTGCTACGAAATCCAAAGAATATATTAGTCTATTGCTATTGAAGCGATAATCAGACAACGCCTTCTTGTAATTAGCCATTTTTTCAGCCTTAACTTGGTTGGAATGGTACACGTAGCCACCAATTCCGCCACCTATCACAACGATAGCTACGGTGATGGCAATTATCACTTTCTTCTTCATAATCACATTTATTTAATTATTGAACCTTGTGAGGAACACCCCACGTTACTTAACACTTTCCAACTTATCCAACACGACCCTAGCCTCAGCGATGGACGATGCGGAATACAACTCACCACCTTGTTTTATTAGGGCGATGAAATCACTAATAGCATCTTCTTTGTTCTGCTTATCAAACAATTCTGCTACAGGACAGCCTATAGCGTTTGCTATTTTTTCGATAGTTGATATACGCAAGTCGTTTTTCTCGCTAAGTAAACGAGAAACCGAAACTCTATTCATACCCATCCGGTCTGCTAGGTCTTGTTGCGTTACACCATATTTATTAAGAACATCTTTAAATCTCATAATACGTAATACGTTACATTGTTATTTTCTTGCAAAGATAAGAATAATCTTTGAAATGTAGCATATATACGTAAAAGTATTAACGTAGTTTAAAGAATAGTACGTTACAAATGAATATTTGTTAATTAACCTAAATACGTTACATTTTCTTTCTAAAATATTTGGCAGTGTAACGTAAATATGTTACCTTTGCATCGTGATTAAGAAAGAAAGGTCACAATAACATTATTAATTTAGCTGAGGTTGCACCTCCGAGTCGGCACTCGTAAAACGGTATAGCAATATGACTACTTCAATGATAAGAAGAAACTTGATTCAGAAGTTCGTTATGATAGAGTTCGTAAGCAACAGGATAAACACCCAAAAGGACGTTGATAGAATGTTGAATATGATAACAACTAAGCTCAATATGAACAACGATGAGGCCAAGAGCTTCTTGCGTGAGAGCATCGGACTTGCAAAGTAAGTAATTTAAGTTTAACGTTTAAAATTGAAAGATTATGGCTACTACATTTAAGAATATGATGAGAGAAGTAATGAATATGGCTCACAGAGCATTTCAGCTTAAGGGTGCTTACATGAGTTGGACAGAATGCTTGAAGCAAGCTTGGCAGGTAATCAAGCTGAAGGCTCGCATGAAGAAGCAGGTCGTTGAGTTTTACTTTCAGAAGATGAATGGTGAGATTCGTCAGGCTTTCGGCACTTTGATGGAGAGTCACATTGACTACACTCCAAACGGCAAGGGTTACGCTTGCAAGGACTGCACCAAGTATTGGGATGAGGTCAAGGGCGAGTGGAGACAATTCAAGAACTACAACTTGATTAGAGTTGCATAACAGATTTCTAACGATTTAAAAAGAAACTAGATATGGGCGCAAAGATTATCGTGATGCAAGGCAACATGGTTGCAACCATCGAAGAGACGAACAAGGACGCATTCAACAAGCGTGGTGAGTATAAAGAGACCGATCTGGACAGACATAAGCGTGAGGTCGATTTCTTGATTACAAGCATCGCTAACCGCTACGAAGTGACATTCAATCACAAGGTAGAGCTGAAGGAAAGCCGGAGCATCAAGAAAAGCGAGTATTTCGATAATATCTACTACGTTACCGAGAACGCATTGAACAAGCTGAAAAAGCAATACTCATACGAGTGTGACTTGTAATAGATTTCGTGAGGCACACGCTAAACTGCACCGGACTTTGAACATTAAATATTTAAGAGATATGGATAAGAATTTGATGGATGCTCTTTATGTGAGCTACAATGAGAAGTTTGGCGTGTTGAGCGACGATGAGCATGAAACTATTTCACATGTATTGGGTACTGATTTAACCTTGGTTCTAAACAAAGAGAATATGGAGGTGTACCTGTTAGTGCCTTTGACAAGAAACCATAATTTTGAGTGTAAGGGTAATTACATTATCGTGGATGGCAAGCGGTTCGATTCGGACATCTTTTTCCGCAAGGATGCTTGTCAATGGATTCAGATGCAATCTAACGAAATGCTATCAATGGTAGCGTAATATAACATAAGGTGAGGCACACCATAAACTGCACATTACCTTTGAGTGTTAACAATTAAATTCCGTGAACAATGGAAAGAAGAAGTAATGTGCAGCAACGTGCCACGATAGTTGGTCGTGCTGGCGAGGACAGGAGTCCTCCAAAGCAAAACAAACGTTAATGTTTTAAACAAAACACTAAAGCATTTGCAAGTTAAAGAAAATAGCATTAACTTTGCAGCCGAAAGTAATAATGGTTGTGAAGTAACGGACACGACTGACAAATAAAGAAGACATATTAAACAAATGGTTATAAGCTCCAAGCGTGGAGTAATATTTCGTCAAGCCCATTCCGTTACATTTGTGGGTAGGCGAAACAAGCCCTGTCCATCCTCTCTCACAACATGATGGACGGGGCTTTCCTATTTACAAGAAACCATACTTATAATATTTAAATTGTTTAATATGAAAGATTTTTTAGAAAAGAATTTGAATGATGCACCCATGCTGGGAGCATTTGTAAATCAGAGTGAGGAAATCAAGGTCGAAGGCTTTGAACTCATTAAGGTAGAAGAACGTGATGGCAAACAAGCTGTCAATGCAAGAGAGCTGCACCATAAGTTGGGTAGTAAGCAGCAGTTTGCTAATTGGATTCGAAACCGTATTGAAAAGTACGGATTCGTTGAAAATCAAGACTTTTGCTCATTTAATAAAGTTATTAAACGAGAAAATGGTGCTACTACTATTACAGAGTATGCCTTATCTTTGGATATGGCTAAGGAGTTGTGTATGATTGAGAACAATGAGACAGGCAGGATGATTCGCAAGTACTTCATTGAGGTTGAGAAAAAAGTAAGAATGCAGAGTGTTCCATCTTTGCCCGATTTCACTAATCCGGCTATAGCAGCAAGAGCTTGGGCTGACCAGTTCGAGAAGAACCAAGTACTGACCTTGGAAAACAAACAGCAGAAGGAGGAACTTGCCAAGGCATCGCAGGAGATTGTAGGACTAAGCGCACAGATTACAACGATGAAGCCTAAGACTACTTACTTCGATGTGATGATGAAGAACAAGAGCACAAGCGTGATTACATCAATGGCGCAGGATTACGGAATGAGTCCGCAAGCATTCAACAAATTGTTGCATGAGCATGGTATCCAGCACAAGGTTTCTGACCAATGGGTCTTGTACCGCCAATATTTGGATAAGGGATATGTGAATAGCGAGCCAGTGACCATTACGCACAATGATGGAAAACAAACCATCAAATACAACACGAAATGGACTCAAAAAGGGCGTTTCTTTCTCTATGAGTTCCTAAAGGAGAAAGGTATCTTACCTTTGATTGAACGAAATAATAATGGTGAGACACACTAGGACAACTGTAAAAGCCCCAATCTCGTTAGAGGTTGAGGCTTTCTTTATTTTTACATTTACTTCTTATCTAACCCATAGGAGAACAAATACTTTTGCGCTAATTTTCAAAGACTTGTATTTTTATTACAAAAGTATTGTTATTTTACATTTCGGTTTCATTATACTCATAATCCCAGAGGAATAACTTGCCTTTGACGTTTCTAATCGGCTCATCGAACAATTTAGCATTCTTCAAGAACCAATGATATTGGAAATCTTCAGCAAATGCATCCGGATAAGCCTCATGATACTGAATATCATCCAACTCTACGCTGCCGATAATGGCTGACGTTGGCAAGTCTTTGAAGTCCGGAATAACAATACCATGCTCTTGGCAATATTTCTTCATTGCGCTCTCCTGCCATCCGTCAAGTTTTTCAGGTTTGGCTTGGCTAGCATGAATAAGGAAACGACCACGGAACTTTCTATTCCATGTTCTGTTCTCAATGGTCTTGCAGCCGATAGCGATTAACCAAGCATACGGCTGACGAATTGATAATACTTTCATAAGCTCATTGTTTTGTTGTTTACATTCGCAAAGGTAGTAAAAACCTTCGAGAAATGCAAGAAAACTCTAATTTATTTTCACATTTTCTAAAAATAATCTTGAAATAATTTGCATTCTCAGATATTTCAACACACTTTTGATTGATGTATTCAGATAAATAACCATCAAGTATGTTTCTTCTGTACTTAAGGCGGTAAGAGGTTAAATCCTCTTCCGCCTTTTCTTTCTGATTCTGTCCCAATCCGGTTTAAGTACATCCATCGTTCCGACCATCGCCCTGTACTTGTCGCCAAGTTCGCCCTCGTTCATAGATGAACGGAAAGTGTACATCTTGTATCGTTCATGCTCAGGAACATATAATCCCACCATCAAGGAACGGACTCCATCTACCTCCTGCTCCGGTGCTATCAATACAAGCCCCTCGTTCATGCTTTCCAACTTGAAAATCTTTGAGGTAACAACCTCATAATAGTCTAGTATATTCATATTCTTGTCTCCTATAATTATTTTGTACGTTCAAACACTTCAATATACTGGATAGAGCTACAATCAATATATTTACGTGTAAACACTACTGTACTTCCACTTCCAATCATAAGTGTTCTGTTCTTTGTATTGCAATTGAAAGATGTTTCAATACCAATACCATTGAAGTCGAAACTTATTTTTGCTCCACCTACCAAGTTGATACTTCCTCTAAGACCTTTGTCCTCGGCTTCGCCTAATATCACATTCACATGACCTGCATCCATATTCTCCTATAATTAATTGTTAAACACCTTCTCTAATAAAGATACGTATGATAGAGTCACTATCAATGTAATCTCTGTTTCCGTTCTCAGCAAGTATAGTTATCAAATGCTTTTTTTTGTTATAAAGAACATCGGCAGTAAAATCAAATAACTTTGATTTGCTAAAGTTTGCATGAGTTAACTGCCCATTAGAGAGTGAAATACCTGCAATGCAACCGCACTCCTTTGCATCATCTAAGATGTCTTTGATAATCTTAATATCCATAGTCTTATTACTTTACTTCTCGTTCTACAATATCGAAATTATCCCACGTCTCTCCTTCGCTGTCTGAGATATGAAAGAAAGAATCTGAGATATTGTATAGATAATCATCGCAATCCAAAACTCGCTTGTAATTCTCCAAAGTGTTCATTCCTTTGTGTCTTATCGCCTTTCTTGCCTTATCTATGGTAGAGAAGACTTCTGCATCAACCTCCACTGCTTCACCCAATCCATGTTGGTATGAAGAAATTACTACATATACTTTCATAGCTTAAACATCATTATTTCTTACGCTACCTTAGATAACGTTTCTTTGTCAATCTCAATCCATTGGCAAGCATCCTTGCGGAAGAAGATTTCACTCTTGATATACTCACCATCCACATCAATGCTATCATCCTTGCAGACAAATGTATGGTTCTTTGTCAAAGGTACAAGAAGGTACGTTTTACCCTCTCTCTTGCGTTCTACAAGCGTTTTGTCCGTCCCAAGGATAACTGATACCCTTTCGTCCTTATCGTCCTTTAGAACACCTATTTTATCCGTGTGCTCGATATAGAGCACATTCAGAAAATTCTCATCCATTTTCTTATGCATTAATCATTCTGTTATACTTTTTCTTATTAACACCTCGTTTAACGGCTTCATAGAGCAAAGTCAAAGCTAATGCTTCATCCTTGACTTTCAAAGCCTTCAAGGTATCTCTTTTTACGTTGTAGTTCTCATCGACCTCACACAATGGTACGTAGCCTTTGTGCTCGAAATTTCTTCGACCAATCGCCCAAATCTCATAGCCATCCGGAAACTCGTTTGTTGTCTCGAATTCATAACTGCCATCAATAAACTTTTCCATAATCAATTATATTAAGTTCTTTGCCTTATCTTTTCTTACTTCTCCCATCGGAAAGCGTTAGGGTCTTTTACAACCTTCTTGCTGGCTTCGTCCCACATATAACCATCATTAAACCACTTTGGGGCTTTACCATTGATTACCCGTTTCGCCTCGGCTATGCTAGCATAGTCTGGTTCAACAACATTATCAATGCGAACGGCAATCTGACCGAATACGTCCTCCACCTTGGTAATATGATGCCCTTTGTAGAACACTTCTTTCAAACACTTAGCAATTGTCTCCATATCTCAAATACTTTAAAAGTCCTAAACTAAAGGGGTGTTTAAAGGCACACCCCCTATTAAGCCTCGCCAAACACCTTAGAACGTGAATATATCTTTATGCAACTCGCAAGAAGTTGTAAGCCTTGAATTGTCTCCATGCGCCCTTTGCTTCATCCCAATAGCGGATGCAATCTCTTGATGCTGCATGCCCTGTACCATTTGGAGTATAGTCAATGTGGCTCTGAAGGAGAGTACCAAAGGCTTGTCTTACCTCACCATTCATCTTCATAAAGAAGAACTCTACTACCTTGGTCTTCATCGCTGCCTCAAGCTTTACGACCTGCCAAGCCTGTTTCAAGCACTCAACCCAAGACATTGAACTTGATTTCAACTGATAGGCTCTATGTGCCAACTGCATTACCTTTCTCATCTTGTTCTTAATTGAAGTAGTCATATCCTCAAACCGTTTTACGAGTGCCGACTCGGCTGCATAACAGCAATTAATAGTTAAACTTTAAAGCCTTTATCTCTTAAAGACATTGCAAAGATACAAAATAAAATCATACAAACCAAATTATTTGCAAGAAAACGAATGATTTTAATCATCTTTTAACATAACTATATATGTATGACCTTTTTCTTAACAGAACTTCACATTGTATGATTTAATTCAATCAATACAAGAGAAAAATTTGGTAGTTTCAAAAAACTTTCTTATCTTTGCAGTCGAAATTCAATCATACATTATTATATTATAAATATGGACGTTAAATCAATAATTAAAGAAAAGGGCTTTACTATCGAACAGGTAGCTAAAGAAATGGGTATATCAAGAGTTACTTTTACCCAAAACCTCAGCCGTAACCCTACGATGAGGACATTACAGCGTATTGCCGATGTATTAGGGTGTAAGGTTGGAGACTTCTTCAAAGACGAAATCGAGCCATCTAAGCCAACATTTGTTTGCCCTCATTGCGGCAAGCCTATCGAGCTGGAGATTAGGACAAAGGAGGGGAAATGATATTCCTCTCCTTTTACTCTTCTATTCCTTCTCCTTCAAAAAGCCTATACCTGCATGAACATTACCCAACTTATACCAAGACTGGTTTAAAGTCATAACATAACTACTGAAGGATTCTTCCCCAATATCAAGGGTGAAGTCTTCATCTACATCAGGCTCTCCATGTCTTACGTACCCCTTATTCGGGGTGTATAGCAATCTATGATATGAGCCACTCTCACAAATATAAAGTCCGCTATTACGCCAATCGGAACTCCAAAATTCCGGTTTATTCACGTAACAAAGCATTACATCACCATCGTAAATAGGAATACTATGACTTCGCTCATCCTTTTCTCCAACAAACTTTTCGCTGTCAACATTGTCAGACTGACGGATAACAGATACGATGGAGTAACCATTTCCAATAAAGTCCGCTATATCAACATATGTTCTTTGCTCTCTAAGGTCAAATTCTTGTTGGCTTCTTACGCCATCTTTCTCAAAGATTACAAGTATTCTTGTGTACTTATCACCAAAATTGACCATACTTAGAATCAAGCCGTTGTTCATGTAAGACGCATAAGCTTCTTTGGCTAGTGTTAATACACGCTCTAGATATTCCAATGGCTTGTATCTAACTAGCCAAGACTGACCTTTATGCATCTTTTGCAAGTACGAATACATATTCATCGCCTCGCATTCATCTATTCCATGCTTCTTGCAGACCAACTTAAACTTATCCGGATAAACACTAGTTACAAGTCTATCCAATTCGTCCATAGCTTGCATGGCTTTCAAATAATCATTTGCTTCCATTTTACTAATCTTTAAGTTTCTCAATTATATAACCACGACCTGTATAGGTACAAGACAAGCCGATATACACTAGCTGATGTAAGAGCCACAATTCTTCAGTGAACGGCAATCTATCACACTTCACAAACTCATCTTCATCCTCAAAATCAGATGCCTTTTCCAATATTTCTTCCTTTGTCATTATCTTTAAATTTGTGCCCGAAAGCTGTTAAATATCCGCATCTTTTATTTTTTGTAATGTGTCAAATATCACATCTGCAATCTCAAACCTGCCGACATTTGGATTCTGTGGGACACTATAACATAGAGCTTTTAAAAGCTCAAAACATTGATTCTCAAATAATATCATACGCTTACTTCTTTTGATTAAAATACTTTTCCAACTCTCGAAGAATGAACAGCCCTCCTATCTTGAAAGACTGCTCTATCACCCCTCGATGTTCCTTAAATACGTTTTGACTTCTTGCAAACCGAAACGCTTCATTCTCTAGTATAAGCACAAACTTATTAAATTCTGCATCGGTCATTTGCATTCACCTCCTTCCTTTGAGAATAAATCATCAATACAGAGCCACCCGTCTATAGGCATTTTCTCAACAAATCCTTTCCAAGATTTGAATTCTTTTACTTGGGCTAATGAATAATAGTTGCCTACACTATAGTGCAGCAATATCCATTCATCATATCCTTCTGGCTCTTTATTTGTTTGATGCCACAAGTCCTTCAAGAACTCGTTGACAGCCCACTTAACACCTTCTTTGAATCCGTTTCTTCCAATAATGTTTCCATCACTGTTAAGAGGATATTCCTCAAATGCAGCTTCTTCTATTTTCTTATCATCTAAAACCATTTTATTAACCTTCATAACCATTATTACGTAGTTCATCAATTAAAATCTTGACATCTTCTATAGATTCTCTTGCGAGAGTTCGTAGATGAGTTCTGCGAACAGCTTCAGGGCAAGCGCATCTATTATCATGCTCGTAATCTTCCCCTCGTTGTTTTACTTTATCTCTAAACAACTCTGCTGATTTTTCATACAAAAAATCTAATTCTATTTCAGATAATTTCATAATCAAACCTCCTCTTTAAATTCGGACTAACACTACAAGCCTTTATTTCGATTATCGAAAATATGCTCACAAAAAATCTTCTTAAGTACTTTCATATACCTAATCTTTTATATCTTTAATATAGCACCACTTTGTGATGTTGTTTCTCCTTACATAATCTTTCCAATAAACAAAAGAGTAAAGATAATCAGCTTCGTACTTAATACCTCCATCGTCTCCATCATACCATTCTGTAAGAATCCATTCTTCGTAGTTTGGAGCTTCTTTTGCAGAGTACCATTTAGTCATTGTTCACCTCCTTCCTTATCATAAAGTAATCTTCTTCAACTTTATTATGTAAGTAGTATAAAAGTTTTAACTTTGTGAGTTTTTCTAACTTTCTTACTACATATTTTATAGTATTAGGACTTATATAACCGTCAGTCCAACCTCTTTTCAAAAGCCATTTAGTACTCTCCTTGTAGAATAACTTCTTGCATTTTCGTTTATTCATTTTCAATCTCCTTCACATAAAGTTTCGTTAACCTCGTCATTGTATGTATGAGTAACCGGATTGTACTCGGAATGGGTTGCATATACCCTACCTTTCCGGTTAGTGAAATAGATAGCATTTCCTTGGTCATAAAACCTGTACACTGTTATACTATCAACAACAAACAATTTCTCGACCTTGAATTTGTCAACAGAATCCGAGATTTGGACTCTTGTACCCTTACCTTTGCAACCTACCAAAATGGCGGCAACGGCAATTATCATAAATACCTTTTTCATATCAACTTCTTTTCTTCTTGACGAATCCGTCATTCATCATAACCTAATATGCTAAAGAACTCATCCATTTTTGGATTTAGATTATTTGCCATTAACATATATGCCGGAACGGAACGACCGATGTTGCACTCTAACTTCAATGCATGTATCATTACTGAAGCTTGTTGGCTTGAAATCTTAACCCTATCCAATCTGGAAAGTATTTCGCTCTGCGAATCTGCATTACGAAACACTTTCTTGATAAGACTTTCTATGTACTTACGCTGCTTGTCCGTCATTGCTCTTATTGTGCTCAAGAGACTCAACCAAAGCCTTCAGACCATTGAAAGTAGCATCCACCAACTCCTTGCTATCGGAAGCATCAAAATACCAATTTCCAATAATCTTGCTATTATTTTCGGCAAACATCGTAATACTCGTATGAGTATTTGAAGACGACATCTGGATAGACTCCTTTGTTCTACCCATGAGGCTGGCAATCTTTGCCAACACCTCTACATAAACATTATTCTTTTCCACTTTCTTCTTACAGTTTTTATGGTGTGTCTCACCTTTTTAATTAGTAACCTTATTTCTTAATTACATTGCAAAGATACAAAGAATATCCGAAACATGCAAATTATTTAATGTATTTCTTTTATCTTTTAACACACTATAATAATATAAATAAATAATTTGCTGACGTTAACACAAAAATCCCCACCACTACATTATTATATATAGTGATGGGGTAAACATTTAAAACAAAATAGCATTATGGATTTCTTCGATTACTATCTAGTACTTTCTTTAATTCTCCATCTACATCAAGTACTCCACCTTGCCAATCGGACTGAATATCTAAACTAAACCAACCACCTTCTTTTGTGCGAGCAAACCAAATTTCATTCTCATCATACTCTTTAATAACACAACCAATGAAATAGTCAGTTGTTTCATTCCAAATCCAACTACACTCGTCTGAATTATTCTTGAATGCTTGCTTTACATAATCCGGTGCATAGGCATATAAAGCCACGTCCTTTATGATTGCCTTATACAACCTAGAGCTACAGACCTTCCCATCATCAAAGAAAGGAATAACCTCACCTATTTTAGGTATACGCTTTATATCTTTCATCTTAAATCAAGTCCTCTACATAAGCCCATTTGTAGATGGCGTTGGACTTCGTAAACTTCTTCCACCATTCCTCGCCTAAGAAATTCAGATGCTTGAAACGCTTACGAACCTTAGTCAGACCGACAATGCGTCTGTTGTGCTCCGGCAATTCTTCAACCGAATGCCAAGCATCTTCCTTTTGATATTTTATTCCCAACTCCAAGGCTTGCTTGGCTATCTGCCTTGCACCTTGACTAAAGTCTATCTTATCAATCAACATTTCTAAGTCCATAATCAAATAACTTTTATGTTAACTTTGTCATCAAAAAACGCTTCAAGCACTTCCTTGGCTTTAGCATCTGCTTCATTCAAGTCTTTGCACTTGACTACTTGAACACCATAGCCTATAGGGTTACGCAATTCGTAGCAGCCATCAACCTTAACCAAGCGAAGGAAAATATCTCCACCTTTAAAGCGGTATGAATACCCTTCAGTTGCTTCATTCCACTGTCTAACAATGTTCCTTACCGCCATAGATTCTTTGCACTTTTTCCAATGTAGCACTAGCACCCTCAATGTAGGCTGCGATAATGACATTTCTATATAGCTCACTATTTTCCTTATCAATTCCTACCAAGCCTTCTGTTGATTTCAAAGGCTCAATTGTAAATTTATAAGCCTCCTCTACTATCCAGCTAGGAACTCCATTTGAAATCAAATTCTCACAATACTCATTCATAATTTAACCTTTTAAAATTAGTGGATGAGAAGGGATTCAAACCCTTCTTGGTGGCAATACCTCCCCAGTGACCCAGTACACGGAATGTTTAATCAAGAAATCCGCTCCAAGTTTGCGAGGGTCGCATTGCTTTCAGTTGCCAATGCCACTCATCCGTTTGTCAGCGACAGATGCGAATTTGAAGACTGTGCACCATTCCCAACCTTGCCCAAGGGTTTCTGCCGCTGACTTATAGGCATTTGCCAATGATTGCCGACAAATTTCAAGTGTTCACATCTTACGATGCGGTATTAACTATCTCCCTGCCCAAGGGAACAACCATTAGCGATAGGCTATTTGTAGTTATGAAACTTCAAAATAAAGCCGTGTGACTCCTAAGTTTACAATCCCGCCCCCACGCAAGGCATCACACGGCTTTGATACGTGGGTATTTGGTAGCTTATGGCAATCCTACCTCGTCTTTCTTATATCATTCCGCTGCCATCCTGCCGCCCAGTCTACCGGAGCTGCATTACAGCAGTGAAAAGATGTATTCACATTATACAAGGCAGCTCTGAACTCATCCAATTCTTCTGCCGAGAACGGACAATCCTTGTTTACTCGCCTTTTCATAATTTCACTACATTATAACCAAGCCGACTTGCAAGACCAAGGAATGCATTAAAGTCTTCCTGTGCAAGTTCTGTTCCTGATACTACTCCATTCTCCAACGTGAAGTAACGCTTTGTATTGTAAAGCACATCTTCTAAGCAATAAGTTTCTTTCATCCTAATTCTAATCAATAGTAAACAACCTTTCGACTGGTCTCTTTGTGATATTCGGGTTAAGAGAATTTGTTACTTCCTTTTCCCAAACACATCTGAACTCCTGTGGCATCTGATACTCGCTGATAAAGACCTTATGTCCTCTTCTAGCCATTTCCATACACCACATATAGAAACTTTCGTAATCGAAATTCTTTGACACATCGTACTTTTTCGCAGCTTTGTAAGGTATATCGCAATATACTATACTCTTATCCGGTATCACAAGTTCATCATAGCTACCACTATAGAACTCAACACCTTTGATGAGAGGCACATCACGCATTGTGTTTTCTATCTGCTCCCTTATGTAATCTCTTGCCTTTCCGTTCTTGCCGACAACATTATGTCCGCTATAGCCACCATCAAAGAAGCGACCATTAAAGCTCGCCATAAAGCCAATTAGTCCGACACCTGCCTCTGTGAAGAAATTATTCTTTCCGTGATAGCAGTCTCGTGCAAAGTTATACAACGTCTTACTAATATGATTGAAGACAAATCCATCATTCTGAAGATGCTTCCACATTTCGATAAGATACCTATTCTTATCGTTGGCAATCCTTCGATACGTGTTCGGAACATTCTCTATAACGCTACAGCCGCCACAGAAAGCATCTACAAACGTATCATGCTCTTTGTCCAGCATAATCGGCAATATTTCATGCACGATTCTAGCCTTGCTACCCATGTACTTCATCCTATCAACTTCTTAATCATTTTAACACCTCGCTTACCAAACTTTCGCTCGACAACAGCATTATAACTCACTCCATCAATGGAACACTCATCCGGATAGCACTCTTCAAGCCAATCTGTGAACTTCAGCAGATTGAAGACTAACTCTTTTCTCGCTAAAAGAAACCGCATATCTATGAATTTTCCAAAGCTTATTCCAAAGATTTTCTGAAACTCATTACCTATCGGCAAGAACTCACTTGGTTCTATTTTCATCAGCTTGCTTTCTTAGATGTCACACTATCCAGAGGATAGTCACTCTTCATAAAGTCACTAATTCCTATGTAAGTTCGCTGCAAATCCTTCTCATCGTCTTTCAAGTCTTCCGTTGCATTGATAGCTGCCTCGTTCAATGTCTGTTCGTTAAAGACACCTTTTCTCACCTTATCGAAATAAGAAAGAATTTCTTTAGTCATCAAATGGTCAGCCAATCTCTTGAAATCCTTATCCATCACTAATGCCATGAAATCATAAGAGTTTTCAAAGGCCAAGATAGGAGCAAAGTCCTTGAACGCTTGCATTAAGTTAACATGCAAATCTTCATACAGCTTACGGATGATATTCTCATAAGTTCCCAAGCAGAGGTTGGTCAGATTGTACAAGATAATTGCATTCGCATAAACTCCCGATTTTTCACCAATCCCTAAGTTCTGCAACCTCACCGCAATTTTATCTCGCAACTTATACAAGTCTCCACTAATCTTGTCATAGAACGTCATTGCGAATTCTTCATTAAAATCTGCATTAGGAACATAAGCGTCATAATACTTAACCACCTTTCGAAGGTTCTTCTTGCAGTCCACCCACTTCTTCTTAACTTCAAACCTAACGCATTTCTTCTTCAGAATACTTTTTTCGATTTTCTGCATAAAGCACTCTGCTAAGACCATTTCGACATACACATACTGCTGAAGATAAGCCCTAGTAACGACCATAACCTTATTCACTTCGGTTTCGGTCATTCCATGCGGCACACTGATAATTATCTTCTTGCCACCAACGTTCAACAAGACTCTTCTAAAACAATTAACACTAGGCATGATGTTTTCTATTAGAATATTCAACAACCTTGTTATAGCACTCTGTCCTTACCAAATCCTCGACCCGATTCAATGTGCAAGCCTCATGAGTATCATTCATGTTGACTTGTGGGCAGCAAATCTGATAAAAAAACTTTGTTCTGATGGTAAAACCAAAGAATTTGATTTGCTCCTTGAATACCCGACCGGACACCACCTTATCAAGTTTCTTCTTGCCATCGAAGAGATTCAAACTCTCTTCTCTACGATATACAATATCGGTCTTAACCGAAAAAATCTTTCCGATCATAACTATTCCTCCAAATTTCTAAGCGTTTCAAGACTCTCATCATTATCAACATCATAGCCGATATGATATTCGTTGCCTATTCTAGCACCAACATATACCTCTTCTGCATCCAAGATATAACGGAACATCTGTTCACGCACCTTTATCTGTCCTTCATTCAATCCAAGTACATCAAAGCACTCTTCCTGCAATGACTTATATGGTTTCGTTCCCATATATGAGACATAAGCCAGCTTGCCTTCCTGATGCAATGGCTTCCACTTCTCCCACCAATGGTTGCGGTACTCCAAGATACCTCTTTCTACTCCATCGGCACAAACATGTTTAACTATTCGTAATTTCATTATCTACCTTTTTTAAAACCACTTTAACTATCTTCCCATCACACTTGAACACACGAGACTTAATCTTATATGTAAGGTTGTTAATCACAACTTTATCTCCTACACAAGGCATAAAATGAAAGTCGTAATTTTTCCAAATGATATTTCCTTCGTACTCAAATTCTACCATTATTCTGCTCTCCTAATGTTTTCTTATATTTATCCAACATTACTGAATTAATCTCTGACCAAAAAGTTACAATTACGTCCTTGAAATCAACATTATGTTCCTTTGCTATAAAATTTCCAGCACTGACGAAATCAAAATAGCCTTCAATCGTCTCTTGTGTACCTGTACATATTCGTGTTATGCCATTCTTGACATACTTAGCCACAAAATAATAGCCTTTCTTCATCGCAACAACTCCCTAATAAATTCGTTACGCATCGGCTCAACGATGCTTGTATACAAACTCTGCTTATCTTCGGGAATATCATCCGGTGTAATAGAGAACATCAACAAATAAGACATCGGAATCTTCAATACCTTGCATATTGCATCAATCTTATTCTTACGTGGAAACGTTCTTCCGGTCTCCATAAACAACATATTTGTCTCGCTACAACCGATAGCCTTACCAAGTTGTCGTTGGGTCAAGCCCTTGCTTACCCTCATTGTCTTAATCGCCTTTCCTAAATCCATTAAAACCTCCTATTTTAATTTTTCAAATCTATTCTTAATTGCAATCATGGCATCCTTGACTCCATCCTTATATCCAACAGAATACAAGGAACAATCCTCTTCGCTCGGTTTTCCGGTTTTTGATTTCAAAAACTCTTCTATCTCACGGAAACCATACTCCAAGAATCTGAGAAACATAGCGTTCTTCGTGATAGCTGGTCGTAGAACATCTTTAACCCAATCCCAGCCATCACCATAACCTAACGTGAAATTTGATTTTCCACAATATCTCACTTTCGGCTCATCCAACCATTGTTTTATTATTTCCTTTTTTGTCATCATTCCCAGTTTTTATGGTGTGTCTCACCTTTTCAAATTAATAACCTTTATTTCTTAATTACAATGCAAAGATACAAAGAATATTTGGAACATGCAAGCGTTTTAATGTGTTTCTTTATTTTATTAATGTATTTTAATTATTTAATATGATTTCTACCATTTATTTTAAAGTTTTTACATTTTTCTCTTTCTCAAACACTCTTGCTACTATCACCTGTATCCTTAAATTCGTCTTACCATGTTCTTTAACGTGTGCCACACGCTTTGTAATTTTTGCACCTTGCAGCAATTTCTGTCAGTCTCTTCCCTTGTACTTTCGTTGTGCTACCTTTCTTGCATTTCAAAACATTTCCTATACTTGTCTTTTGTATTTCCAAGAAATGGACGCAACAAAAACAACTTCTAAAATTCTTATCCATTTGACATTTCCTTTTTAAGTTTCTTTCTTTGAGCCAAGAACATAACAATCTCCTCGAAATCATCGCAATTCAAGAGCATTTGTCCAACCTGCCATTCCGCTGCTTTCTGATTGGCATCCTCCATGCCCTTTGCTAAGAATGTGATTTTCTTGTCTTGGCTTCGATTCTCTACAGTAACTTCAAGTGTACCATATTCAAGTTCGGTAGTCTTCATACTGAGACCTTCATCAAATATCCTCAACAAATGATTAAAAAGATTACTTCTTTCCATTTTTCAACCTTTCATTTTCTTGTTTCAACAAGTCCTCAAACTCCTTGCGCTTTGCTCGCATATTCTCGAACCATTTACTTGGTGTTATAGGACACCCCATAAGCCAATGGCTGAAGTTTGGAATAGGCAAACTGAACTCACTAGCTTCAATCGTATAATCATACCATTTCAGCAACTCTTCCTCTGGAGCATCCTTGTCTATATCAGTTACAATAGTAGCCATATCGAAGGTAAAATCACCGCAATTGGCTATTCCACCAACTTGGCCACCTATCCAAAATGTCTCCGGATTATCCAATCCGTAAAACTCATGCTTCTCACAAAATGCCTTCAAATAAGCATTGCAAGCATTCTCGTAATCTTTCTTTAATTTCACCTTATTCATATCACATATTCTTAAAAAGTTTCTTAATCTCGCTCTTCTCCACCTTAGGATGGGAGCACGTAACAACTTGCGTACTTGGGTCATGTCTTACCTGCCATTCGCAAGTATTACACCCCAAATCACCAACTTTATTAATTGCATTGGTGTATCTGCCTTTCTCACCATAGGGGCAATCAGTAACAAAATCCTTTCGTCCCCAGATGTACTCATCTATCTTATAAGAGATAGCATTTGCTTTCTCCTTTTTCTCGCTAATATTTAAAAACATCATATCGTCAATATTTAAAATAAGCATAGCTGACCATCATCAGCGACCTTAACATTACTCTCAGAAAACCAAAGTTCCTTGAATATCCTCTCCATGCAAGCTACGACAATCGAATTTCCAGCAGCCTTTTGAAGACTTGACTTCGACACTCCACTTTCAAGCATCTTGTCTATGTATTCTTCGTCAACGTTCATTAAGCGGAAGAGTTCTCTCGGAGTCAAACGCCTAATGCGCAACCTTGTCTCTCCTAGCACAACCAAGGAGTCCTTGCTCGCAGATGTAATGGTATTGGCTATATTCTTTCCAAGCTCGACCTTTGGACTATGCATTTCGCCTTTTATCCACTTCCCCTCTGAACGAGTTCTTATAGCTGCACTCATAGGCTCTTTCCTTTCATTTGACACAAACTTCTCTTTACATAGCAGGGCATCGCTCAAAAAGTACTTCTCGTCCACATTTTCCTCCAAGACATCAACTAAGTGTTTCTCCAGCTTTATCTTTCTCGGAAAATGATAATCTATCTTATCACCATCGTTTCGTATAGAGAGCATGAAGACACGCTTTCTGTTCTGAGGAACACCGCAATCTGCGGCATTTATCACCTTTGCGTAGTTGACATATCCATAGGATTCCAACTCCTTGCGCCACTTGTTAAAGAACCCAATAAACTTTGTTTGAACCAAAGCCTCTACATTCTCCATCAAGAGGTATTTCGGTCTCTTGGTAATAATGGCGTTTCTTGTAAACCAAAGGATAGAGGAACGTGTATTGCTTCCCTCCTCTATTCCTTTCTGCTTTCCGGCTTGCGAAACAGACTGGCAGGGTGTTGAATATGTCAGTAAGTCAAAATCAGCAACCTTGCTCCAATCTATCTTGGTCATATCACCAAAGTTCTTGCCGGACAGACTAGGAAAACAAGCGTTATGTAATGTTATTGCGCTTGGCTCTATCTCAGACCATCCGATGCACTCGTAATCGAAATCAGAATGGTTCTTCTTCAACCGCTCTAAAGCCATCAGTTGAGAGTCATATCCGGCACATAGTTCAAATGTATGTATCTTCATTAAATATCATGGGTTTTACAAAAATCCTCTACAAAGCCGTCACCCCAATCATCCTCATGCCATATCTTTGCAACTTCAAGCTGTCCCATTTCCTTTATGGCCAAAAGAACTTGCTTTATATCGTTTTCATACTTAGGCAATGAGTTCTCCATAATCGGAAATAAATCCTTTATCTCTTCAAAAGACAACACAACATCAAACGAGCCACCTCCACTTGGCGTTACTTCAAACAACTCTTCAGAAAGATTCTTTGCGGATTTTAACCACTTCAAGAATTGCTTTCTACTACGATACTCACAATATAAATTGCTAAACTTTACGTATAGCTTATCAAAACCTAACTCTTTCATAATAAATCAAATTTATCTTTAATTATCTGTTTCAAAAACCGTCTGCTTGCCTCGTCTCATAGCACGATACTTCTCAGGAGCCATTGGTAAGCCATTCTCTTTTAATGCTTTCTCATATGCACCAAAAGCCAAGCAATCCGCTTGCTCGTTCAAATCATCACCATTATGCCCCTTTACCCAAGTCAAAATAACAAGCTTATCCTTTGCACACTTACGATACAACTTAATTAAGTCTGGGTTCTTTATATCTGCGCCTATTTCCCAATCTGTATAGCGGAACATCTTCAATGCGTACTTAGAATCACTTCGAACCTCTATGACAGAACCTTTCGGGCAATAATTAACGGCTGATATTATCGCCAACATCTCCATTCTGTTATTTGTCGTATGCAAGCAATGATGTGTCTTTACCTTTTCAAGTTCACCTGTAGCTGTATTCACAACGATATAAGCCGAGCCACCTGCCTTGTGAGTGGAATAATTATCGCAGCTTCCATCGGTATAGCAAATATAGTTCGGAATTAATCTTTCCCTACGCAAGTCTTTCTTGCTATTTTTATCTTTCGCCTTCATTTCTTTGGCTATTGACTTGTGTAATTCTTTATTTTCGTTAATTTCTCTTATCTCTTCTGCTTTTTGTTGTATATCCAAACATCTTTTACTATTTTCATCAAACTTCTTTATTGTTATTTTGTCGCTGCACTTATAAGTGTACTCAGTTATCTCGGAACAGGAGTACGAAGCTGATATTTGGTATTCACCATTAGGTAATTCTACAAAATCATAGCCTTTTGGTAAGTACACATACACATGGAACTCACCTCTGCATTTTCTTAATGCCTTAGTCAAAATCGGGACAAAACGACTTTTAGGATATACCAAAAGACTCCGACTTGTTGCGACACTATCAATCATTTTTTCTCCTTCAAATGTAGCAAACGCATAATAATAACTTCCTTTGTCACCACACACATTACCAGCTAAACTTATATAACATTCATACTTCTTCATAATCTCGTATATATAATAATAACACGTAATATACTAAGGAACACGTTAGCCTATTAAAGACTCCCTAAATATATATTCCAACTAACTACTAATATGAAAATGTCCGAAATAGAACTCGACCTTTAATCAGGTATATTGGTTAATCCTATTGATCCATTATAGTATTTGTTCGTGCCTTTTTCAAAAGCACCATGTCCCTTCAATTTATAACCATAGATTCTGTGCTTGATAGCAACAGAAGTCTCTCGGTCTCCAAAAGAGTAAGAGCAAGGTATGATTAAATAGTGCAGGTTACCTACGTTAAACGTAAAGTTCCTACGACCAAGCCTTTGCAATGTTCGTTCCATCTCTCCCTCTTTTCTATCATCTGCCATGTGCATTTCCGCATACGTGGACTTAATCTTACCTTCGCTGATAAGATTCTTCTTGATTCGGCATATAGAGCCATGACCCATATTCACAACCTTTGCAAATGAGTTAGTAGTTAGTTGATGCCAAGCACAATCATTGTTTCCAACGTTAAAACAGTCTTGACGAGCACCACTAATAACCGATATGTACAAAATGTTGTTGACTATAGAATATAACTCTTTTAGCTTATAGTCCTTGTTAATAGGAATACGACAAACGTAAGCCCCTTGGAAGCGACCTCCATTTTTATTGGGCTTCTTTTCTTTGTCACGGAACGTATTCACGATAAATCGCCCATTACCAAGTTCTGTAAAGAGTCCATCCTCCTTGACATCCTTTAGCAATTTTCTTGCCTTTGGATAGCCTACACCGAGTTTTTTCTTTACATCCTTGATGGTTAAGTTAAATATTACAGAATTTCTGCGTTGCATCTTACACCAAATAGCAAAGCAAAGCGTCTCCTTGTGCGCCTTCACTTCTGATGATGACGCACCATAGGTATACTTCTTTACCAAGTCCATACGTATATGTAAATAATGCTTTCCCATAAATTCCTTATTTGTTTAACTTATTTGTGTTTCGCCTACTCCAACATTTATAGCCCATTATTAACTTAGAACTATCTAAGGATGTTTCGACTCAAAACAAGGATTCTAAAAAGAAATCCTTACCCTTCATTCGTCTGACACCGAAATCTAGGTAAGGATTATCGTGGTATGGCTTTCGCCACGGAAAATCTTATTGATTCTTGTAAGCGTGTCAGCACCAACAAAGCACGCTGCAAAGATACTAATTTATTTTCAAACTGCAAGGGCTTTAATGTGATATTCTACTCTAATTGCGTATTTTTAACACACAACCCAATTTTAGTTACATATATAAAACTACAAATACATTAAGCCGCTTGCAATATTAACATTTTACACTCTAAGGCATTTTCAAGACAAAAAAAGAGAGCAACCACCATCACTGGCAGCTGCTCCATAAGTTGTTACCTTAAACCAATCTAAAACCTTAATAACTAAAAACCAACCTAATAAAATAACTTTTTCTTATATTTTACCGTGAGAAAGAAAATCATTGTAACCAGCATCAAGGAAACGACCCAAAAGGAAATCATACCGAATTTCCAATAGAACAAATCCCATCCCTCCAAGTCTTTCTCAATATATTCCTTTTTGGTCTGGGCAATACTCAATTCTCTGTTTAGGCTATCCCTCTGAGCCTTATATATACTCGCTCGCTCTGCTATCTCCTTATAATGAATAAGGCTATCACGAACCTTGGATAGTTCCTTGCTGTCCCTGTATCTAATCTCTATATGAGTAGAATCCTTACCTAGCACTTTACCACTCTCATCTACCCTTGTCTTGACATCATCCTTGATGTAAGTAGAATCCTTAACCTGCTTTTCGGTCTGCTCCCAATGATAAGATAGCAAGCTATCCCGAATAAGCTTGACCCTTTCGTTGACAATTGAGTCCCAATGGGCATAAGTAGTAGTGTCTCGCACCACTTTTTCTACATCTATATATCTTGTCGTCCGGCATCCGTACATCATAAGCATGATGAAGAAACCTACCAATATGGTAACGAGCCAACGCCACCAATCAAATCTAAGCTCCATATCAACCTCCTTTTTGAGTGCAAAGGTACAAATAAAATCAATAGGAACAATTTTTCTGCCCACTCTCTCTTTTTCAAAATTTCAAAAGTGAAGAAAAACCACCACCCAATTAAGGATGATGGTCTTACTAATGCCTTAGTTGAGCCTGTATCTCGTAAGATTACCAAGTGATTATCTTTCCGTTGTTACATACGAGCTTTCCGTATTGTATATTTCCAACTCTGCGAAGCCATCCATGCAGGTTCACACTTTGCTTTGGGTCATTGTTCACAATCGCATTGAGAAAGGCAATTCGTGACACCTTCAACTTATCGAACAACGACCATTGGCCTTGTTTGTATGAATTGATAGCAGCCAAGGTCATGTTACCCATGATACCATCAGCTTTTGTTCCTACAATAGTTTGAATCTTTTGTACGGCTCTGCTTACTCCACTATTATAAGCAAAGTCAACCAAGAGATTAGCCACCGACTGGCTGTTGATTTGGTCAGCCTTGCAAGCATCCCAATAATATTTCTTGAAGATGTGATGCCATTGTTCATCGGTTATCTTCTTCAAGTCCGATGCGGTCTTGTTTGCTCCATACACTTTGCGGAACGTCTCTAGGGTAACGCCTTTCATTGTTTCGTGTCCCCTATCACTCTTCTTGTTAGAATAACCACCCTCGAATGAGAGTATGAATGGTTTTAAAATACTTGAATCTGCCATAGTCTATTTATCGTTTTCGCTTTGATGTTCGCCACGTTCCCCTATCGTCTTGGTAATACCAGCTGTGACGAACAAACTAGCCACACTACCAACAAATGCACTTAACCCCATCAAATCGGTCTTGATCGTCCCATAAGTCACCACTTCCCACACTAAGATGAAGCATACAACTAAGAGCATCAAGAAACCTATCAAGGTCACGGACACTAAGAAGAATGCCTTGCTTGAATGTCCGCTATTAACTTGTATGAGTAATTTCAGATACTTTATCATAACTTAATCCTCCCTATCACGATATATCGCATCTTCTTCCTTTTCAACCAACGATTCTAAGGATTCTCGCTTTCTTGGTGGGGTTCTAAGTTGGCATCCATCCTTGATGCATCTGTTCCATTGTGCCTCATGCAAGGCAAGCTTCAAATCGTTCTTCTCATCCCTAAGATTGCGTATGGTAATACGATACTGATTGATTTCCTCATACAATTCATCTACTTTACTATTAAGATTAACGACCGACTCGTTGGAACGTTCATAGAGAGCCTTCCACTCATCGGCATACGATGAAATAGTCTTATTCTCTTCCTGTGATGCGAGTGCCGCCTCCTTTCGTTTTCTACTATTATAGTACAGCAACGTGGAGATAACTCCCGATGCGCAAAGAAGATTAATTCCCGTCTGTATTAATTGAATAGTTTCCGCTGTCATTTCCTTATGTTTTTTGTTGCAAAGATAGCTATTTATATATAATAATGTGAAAATAGCCGAGTCAGAAAACTACACAATTAATTTTTGTGCAAATAATTAAATATTTCCTTAAACAAAGTTATAACACATTAAATTATTTGCTCTATCAATAAAATCTCATTACCTTTGCAAATACAGGTGAGTCACACCATAAAAAACTGAATAAAAATGAAGATAATAGAACAAGATACAATAGACATCATTAAGGCGCACATAAATGAACGACCAAGATACAAGTTGGCACAAAGAATGGGTGTCAGCGTGAAATTCTTGTATAAGATTCTACATGATTGCAATTGTAAAATCGAACATAAAAGACCTGTTCCGAAACCCAACAAGAAGCGTGATGAACAAATTGCAAAGCTTTACACCAACCATTCAGTCAAAGAGATTGCCGAGATTGTAGGGTGTCATCCGTCTACAGTAGGAAAGGCGGCAAAAAGACTAAAGCTTACTCATTCGAATGAAACTATTGAAAGGCTTAAAAAGAATAGTTTAGCAAATTTAAAGAAAGCATATGATAAAGCGACAATAGGCAAAAGGGTAAAAAGCTGGCAAAGAACCATGCAGATGGAGAAATTCAGAGTTATATCCTGCATTCCGCAACAGACGAGATTCAAATTTGCGGATATGCCTATAAAAGCATATCATGCCAAGTACAATCTCATAACAAAGCATGGATATTTCGCTTTCGAAGGTGAGCCATACACCATAGGTTATGACCGGAATACTCTCAGAATGGATGAAGAATACTATAAGAACAAATATGGATTTTCTTTTGAGGAGGATGAAGAATGCCAAGAAGATTAACAAAAGAACAGATAGACTATATTAAAGTCCACATCAATGACTACCCACGAAAGGAAGTAGCCAAGGCTGCTGGTGTTACACTACACACCTTATATAAATATATCACTATTTTAGGTGGCACAAAAATAGACAACAAGTTGAGTAAAGAAACCATCAGCCAAATTTCCGTCATGTACCAAACAATGACAGCAAGGGAAATTTCCGAAGTGTTGAATATTCCTCAATCTACAATATTAGGACAAGTCAGTAAGCTTGGTTTAAAACACAATGTAGAAACGATAAATAGAATTCGTAAAGAGCGAAACAAGTCTCTAAGAAACTATTGGAATAAAGAAAGATATGCAAGTAAAGGAAGAAAACTTCACATGCAATACAAAATGGATGAACTTAGAGTTATGTCGGGCAAGCCGCAAGAGACAAAGTTGAGGATAAGAAAGCTCTCCTCAAAGGCTTTGAATGCTAAGATGTATTTGCGAAAGTCTTATAACTATTTCTACTCTAAGGGTGAGCCGTTCATTCTCTGCTATGACTCCGAGACAAAAAGACACCCTAAAGAGGAATACTATACTGAAAAGTTTGGTTTCAAGTTCGTGTGTGCTTAATTTCTGTTTGCTGTTCCGTTTGCATTTTTCGTTTTCTGCAAACGGAATTTGCAAACAAGCCTTTGATTTCTATGCATCCGGAAGTATGATATTACCTCCTATCACCTTAACTACTTGATTATTAGTGATTAAAAGAAAGTTTGATAGAGTTATTTCATCTTATCCTTATTATTCGTAACTTTGCAGCCGTAACGTTACATAGAGTTAGTTTAATTAAGGTTTAACACAAAAAGATTATTCTTATGGAGACATCAAAAACTTATGTTTTTAATCCAGAGGGTTCAGGTAACAATGGAGGAATGATGAGCTTGATAGCTCCTCTGCTCCAACAGAGAGGCGTTGATCCAAACGTTCTTCTTGCGATGAAGGGTAATAACGGATTCGGCAATGGTGATGGTTCTTGGTTCATTTGGCTGCTCTTTATCCTTTGCTTCTGCGGTTGGGGCGGTAATGGTTTCGGCTTTGGTGGCCGTGGCAATGGCGGAGGTCTTGCTAACGAAATCAACAATGACTATGGTCGTTCCTTGCTTATGGATGCTATCGGTGGCAATCGTAATGCACTCAGTAATCTCGCTACTCAGCTCAATTGTACTGAAGGACAGATTCAACAAGCAATCTCTGCCTTGACAACCCAAGTTCAGAACGTGGGCAACCAAGTAGGCATGAGCGGAATGCAAACCATCAACGCTCTTCAGCAAGGTAACATGCAGATTGCATCACAACTCGCTGATTGCTGCTGCCGTGTAAATAACAATATTACGGCTATGGACGGAAACGTCAAGTTGGCTATGTGTCAGCAGACTGGCACTTTGCAGAATGCCATCAACAATGTAGCCGTAAGTCAGGAACGAGGCTTTTCTAATGTTGCTTTCGAAACCAAGGGTCAGACATGCGACATTTTGAATGCTATTAAAGATAGTACTCAGACCGTAGTTAATGGCCAACGCCAAGCAGAACTCAGAGATATGCAGGACAAGATAGACCATCTTCGTGAAGAGAATGGAACTTATAAGTCTTCTGCCATGACTTCGCAGATTGTAGGTCAAGCTATGGCACCTGTCAACGCTATGTTGGCTGGCTTGCAAAAAGAGGTAGATGGTATCAAGTGTAAGCTTCCATCAACTGTCACAACCAGCTACAGCCCATTTACTGCTGTTCCAAATTGCGTTGCTTGGCAAACAGGCTTATATGGTCTGAATGGTGTCAACAATGCAAGCTTTTGGGGTTAATTAGGAAAGGAGGCTGCTATGTTATGGATGAGACCTTTTGCATGGGTTAATCGTAACGGCTCGGCAGCTATCGCATCTACAGGCGTGGTGGTGAACACCGAAAATGTTGTTTTCTCGTTCAGAAACCACGCCTTCGTGAATGCTAACTATAGGGGAACTATCTTTGTGAACCTACATCAAGCCATTCCGACAGGTACGACAAATACGCTGCCAATCCTTTTCGAGACCAATGGCGTAACCCAAGCTGTAACTAAGTTCAACGGCAATCCTTTGACGGTAGCCGACATTGCAGGAACTGGAGTTTATCAGTTTTGGTTCGAGCGAGATACTAACACCCTTCAGCTAATGACGGGTATTGTTTAACAATTAACATTACAAAGCTATGTTTCAAGGACTTCGACCTAACAGCATATTCTATGTGCTTGACAAGGGTGAAAACCCAAGTCTTAAAATCGGACAGGTTGTGTCGGTCAGTAACCCACAACCTAAGTTCCCAACATATACTCCTGGGCAATTCAACCCACAACCAATGGAGACTACCGTTGATGTTGTCGTAAAATTGCCTAATGAACAAATGGAGTTCAAACAACTCCCATCCAATATGCAAATCGCAAATTCAGAAAACCTCGTGGTTTCTGAAAGCCGTGAAGCTATGGATGCGGAAGTTGATGCTATGTATCGGCATTCTAAGGAGATTGTGGAAAGCGAGCCATACCACAAAAAGGTTATGGCAGAGTGCGCAAAGATGCGTGCCGTATTGAATCCACAAATAGCCAAAGACAGACAACAGGAAGAAGACATCAATAACCTCAAAAGCGAGGTTAGCGGGATGAAGGGAACTTTGACCGATATTAAGTCTATGTTGTCAGTGGCTTTGGAAAAAGTTAATACAAAAAAGTAAATCATTATGGGATACATGATAGAAATTACCGAAAACAAGGTAAATGAAATGTCAGAACTTGTAGAGAAGATGCTTAAGTATGGTGGCAAACTCATGCACTGCATTGATGAAATGGGTGATGACAAGTATGGAAGAATGGGTCACAGAAGCCCAATGCCAGATTACCGAGACAATTGGGATGACGATGATGACCGCTATGGTGAAAGACATGGTGGTCGCAGAGGTGGCGGTTATCGCTATTAGTATTACACTTTGAGGTGGGGAGAAATCTCCACCTCCTTTAAAAGCTTTTATTATGGTAAGATACAAAATACCACTTGACGCATACGATATGAAGCCTGAAGGGATGATTGCATACCTTCGCTACAATGGCTGGCACTTCAATAAAAAGATGTGCGATTGGGCTATTACCTTAATGCGCAAGACAAACGCAACAACTGGTAAGCTCGAAAAAGTTGAACCGACAGAAAAAGATACAGTCGAGGAACTTCTTAAAGTCAACAACGTAAAGTTGGAGAATGCCGACAATTACGATTTCGTTTATGTCGCAAACATGGCTAGAGCCGATTTCTTTAAGTCTTCTTTAAAAGACGAAGCTGCTTTGGCTCAATTCATTAAGGATATGGTGGATGACCCAGACCAAGCGGACGGATTTATTTTCAATAGATTTTATGCCGATTGCAACCATAATGGTATCGGCATTCCATGGGATGATGTATTATGATTAAACAAGAAATTTACTTGGAGAAATACGATTGGAATGTGATTGTATGTCATGTAGCTAATCAAGAAGATGTTGACGAAGCTATGGACTTACTAAGTTCCATTGATTGTAAGGGGCAACCATTATTGGATGCATACGACCACATTTCAACCAATTCTTCAAACAAAGGATTGACATACACAAATGTTTCAAAGAAAACAAGTGTTGTGCTCATTTGCAAATCTACTTCTGAAGGTGAGTATATAAATAGTCTCACACATGAAATGTTTCATGTAGTAGCACATATATGCAACCATCTGGGAATAGATATGCAAGGCGAAGAACCATGCTATCTTATGGGATGGCTTTGTCAGTCGATATTATAGAAGATTTCCTTATAAGTTTAACTTGGCGGGCAGACCTTGGATTTTTCCATCTGCCCTCCTATAAAATTACAAGAATATGAGTTGTTCGAAAATCAAAAATTACCTTTATGAACGTTTTAATGAGGATTTTAACGTTCTATCTGAGAATGAAAATCGAGTTATCATAACATTTGATGATAATGACTTGTCGGTACTCGTAAACAAGATGGAGAATAAATTATTCATTCTCGTTCCGCTAACTAATATGCATTCGTTTGAACATCATCCGGATTGGATCTTGGTAGATGGCGAACGCATCAATAGCAACCTATTTTGGAAGGAATGCGGCAACCAAGTGATAGAATATCAAGGTGATGCCCCTATAGCTATCAAGCAAGACACCATAGAGAGAATTGTTAATGATTTCATTAAAAACAGATAACGTTTTAAAATTTGCATTAATTTATTTGCAAGGCCATCTTTTTTGTCGTATCTTTGCATTGTAATAAAAATGGTGAGACACACCGGAACAACTGTGTTTTACAAACTTAATTTTCGTAGATAAAGATATTAATATATCAATATAGAAAAAAGCAAAATTATGACAGAAAAAGGATATTTAATCAAGAAAAAAGTATTATTCATTGATTTAGACGACACGATTATTACAACTATATCAGGAAACACCTTTCCTACAGATGTAACAGATTTCAAAATCCGTAAAGAGGTTTTGGATAAGATTGTAGATGCATTCCCTACTCTTTACTATGTGGAAATAGTCTCAAATCAAGGTGGCATCCCTCAATTTGTTGACGAACAGGATTTCATCGGAAAGATAAAGGCTATTGAAAGCTTTATGCAAAAATATCTTCGCAATCATACCGGACGAAATATCTTCGTCAACTCTATGTATTGCCCATCGCATGCAGAGATAGAAATGAGAAAGCCAAATACAGGAATGCTTGAGTCGTATTCTTCTTGGAAGAAAAGTGAGCTGATAATGATAGGTGATGCTAGCGGAAAAGAAGGTGACTTCTCGGACTCCGACAAACAATGTGCGGAGAATTTCGGTATTGAGTACATAGATATAGAAGACTTTTTGAAAATGTAAAAACAAAAAAAAGAGGGGAAGTCAGAGTGACTATTGCAAAAATTACAACAGTCACTCACGCAAACTGAAACAAAAAAGAGAGGCAATCACTTACCTCTCTTACTCTTTATGTAGTGTAGTATATCCCACTTCTTAAAATATCGGGTGTGCCCACGTTTCTTGCACTCACCATTAGGAATGTCACCCCTAGCAACCATTCGATTCAATGTTGCGTCAGAAACGTGAAGCTTCTCCTTGACTTCCTCAGTGCTCATCATTGGGTTGAGAGCATACGGCAGATAGTTCTCACAAAGGTCTTCTATCTCATCGCTACTCATTCCGCAAGCTGTTACCTTCTCCCCTCTCTTCTCTTGCTCGTCTGCTCGAAAACAAGAATCAGATAACGATTTTAATAACACTCCCAAGGTGTGATAACCAAATAACTTTCCCATATCATTATAATCTAGAGATTAAACTTTGACAGCCCTTGCCTGAGAAATACTTATCGGCAAAACCATATACATAAAATATAATGGTCATTACAAGTATTACAACATTAGCTTCCACCATTTCGTTGGTGGTGAAAACATTCCAGTATACGATATGAATAGCATTTATCCCAAATAGGTAGATTATCATCGGAATACGCCATCTGTAGCAGAGCCAAAAGAATCTGCTCGCAAGTATAAGCACAAGCGGATGGATGTAAACAGAGAAATAGATAAATGCTGCTGATACCCAATTCTCCTTAAACCATACGCACATTTCTTTTTCATGAGACGCAAATGTTACCATGCATGCAATATGAAAAAGCATGATAAACAGAGGCATCACTTCACAATAATACTTAAACCAAGTGAGTAGCTTTATGCTGTAGCCTCTACCTGCAAGGATAATGACGTTTATAATTTCGCTAACGTCCATGTCCTTAAACATTACTCTTGACAACTGTACAACACCGACTGATTGAACTAACCGATGGACTTCGTCTTTTTGTTCTTCTGTCATTGAAATACCTCCTTTTGTCTATAGTTAATTGTTCATAATTCGTTGATTTAAATTAAATGATGGTGCAAAGATACACTTTTTAGCACAAAATCAACGGAAACGATAATATTTTTGTGTTAAACTTTGCGAAAAGTAACAATCTGAAAGTAAATGGCTGCAAAAATGGGGGGGTGAGGTAAATTACAGATTGTAAGTAAAAAATGATGGGCGACCGAAATAATCAGCCGCCCACAATAAAGAAACATTCTCATTTTCTTTTACGTTACTTGCAGATGCAAGCGAGCATCTCCATGTCATCGAAGCTCTTCTCGCAAGCCTTGATAGCCTTAAGCAGCTCGGCTTCCTCGACCTCGGTGATTTCCACCTCGACCTCCTTGTCGGCGAGTTCGTTGAAGTATTCCATGGTCTTCTTGCTGAAGCCAGCGAAGTAGGCGTTCACCTCTTGCAAGAGGTCTGTGTCCTCCTTGGTGTAGGCGTAGCCCTCCTCCTTCATCTTGCGCTCGTTCTCCTGTGCGGTTTTGAGCTTGCCTTGCATTTCCTCGAACTTGTCATCCTTCAAGGACTCCTGCGCCTCCTCTTTGTCCTTGTCGAAGGTGTCGGCGATGGAACGGAGAGCCTTCATGTTCTTCCATACCGCCAGCATAGTTTCCTCACTCAAAGAGCTTGTCTTGAAGCCCTTCAATGTCTTGTAGGCGTTAACCGCCTCGATTGTCTTAATCTTTTTCATAAATTCGCTTGATTTATTGATAAATAAATTCGCTTACAAAGGTACAAAATAATTTGCACATACGCAAGCATTTAACACTTTAATATCTAAACAATTAGCAAGAAAGTGGGTGTTACTCACTTTTTCGTTTTCGCACCCACAAATCAAGCTAATTGTTACTCGTTCGCAGAGTCGGCAGCAATACCCTCCGACAACTCATTCACGTGCTCCTTGACATAGGCGGAGAAGGCGTTGATGTTGGTCACGGCATCAATCATCTTCTGCAAGTCGGAAGTGTTGTAGTTCACGTTCAAGTTGTCCGTGGAATACTGGCTGAACGTGGCAATCTGGTTGCCGTCGCCGTCCAACACCACACCGTTGTCTACACTCATAATGTTACCGTCACTGACGGCTACATTTCCCTTAACCTTGGTTGAATCGTTCACGATGTCAACCTCTCTCTTGAACTCTGTCATTTTACCTAATGTTACTTTCATAATTTTGTAGTTTGAAAAATTAATTAATACTGATTATACTTGTAAGGAACAAAGCCATCTTCGTTTATTGCCTTACCTCCTATGCTATATAGCTTTGTTCCATATAAGTTAATAATGGTGTTACCTTTTATCTTTAGCTGAATATCCAACTGCTTTGGTTGGTTTATCGTTGCATCATAATCACTAAATACATTTTTAAAGTGGAAACTAAAGTATTGGCTCTTTCCTTTTATGAGACTTAACGAACCAGCAGGGTTTTTGTCTATTTCCAAGTCTGACAAGTTATAGTCAGAACCTTCGTAACTTAGCTTTACATCCGTTAATTCATAAGAAGAATTTGTCAGCGGAGTGCCATAGAAAGTGATATAAAAATCTCTATATCTATTTACTGCCAAAATGAGATGTAGTCCATCTCCATATTCCTCTTCTAAATCTAATAATGTATAAAGGCTATAAGTTCCATAGCCTACACTTATTTGGTCTTTACTATCGGCTGTTATCAACGACAAGTCTTCCTCAAAGAAACTCCTGTAGAATACAGCGGATAAGGGATAAGAAGTCAGTTTCGCTTTACCATAACTATTTGGAATGGTTAAGAACTTATTACCTTTAGCATTGCCCATTGCAAAGACAAAGTATTGCCTTCCTAAGCCAACTGTTATTTGCGTTCCCACTCTTGCACCTTCTGCTATTGGAGAGTCCGAGCGAAAATAATTGAACGACTTGAAGTTTGGGTCTTTTGAATAAAATCCCCAAAGATAAAGGTCGTTATTGTCGAACAAACTAAACTTACTATACAGCAAGTCTTCGCCTTCCGTTATCCCCCACATGTATGTAGGCGTTACTTGCACATTAACCGAAACCTCCTTATCATAATTCATGTAAAAAGGTGGATAATTCTTATTCTTATATCCTACAAAGTCTCCTAATCGGTATGGAGAATTAACTCCTCCCGTAGGATGAGCATAAACCCAATCATCATTACCTTTAAGTATCGCCTGTATAATGTTACTCATGGCTGTTTTGTCGTTCGTATAACTGCTATCTCCTTCCACGATTACGGGAGACAAGCCATAATTTCCATTACCTTTGCCGTCATTACTATCGAAATTAGCCTTGTAAACTACAGGCTTGTGTTCCGCCCACTTGTCTATATTGTCGCTCTTGCAGAGGGTAGCAAGGTCGTTGCTACTCTCTCCAAGAACACTTTTAACATCGTCTATGCTCACAGGAGCACTGATGATTCCATCTTTCAAACTCATAATCTATCACTTTTTAATTGTTCAACTTCATTCTCCAACTCTCTAACCCTAGCCTTCAACTTGGCGACCTCATCGTCAACTTGCTCGATAGCACCGAAGGCTACAGCAATCAGCTTTGGCGACCAATAGTTAATCTTAAGATAGCCGTCTTCGTCCTTCTCCACAAGGTCTTGCATCAATGTGTTGTGAAGAACCCTTTGGGCAATCCATCCGATGCTAGCCTTGTCGTCTTCATTGTATCGGAATGCCACCGTTCCACCCATTGCCTTGATGATAGCCAAGCTGTCAACGCCGTGTATGTTGTGCTTCAAGCGTTCATCGGAAGACTGATAAGCTGTTATGCCGCCTGTTGTCTTGATAGAGCCATTGTTAAAAGTCCAAGTATATTCCGAAGCTCCTGTTTGAGAGACGCTGAGACTAGCAGCACGATAAGTTACATCAAAACCACCCGATGCTACCATTGATATTGTACCACTTCCACCTTCGATGGTTATACCATGTGAGCTAGTAAGCCCTATGTTACCATAAGCACTTAAATCTAAAGTGGTTTCATTAAATGTAATGGAACTATAATAAGGTGAGCCATCACGATGATATTCTCGTATAACATTCCCCGAAAGCAACAAAGCTTTGTTTCGTGTAGAAATAATACTATTAGCAGTATAAATACTTGGACAATAAATACTCTTAAACGTACCAGTACCATCTATACTTATCAGCCAATTATTAGTATCATCTCCATTATCATCTGTGTCCCAATTACCAATATCTGAAACTAATACGTATCCACTATTACCAGAAGAGCCAATACGAAGATAATCATTGCTATTATCACAATGTATTTGAAAGCTGTCGGAATCTGAATCAAACAGTATTCTATCTATTGCCTTAAGCTGAAGTTTACCACCACTCTGCGCATTTCTTGCGTTGAACACACTTCCGTCCGCAATGCCAAGGTAGACAGTCTTGTTGCTATGAGTGTACTTCAATCCTGCCCATTGATCCCAATCCCAAGCAGTTTCACCAAAACGAACCGCAGCACCTGTGTTGAAAATAACTTGCGCATCAATGGCACTAATCGGAGCAGACTTGTTACCAATCTTAAGCGCACCATTCTGCAACGATGTACTGATGGTGTTGCTTGCGCTGATGGTGGTCGCACCGCTCAAAGCACCGCTCACGTTAGCCGTTCCGTTGAACGACTGTCCCCAGATGGTTCTTGCGGTTTGAAGTTTCGTAGCACTGGCAACATTGTCTGATGTAAGTGCCAAAGTTCCTGTCGCCGTAGGAAGTGTTACCACATTGCCGTGGTTGCCGTTGGTATGCAACCTTACGGAATAGTCGCTGCCTGTGGTGTTGTCGTGGTGGAAATCAATGCAATGTCCAAGTTCTATCACGCCATCAGTTCCAATTACAGGAATCTTGCCATACGGCTTGCTACTTCCTGACTGAGCATGATAGCCGTCCACGGTGTCACAATTCGTGGCATAGGCAGCTGTCAACGTCTTATTCGTGCCGCCAATGGTAATGGAGATGTTGTTCCCACTATTGGACAGATTAGTAAACAAGCCCGAGGCATGAACCCCATCCAACGTGTCGGCATTTCCTGCATTGCTCGCATAGTTGACGGTCAGCGTCTTGTTTGTTCCTCCGACCGTTATAGACAAGCTGTTTCCGCTGTTAGACAAGTTCGTAAACAATCCGCTGGCGTGTATTCCGTCCACCATGTCCGCATTATGCACCGTTGCCACGTCAGAGCCTTGTGCGATGCTTGTGTAGGCTTGGTTGTGAATGGCGGTCGCTGCGTCCTCAATGGTTGCGTATGCCTCGGTATGGCTTGCGGCGTTGCTTGCCTCCGTGCTATTAACCAAGGTGAATCTCTTGATCAAGCTACCACGCTGGTCTTGCAACGTTCTGATTACAACAGAAGCATACGTGCCACGCATCTTAAGGAACACATCATAGTATGCCTTGCCTGTGGTCTTATACATCGCAATCTTCAAGCTGTCCAATCCGTAGCCGTTGCGAGAAATCCACTGAATGCTACAACTTGCGTTTGCACCTGTGGAGAGGTTATCCGTTCTTATGTAGACTCTGGCTATTCCATAACAGCCGCCAATGAAGCCTTCAGAGATATAGAGCAAGATGCAGCCATCTGACCAATTACCTGTAAGCTCATTCACCTTAGCTATTCTTCGCCAAGGATAAGTGTTGGTGTTGGAGACGGTTGCATTACAATAGCTCATGTAGCCATTGATGGTGATGTTGGCAGAGCCATCGAAGTTGGCATTACCCATAAGGTCGCCGTTAAGGGCGATGTTCCTAGCCGTCACCAACTTGGTTGCCGAGTACACTTGCATGTTCGCCAACGATTTTGCAACCGTTCCGATTGTCATGCTCACTCCATTGTTCGTGTTGCTCAAAGCGGTGAATATGCCGTTGAGATGGACATTATCCAACTTATCCGCATTGGAGATTGTCTTGCTGTTGATGTAACCCCATATTGCCGACGCTGGTCTCCTAGATATCCTATTCTTGGCGTTGCTGTCGTTGAATCCATTGTCGCTCGCATAGGAAGTAAGAATCTCCGTCTTGTCGGTCAAGTTCGCTGTGGCTGTTGATATGGAAGTAATCAAGTCCGTGTCCGCAACGGTCACATCAGCCGAACCATTGAATGACTTGCCGAAGACCGAAAGGGAGTGGTTCACCTTGGTTGCTGTTGCGGCGTTACCTGTGATGCTTGCGCTAGCTGTAATGAATCCTGCTCCATTCGTCAATTGGTTCGTGTTGTTCGGAATGCTTATGCTTTTTGCTGCACTACCATCATAGCTTCCGCTTGAATATCCGCTCCATGAGAGGGCACTTGGGTTCTTCAACGAAGATGGTCTATCCGTGATGTCTGCCCACTTGTGGGTATGCCCACTTAGGCTAAACGTGCTACCCTTAACCACGCTGATAGTAGTGCCGCTCTTGCTGATGGAAGTCACGGCATTTCCGCTTCCGCTCACGCTAACGTTCATTGCCGAGCCACCCTCCAAGCTAGTAACCTTGTTGTAAAGCTGCTTTATAGACCAAGCACTGGCCAAGAAAGATGATTCCATCTTGGTAGTGTCGGAACTTCCATTCGTAGCGTTAGGCATCTTGATAGCGGAGTCCCATGCGAGAACGCTACCGCTCAATCCACCGCCACTTCCAGCAGAGCTAGTTCCGTATGCGCTTATTCCACCTGTGGCATAGAAGTTAGCGGCGGTTGTACCATCAGACTTAACTACTTTAATGGCAGTATTAGCTTTATCATAAACTAATCTGACATCACCAATTTGCACATAAACACCATCAGTATTAGCAATAGTTATACTGCCATTTACATCAGCATTACCATTCACGCTATTGCCCCAAAGCTTTCTTGTTGTTCCCCAATAAGAAGTTACTATGTTGGCAGTACCATTAAACGATGTTCCGTTTATAGTTCTAGCATTCTGTAATTTAGTAGCACTTCCAGCATTACCAGTAATTGAAGCAGAAGATGTAATGAACCCTGCTCCATTAGTAAGCTGATTAGTATTATTTGGAATACTAATAGACTTTACAGCAGAACCATTATAAGAACCACTACTATAACCGCTCCAAGAAAGAGCATTAGCAACTTTTGATGCAGATGCTACATTGTCAGTAACTCTAGCAAGTCTTACCCAAGGAGCAGCCCAAGCTGCATCATTACTTATCTTGCCTCCAGCTCTAGAACGGACATAAACTTCAGTAGTGCCAGCTTTTATAGCAAACTGAGTTTGCCACATATTAGGAGAAGTTGCCGTATTATTACTGTCAGTATAAGACAGATTAATATAATGATGCCAACCAGTTTGTCCATTAGGATTAACATAACCATTCAACGTTTGATAGTTAGCAGTAGAACTAGCATAAGGTGCTGCAATATTAGACATACCCATACTATTCCCGTGTGTTGCAATATCGTTAAAATTGTTTCCAACACCACTAGGAAAAGCTCTTACTAAATTCAGTGTTTTAGAAGTTCCACCAATACTAATAGTAACCTTGTTTGCAACATCAGAAATACTGAAACCAGTAAACAAACCACTAGCGTGATAATTATCTACCATATCTGCGTTATGAGCAGTAGCTTCATTTTTAACCCAATTCTGAGTTGCATAAGCTGCGAGACTTTGATGTGCGGTGAGATAAGTTCCCAAATCTACAGCATCTCCACCACTAGCCGCAATGGTTTTAGTGATACCGTTAATCTTAACACTATGTGTATGACTAGTTGCCGACTTACCACTAAGAAGTGAATCTACACTACTTTTGGTATAATAGTTAGCAAGACTTTGGTGACTAGTCAAGAAAGTAGCACCTTTAGTAAATGTAATACCCTTTCCGCTTTTAGATACAGACGTGATAGCATTTCCACTTCCACTTACAGATATTGCATTAACGTAACCATCAAGTGACTGATGATTAGTTAAGAACGTACTACCTTTAACTATGCTGATAGTAGTACCATTCTTGGTGACAGACGTAACCGCATTACCGCTACCGCTGACAGAAATAGCAGTAGCACTACCACCTTCCAAGCTAGAGATACGAGAATCAAGAGCCTTGATGGAGTAGGCAGAAGCAACCTCAGACAGCGATTCTGATGTGAGCTTCAAGGCATCTGAATAACTCTTCACACTGCCGTTCAAGCCGCCACCACTGGATGAGGATGTCCCAACACCATAGGCAGAAACACCACCACTAGTATAGAGGTTTGCCACCTCGTTAGTCGTAGTGTTCGTAATCTTCAACGCCTTATTAGCTGCATCATACTCCAACTTGATGTTACCGATGGAGATATACTTTCCACTAGGCACGATGATGCTTCCATTGATGTCAGCAGTGCCATTGAACGAATTTCCCCACAATTTGCGAGCATTAGTAAGCTGGAGAGCCTTCTTCGCTGAACCGTTTGTGAAGTAGCCTTGCAAGGTGGCAATACTCCCTTTGTTTGCGGATATGCCCGAAGCATTTACCCCTTCTGCCTTTTTCGCTCTTGCTACCTCGTCAGATATAGACTTGTTGATTCCGTCAACGATACCACTTAAAGTGTCTGTCTGCGCAATATTGGCGAGGAAGCTCACCACCTCGTTCCACTTATTGATAATTCCGTCCGCAGTCTCCTCGTCAGTAGTCATAAGGGCGTACCAGTCATAGGCACTATTCCAATGACTTACCTTAGTGGATGAAATGCCGTCCAGTACAGACTTATTGCTATGAGTATGCTTTGCTGATACCGCACCATCCCAAGCTGTCTGCTTTGCAGTAGTAGGAATGGAGTAACCAGAAGCAAGGGCAATGGCAATAGTTCCATTGGTAGTGATAGGCGAGCCGCTGACCGAAAGCCCAGTTGGGACAGAGATTGCAACCGATGTGACCGTACCTGTGTTCTTAGTATATCCGCTATCATTGCTGAGTTCGGACAACTTGGTAGGAACGGTTACGTTTATGGTTTTCGCAGCAGAGTTTGGGGTGTAAGTGCCTAGGCTTGTACCATTCTTCTGAATAGTCAATCCGTAGATGGTCTGATGCGAAGTAAGATAGCTACCCTTTGGCTGATAGGTAGCCTTGGCAGCTGCTATCGTAAGATAGTCGGAGAACACGCCTGTCCCGAATGCGTTTATCTTGTCGTTGAGCTGCTTGATGCTCCAAGCAGTAGCAAGGAATGAAACTTCCGTCTTGCTGCTGTCTCCGTTGTCGGCGGAAGTCATGGCTGCAGCCTTTTCGAAGCCAAGGACAGAGCCGTTCAATCCGCTTCCTGGGCCACCGCTGACGGAAGAAGCACCGAAAGCCGTGATGCCGCCTGTCGCATAGAAGTTGGCGGCGGTCTTTCCGTCCGTCTTCTGAACGTAGAGATTGCCGCTTCCATCATTGATGATGTAGATGTCGCCAATGGCAACCTTGCTCTTGAAGGTAGCGATGCCGTTGACGGTAAGCGCACCTGTTATCGTTCCTCCTGCAAGAGGGAGATACTTAGCAATGGTCGAGTCCACTTGCGCCTTGGTATAAGCGTCCGTGATGCCATATCCTGCGATTGTAGTTGGCTTTGAGGTCAAGCTAGCGAAGGTATGGGTGTGACCGCTGAGGGAGAATGTGCTTCCCTTTGTCAAAGTCAAGGTGTGACCGTCTATGCTTGCGCTAGTAACGGCGTTCCCATTGCCTGTGACCGATACCGCATTGACTCCATCGGTGACTCCATAGCCAGCAAGTGTTGTTGGCTTTCCCGTAATCTCGCTGAATGCGTGGGTATGTCCCAACTTGCTATAGGTCTTCTCCGCATCGGCAGACTTCAAGTAAGCAGCCAAGGACTGATGAGAAGTAAGGTAAGTTCCCAAGTCAACGGCTGTTCCACCTGTGGCTGCTATGGTCTTCGTGACACCATTAATCTTCACGCTGTGCGTATGTGTCTTGTCACTCTTTCCGCTGATGTCTTGGTGGGAGGTGAGATAGTTCCCCTTTGGCTGATACAAGGTAGATGCTTCCGTCTTCTTCAAGTAGTCAGCCAGCTGTCCTGTGACATCAATGCTGTTAATCATATCATAGAGCTTCTTGATAGACCAAGCTGAAGCAATCTCCGTTCCCTCGTTTTGTGCCGTCAAGGACTTAGCCTTGTCGAAAGGAACGATGCTTCCGTTCAAGCCACCACCATTGCTAGTGCCCTCGCCGTATGCGCTCATGCCACCTGTGGAATACACATTGCCATCAATCTTCAAAGCACCATTTACCACGCTGAGGGTAATGCTACCAATCTTAAGTTTTCCCTCCACGGACAAATCGTTACTAACGGTGAGTGTCTTGAAAGGAGCTTGTGGTGTCAATGCCACAAGGTCTTTGATGCTAGAGCCATCGCTTCCACTCTTCCATGTAGGCTCGAAGAAAGCAAGGTATGCACCAAGGTTCTTCTCGCTGATGATGAAAGATGTAGGGTCTGCGTGTACCTTTCCGTCAACACCCCAATAGATAGCACCATTTGCCAAGTAGCCCGAACCGTCAAAGCGAATAAGAGAAGTAGCTGCATTCTTGGTGACATCCCCCTTGTCGTCGAAACCAACGACCTGTCCATCGTTCATGTAGCCACCCCACCATGTTGCAATTCCGTTGCCCTTGGCGGTATTGTCCACGATACCATTGATACCACTCTGCACATATCCAGTCTTAGGGTCACGCAAGGCGATGAGGGAGCTGAGGATGAGTCCACCGTTGATGTCGGTACTTGCATTCTCGCTCAAAGCTTCCTTCAAGTAATTGTAGGTAGCCACATCGCCTATGACAGCATTCAACTTTCCTATGATGGTACTTGTGATGTATGCGCTAGCCAAGCCAAGCTTGTTGTAGAAGGTATCGTATGCCGCTTGGAAATTGTCGTAGAGAGTCGCAACACGGCTGTTGATGTTCTTCTTGCCATCGGAATCAGCCGCATTGTACCTAGTCACGATGTCGGCGATATAGGCGATGAGTTCCTTCTTCGCACCAAGCAATCCTGTCGTGTCCGTTCCGAATGCAGCCTTAAGGTCGGTCAATTGGCTAGTTTCACTCAGCACATCAGAGTTGGCAACCTCGTTATATGACTTCTCGGCTGCGGCAAAGGCATCCTCCAAACGCTTAGAGTCCTGTGCGATGGCGGCAATCTCGGAACTATCCAAGTAACCATCCTCCGTAAACTTATCGAAAGCATCCCTGTTTGACTTAACTGTATTACCAAGATTGGTGAGGTTGGTCTGCGTCTCCTTGATGCTTGCCTGTGCCTTCTTCGCCTCCGTATCATCGGTATAAATCACCTTCTTTGTCCAATCGGCTGCGTTGAAAGTGGTGTTGCTTCTGATGGCGGTCACAAGCTCGCCCTTGGTGTATGCCACACCGCCGAGGGTATACGCCGCCTCCAAAATCCAAAGGTCACATTCCTCGTAAGACGATGGCTTGCTCACGTAGATGCTGGACTTGCCGTCTATCATGTCGAAGACGGCATCTGGTATGTCCTGCTTCTGCCAAGAAGAGCCGTTCCAATAAGAGGTCTCTCCATTGGTTGTGTTATACCAAAGGTCGCCCTTGTGCTCGGACTTCTCCAAGTCTGTTTCCCAAGCTATGCTAGGGTCTTCTGCTTGATACCAAGTTTCAGCTTTCCGGTCAAATTGTTTTTGTATGTCCTTGAACGTTTCTTCCAAGGTGTTTCCTTGCAAGGTGGACTTAACGGACAACTCAGCTTTGATGATGACTTTCTTCTGCTCGCTATCGTACTTAACGTAGCTGTCACCCTCGTAGTTGTTATCCGTTGTTGGACGGTCGCCAATATAGGCATCGCCGTAGGAACGGAAGAATGCCTTTGGCTTGTCGCCGCTCTTGTCAACACCATACTCCACATATTCCTTGTTATCGAAGGAATAGCTGTTGATGCCATAATAGAGCGCAAGGCAAGGGGCATAGGTGTCAACCGCTGAGAATACCAAGCAACTTTGTCTCATAGGGTCGCTTCTATTACCGCACTGGCTGAGTACATCGCCCTTCATAGGAACATCGCTACCTGTAGCGCAATCCGTCTCCGAGAGGTCGATGTAGTGATACTTCTTTCCTTCTAACGCCACAGGCTCTTCGTCTCTTCCGATAACCAATCGCCATAAGAAGTGATTACCTGTCTTGTGGTACTTTCCTGCATTCAAGTTGAATGACTCCGAGCGTACTTGGTCTTCCATGGCAAAGTCGTTGTCTACCTTGTCGCCATCTTGCTCTGCGAGGAAATAGCAACGATAAGCCTTCTGTGACACTTCCTTGTATGTCACAGTAACTTCATCTACCTTGTAAGCGGCTACACCACCAGCAGGGGAAATGATTTCCTTACCTCCGATGGTCGATGTCTTCTTGATTACAAGCTCTTCAAAGATAGCCTTCATGCGAACTTCCAAATAGTCGGTGATAAGGTGGGAACGACCTTCTGTGTCGGGTGTCCAGCTACCACCACTCAAAGTAGAGAAATAACCAACTAGCAATCCACGCATAAAACTAATTAAAGACAAAGCCTTGTCTTCCTTATCCTTATGCAAAAAACTATCTTCTACTTTCTTTGCAGAATAGACATTGTAGTCAGTTGGAGTAGTAGAATCATAGCTCTTTATGACGTAAATTGATTTTCCTCCGCCACCATTGCCATTAAGATAACTCTGTCCGTTATAGACAAGTTCCTCTATTTTAGACTCCATTGCATTGAGCCGTGAATATGACGGTTTTTCTCCAACATAATATTTTGCTCCATCATAAGGAATATCTAGACAAAACTCATAACCGATAATTCTTGAAGACCTATAGCTGTCACCATAACCTTTATTATAAAGATTTACTCTGTCTCCTACTCCATGCAAGTTACCCCTACCCTGATTATAGGAATAGTTAGCCTCAGCGGTACATGTATATGTCGTAGGGTCTATCATAGACTTCTTCATATCCTTTATAGCATCAGTCAGCAACTCATTGGAAGCGGAAGAAACCAAAGTTTCGCCCAATTTGGTAGAATCCCAATTGTAGAGGACAAAAGTATCTCCATCCTTTGGATGCAAAGTTATATCCGGCAAGAAACGGCCATAATCCTCATTTGCAACAATCTCAAATACCTGTGACTTAGGATTTATCTGTTCCTTTCCATCTTTCAATATCGGATTGCCATCATCGTCTTTAAGTATTTCTTCAACTCCATCTGGATTAAACTCACATTCGAAGTCCATACCATTAAGAGAACCGCTTTGGAATACTATATGTAGGTTCTTGCCACTAAGAATATACGACTTTCGAAAAGCCATATCACCTGTTTTTTCACCATCTTCATTGATTATGGAAAGAGAGTTTACACGATAGAATGTCCTTTTGATAAAGTCACCTTCTTCAGGTGTACTTTCATCCTCTACATCTTTTTCGTATGATGTCACCTTAGACGTTTTGATAAGATTTCTTGGATAAATATCATCATTTATAGTTACTCCCTCAACATACTGGTCTTCACGGAGTCCACTAACTTGTATATATCCATTTTTCAGTTCAAAGCCATTCTCTGCTAGCAATTGCTTGTTTTTGTCAGAGCATTCTGCTGAATTTGGTAGCATGAGACGTTTTTCAACAACACCATCTTTTGTTATATCAGCATCAGCATCTTTCTTATATCCACTAGGCAAGTTCCTTGCAGCTCCAAAAGCATATACCCTGTTTGCATAAGTGGACTGACTTTGCGAACTAGACATTGAAACAACATTATCGTTTAGCTTAAAATCCACTATGGTATTTGTGTTTTCACAAGTACCGAAATGCAGTATATTACCTTCAAACCACCATTCGCAATCAAAAGTCTGAGCTATATTTGCAATAGCATCCAACATGCTAGAATTGGAATAGGTTATCAGCTTGGCTGCATTCGCATCCACACTTGCGTCTATAACATAAGTATAGTCCGTTCCTTCTCCAACAAATTTAGAGTCGTAAAGATAAGACTTGTCTAACTTCGCATAATAAGCTAGACTTTTCATTATCACCTCTACATGGGTGCTTATTTTTGAAGTAAGAGAGAATGTCGCTTCTTGTGAACCTGTATTCGGGCGATACTTCAAGATTTTGTTCTTGAATTTACGATAATAAGCATCAAATTGCACATCATAGGAATAGCCCATAGTATCTCCATCCTTGGCTTTATTCATATCTATCAGTTCAAAACGACCATAAGGCGTTTCGATGAAATCCCCTAGTTGCAGATACACAGGCTTTGCAAGTTTAAATGACAACTTGCAATAATGTGATTGCATCAACTCGTAATGAACTAATGCGTCCGATGAGACGGGAACGACACACCTAACATGCTCATTTCCGCTATTGTCGTAATACTTGATTGCAATTTCCTTATAAGTTTTCATACGTAATCTTCAAATTCTTTTAAGTTGAACTTCGACTTATCTTCTATAGTAAGTTCACCTCTATTTGTAGGGTCATACTCTATAAATTTTATACTTTTCTTTCCAATTGAGCCACCTTTGCCTCTGGAATAGCTCGATGATTTTCTTGCACAATACAAGCGATAGACATCATCCTTAGAACTGGGAACTTGAATTGCCACAAAACCATTATCCATTAAAGCATTGAATGCGCTCATACGCTTATTGTAGTCCGCATGGTCTTTCCCAACAACGACAAACTCCAAGGTAACATTTCTCTCCGCTTTTTTAGGGCGAATTGGGACAACCCTTGTTCCATGTTCAGACCTAACTGTATTTGTTATGTAATCCTTATTGTCTGCATCGGCTTCCAACGCATCCAAAAAGCCATACCCCATCTTGACCCGATAGGTAGTCCAAGCATCTTTTCCGTTTATGATAAGTTCATTCGTGTTCATGCCAACAAAGTTAAAAACAAAAAGAGGAATAATATTATATTTTTACCACAATGCTTTCACTTAAAATTTAAGTGCAAAAAGGGCGCAAATCCAAATAGGAAATGCGCCCAAAAACAATAAGCTTTTGATATTATGAAGTTGTATTTTCATTTCCCCTTACTTTTGCGGCTAACGCTACTTTATCTTCTGCATCCTTCCGTATCTTTTCTATTTCTTCTGCCGGAGCATCCGTAAGAGCCAACATTTGGACAGCGGTCTCTAGAGACAGGACACCTTGATTGTATAGTTCCGCAATAACTTTCCACTTATCTTTTTTATCATCCTCAAAAGGCTCTGCGAAATCGAACTCTACTTCCAGCTTATCCAACTTGCTTCTCTTTTCAGGATATAGTTCCTTCATAACGGCAATAATAACATGCGACAATCTACCGACAAGCTCTTCATAGATTTCCATTCGGTTCGCCCTCTTGATGTAGCCCAATACCAACGCTCGCTTTATACCTACACTGGTAAGCGTACTCATGGCTTTCATCAGTTCCGGTGACATATCCGGTGTAAATGTATCAAACAATATAGATTGAGCCAAGTCCTCTTTCTCTGCCTTGCGAATTTCTGAGTTCTGAGGTGGATTGATATATTCAAACCTAGAATTCTTTCCTGTCAATTGTATCAGCTTGCCTGGCTTGTTCCGCTTAGGGATTGATTGTATCACGTCAGCGGTTGCCGCAGCTATAGGGTCGGCAAAATAGTTGTTCGCATCTCCTATCTTGGAGTCTAACATCTCTTCACGTTCCATTCTTGGCTCTGCACCATCCCATGATTTAGGTTGGCGAAAGTAGATGCCGTTAATCTTTCCGGTCGGATTAGGATACTTATACACCTTCCATCCAAAGCCACCACGCTCACAATGATAGTTGAAGACCGACGTCAATATATCCCAACATTCAACAGTTCTTGTCTCTCGCTTTAAGGAATAACCTATCGCAAAAGCAAGCATATTTCCATATTGGTCAAACAATTCTCTCATCTTATGTCCTTTGGAACGTGCTGCTACGTATACATCAACATGCATTTCTCCGTCTTTTTGCGAGAAATTAAAGACAAGTCCGCTTTCGGTTTCCGCTCCGGCAAGTCGCTTGCATTGGCGAAGCTTGGTATTGAAGTATATATTCTTCAAGTATTTTTTGTATAGCTCAAAGGCTTCATCGTCACCTTCTACTTTCTTCCACATTATCGGATTACCTAACAAGAAGAACAACTCTACCTCATTGATGTATCTCTGCCTTGTCCTTGCCAACTTCTCCGTCCTATATGGTTTTTCTCCCTTTACCCATTTATCCTCACGGCTCATCACCTTGTGAGTTTGCGGATTATATTCCGAAATGGCATTATCCACATCGAAATCATGTTGTTCCATCATGTTTACGACAGAATCAACATCATTATCTTCCAAACGTTCGAAGATGCTTCTCTCCACACCCAATGCATTGAGCGTGAGGTTTCGAAAATATGTCTTTATCTGAATAATTGAATCTACAAACATCCTTATAACTTTTTGAAGCAAAGGTAATAATAAACATGGTTTCTACACGCTTTAATCTACGTATGCCTTTCACTTAGTTTTTAAGTGAATAAAAAAGACTATTTACTAAAGAATCTATCTTTATTTAGTAAACAATCTTTTTTATTTACACTAGACTTTTATTCACCCTTATAGAGTACTTACACTAACTATCTAATAGTTAAATATTTGTATTTTTATTACAAAAGTAATTATATTTGTCGTTTAGTACACTCCTAAGTCTGATTTTGATGCTTTCCTTGGCTTCATCACCTTACCGAGCAATACAGCAAGAATATAATACCTAGCAGCATCTATCAAATGGTTATCATGGTCTTCGGGAACATTGATGTAATTACCATCCTTATCTTTTGACCACACATATTTACGGAACTCGCTCTGTAAATGGACTGATTGCCTAGTAGTGAAGATTTCGAATGTCTGCATCTTGTCAATACCAGCCAATATAGAACCAGCCCCCTTTTGTGCTCCATATATGACTATTCCACCAAGAGCTACCTCATCTATAAGTCTAGGGTCAGCACTATCCGCATACACAAACAAACCTTCTTCCGCATAAGGACGCAAGAATTTTATAATATCACTGGATAACATTTCCGTTCTATAGCAAAGTTCCTCTATGTATAGGCGATTATCTACGATACCACACTTCACAATGGCAGTATAGTCTTTCGAATATCCCCAGTCTACTCCGATGGCTACTTTCCTTGCGTTGCTAGGGAACTTGTCAACGATACCTACATGCTTGAATATTGCACCTTCAGAGACATCTGACCATCTACCTATCATTATATGAGCATATTTCTCCGGTTCATTCTCCTTCATTTCCAACACCTCATTAAGGAACTCCGGTGACAAATGCTTTATGTTATCAAGATACGTAGTATGAATGTGCAACACTCTTGGGTCTGTGCTGATCTGGACGGGAACGCCATCAAAATACACCTCTTTATGTGTCTTTTCTATAAAACGCTTATATACCCAATGATTTGAATCACAAGGGTTCATAATGATTATTACTCGGTTGTGCAAGCCTTTCTGACGGATTGAAAGCATGATGCGCTCAAAATCCTCCTCACTCGTCCATTCCTCAGCCTCATCAACAACAAACGTAGTCACACCATGAATAGACTTTAACTTAGCAGTCTGATTACCACTAGAAGTATTGATACCACGGAACATGATTTCGGCTCCTGTCATTTTGTTGACTATATCCGTCTTCGTGTTCTTGAAGTAATCCTGCGTGCCATCTATCTCTATTTTCTCTTTAACCTCTGGAATTACGGAAATAGCTGCACTCACCATCGTATAACGTGTATAAAGAATCTTATGCGCTATCTTTCTTTCCGCATTGTATTCGAAGGTTAGTCTTTCGATAAATTGAGAGGCAGAGAAACTTTTTCCTGACGCACGACTTCCTGTAATAAGATAAATGAAATGCGTCTTATCATTATACAACGGATAATAAACGGAATGTGTTTTTGTCATTATTCACCCTCCTCTTGATCTTCTGCTTCCTGTTCTATCTCTCTTTCAATCCACTTATTGACGGATATACCTTTCTTAGGGTCAAAAGGAATGCCCTTTTCCTCTTCATCCTTCTTACCTCTCTGTATCTCTCTCCAAGTCATATCGTAATGGAATAGCCAAGTTGAAAGAGCTTGTACGTTAGGTGGAGTCTCCTGCTCAGTTTCTCTAGTTTCCACTACTATATCATCTGTCATAACTCCATCTACAACCATGTGTCTTTTGGTGGTTGTCTTGCCTTTTACCTTGACACCTCCAAGGGCGCATTTAAGGAATCTGCCACGCACGATTGCATTGATAAACTCTCTGCCACGCACGAGGGATTGAGTTATCCTTTCGCCTCTTTCCGCATTTTCGTCTTCATTCCAATTCTCGTATTTTCCGTTTTTCATTCGGTTGAAGACCTGTGGATTTAGGTCAACCCCAAACTTCAAACCAAGGGCGTAGGCAATTTCAGAATCCTTCTGACCTTGCTTTGCAAGCTGTTCTATCTCATCGTAGAAAGCATCGCCATTGTAATCAAATTTCGGTTTTGCCATTTTCTTGTATTTATTATTGTTTCGCTATATATTGGGCAGATGGGTTTATACCTTGCCTCTAATTTTGTTATACATATAGAAAGGAACGGCTAGAATGAACATCGGTATTGCCAATACCATAGCTATAGCCAAGTTCGCAATCTTCATTAATCTTTTCTTGTTCTTCTTCATAATCTTTCGATTTTATGAGTTGACCAATTGTCCTATCTTGTTTATCAAAGGGGTAAAAAGACACGACACCCACATATTGAATGCGTTCTTTCTCCTCTTGCCAAGAAACATAGAAACAATCATAAAGGGAATGAGCATACCTATTGTTATTGCCGCCATTATAAACCCTAACGAGAATCTTATAATCTTTTTCATTGCTTTCATTTTGTTTATATGCGTTTTGCAACCTTCATAAGCATTTCTCCTTTTATTACCTTGTCGGTTTCGATAAAGCCAAAGGTGCTCATAAAGCGTTCCTTGTTCTCGATGTTATCAAAGGATAGCATGACGTAAGACTCGGCTTCCAATGCCTTTTCCGCTGCCTTGGTGTTTACTTCTTTCTTCACCTGCTGCATACGTTCCTTATTCGCTTGGTATTGAGCCTCTTGCTGCTGATTGGCTATAATTTGATTTTGTTCTATCTGTCGTCTCTGCTCTTCTTGCACTTCCTTTGGTGCTTGTACTTTTCTGTTTTCGCTTTCTTGGGCAAATGGGTCTAGTAAGGAATTAAGTTCTTTACCTAACTCATCTTCGCCTTCAGTCTTTACCATTGCATCATAGCCGAACAGGGATAAGTCTTCTTCCGTTAATCCGGCATCCATATAGTTTATGTCCGGAAGTAACTCACGGACTTTCATGTCATCCCATTCTCCATGAGCATTCTCGGAATTAAGCATGAAATTCAGTTCAACTTCGGTCTTGTAATCCATATTTACAGCCTCAGCCAAAAGAGTATAATCCTTTTCGGGATAGCCCATAATCTCATCCACGATGGTTACTTTTTGGTTGCCGCCTACGATGGTCATTGTTTGCTTATTGACGGTTATACCACCAACAACGCCATATTTTCTTATGGAACGTTTCAATGTAGCTTTCTGCTGCGGTGAAATCTTCCTTGGATTATATGGTGCTATCTGCACTTCGGAGCGTTTGAACTCTTCTTGCTTGCCTGTGAAATAATCTCTTGGTTTCGTCATCTTATCAACTCATTGTTTCTTGCAAAGGTATGAATAATAATTGTTTAAGAGAAATGTTTACTTGCGTGTCTTTTCACTTTGTCTTTTAAGTGAAATAACATATCGCAGCAATATATCAATTGGCTTGCATTTTGGTTAATTTTGCACAAAAAAAAAGATATGGGAGACGTTGGTAATAATGGGGCATATGCTAGGCTGAGAGCACAAGCTACCTCTATGCGGAGAAAAGCCGAGTCGGTTGGTAACAAGCTACAAGCTATAGCTGAAGGTATAGCTAAGAAGTATGGAGCAAGGGTCACTCCTATCAATTACAAGAGTGTTGACTCCATTGTACGCAAGGCTAAGGGCGAGGCTAATGGTATTAAAGACATTAAGGACTCGTACAGAACAACCATCATCGCAGATAAAGGGTCAATACCGAAAATAATAAAAGACCTAAAAGGCAAATACAAGGACTTTGAGTTCGTTAGACTCAAAGAACAGAAACTGGATACTGGCTATTCAGGAAACATCATCAATATTCGGAACAAGAAGACCGGACTTATTGGTGAGATACAGGTTAACACCGCCAAGATGATTTACGCCAAGGAGAATTACTCGATAGCCTACAAGCTGTTGGGTGGGAAGACCATGCGAGAAATCTATAAAGAGACCAAGAAACCATCCGGTTGGGGACATGCGTTATACGAGCAGAGTAGAACCGCCAAGAGTAACGGAGGCAAGAAACAAAGGTCGGTATCTATGCAACAAGCTTACTATGCAACATTTCAATAATTAATATATTTAAATTTCAAGTAATAAACATTAATTTATTTGCAAGTTCAATATGTTTTTTATATCTTTGCATTGTAATAAGGAGATAAAGACTATGAACAATAAAGATAAGAACAAAATCAGCCACCTCCTTAAAAACGGAGAGTCGGTTTATGTTTACTATTGGGAGGATGACATCGTTGTCCGTTATCAATATGTAAATAAAGAACTTATGTGTTACCCAAAAGGTAAAGGGCGTAAGCCAAAAGAGTTTAAGTTTAATGAGAACACCTATGCACAAGATGCTCTTGAATTAGGTGAGTTAATAACGAAAGAAGAATATGAAAGATTCTGAAATGATAGAATTGTGCCTCGGTATCGCTTGCAAGGCGCACAAAGGACAGATTGATAAGGTTGGATTGCCTGTTATATTGCACCCTATCCATGTAGGAGAAATGGGTAATAGTACCGAAGAGATTTGTGTCGGATTTCTCCATGATACGATTGAAGATACGGATATGACCTACGACAAGCTGTTATCACTAGGTGTTAGAAAAGACATTGCCGATAGTGTATGTGTCCTAACCCACAAGGAAGGTGTTCCGTATTTTGACTACGTACAATCAATCATTGACTCAAAAGATATGGTTGCAATACAAGTCAAAATCAACGACCTGCATCACAACCAATCGAGAGCTAAGAAGTACGGATTTCAAAAGCAATATGAAAAATGTACTACGGCATTGTCAATGATGGGAAGGTTCTTTCCACATGAAGAAGGACAATACTACCCATCCTTTGAATATATTCCTTAAGATGTACGCTTGCGGGTATAATCCCAACCGTACTTCTTAGCTAAATATTTTAATGTTCTATGAGCAGCAAGTACATCAGACCTCTCTTTGTTTACCTGACGATATTCTCCACTTGTTTTATAAAGCATATCTTTACGAAAGTTTGCTCTATTCCATGCCCTATCTTTATACCTTTTTGAAGTCTTTCTCATTAAAGAATCAATCTTTTTTGTCATTTTAACCAATTCCGTAGGTAAGGTACTCTTTACATTCCAATTTTCGCCATTTCTTTTTAATGAATAAGTAAAATTACCAGCAACAGCTCTCACTTCTTTAGCATTGTTAAAAATAGCATACGTTATATCATTCCCCGAAAATGGAGAACCTGCTCTTTGAAGTGCTTTGCTTTTTGCAGTCTTAGAAGATGGATGGTTGTGAGTAATTATACTATCTGGATATTTAACAATTTTACGTCCACCTTTAGTGGTATTTACCGAATCTTCACTTCCTGTATTAGAGCTTAGTATCTTGCCATTTTTATCGAAAACAAAAACTTGTTCATTTGATGAATTTCTTATGCTAGCCTCGGTTTTAGCCAAAGCCGCATCTAAAGCTCTACTATGCCCAGCATTTATTTGCCTATCAGCACGTTCACTTTTCGATGGTCTTCCTCTGTATCCTCTGTCTGCCATATATAAATTTCCTTTTTTATTTGCAAAGATACAAAAATTGCAAGGGAGTACCTAAATATCAATGGTTTACAACTTCACTTATCTATATTGTGCAATCATTCTTTATCTTTGTTGTATTTAACCTCAACACCAATCATCGTTTGTTTCACAAAAACAGCCTTGCAAGCCAATAGCTTACCACTTTTGGATAATTCTTTATCCTTGTACCTAATATCATACTTTCCCATATGATAATCGTAGCAAGCATCAATACAGCTCTCTACAAGCTTCTTCTCTGCTTCGAAATATGGCATTTCCTTCTTGCTCACTTTCGCAAGACACCCACCACCTTGTATTAGGTCGAATATTCTTGAATACCCATCACGCAAGCCTTTGCAATATGCGGCATAAAACTGCACTTTCTGAAGAGGAACTTTTGTACCTTGTTCCAACAACTTGACAGCCAACGCCCTAGCCTCATCATCTTGGCTCTGCTCTAGTATCTTCATTGCATGGTTTACAACTCTTCTTTCTTGTTCCGTCATATCATTTAGAATTTAAGTTTTTCAGAAATTTCAATCTGTCTTCTACTTGTGTAAATGTATCATCCAACTCGTCATCACTCATAGAGGAATAGAAAGTATAGCTACATGGTCGCATAGTAAACCCATCAATCAAGAAGACAGAGAACCACATAATGCGCTTTACACTGCATTGTTTCAGATTAACTTCTAATGCTCCTTGTTCAACTTTAACGGAAATATTATTGTTTGATTTAATGTTTAATACCTTACCTAAAACATCGTTATATACTTCATTCATTGCTCTTCTCTTTAAATCCTACATATCTCTTCATTTCACTATAAGCTCTCTTCATAGCCTCAGCCGGAGAAAGATTATACTTTTTCTCAATATCGCTTGTTATGTCCGCAAGATGTATCCTAAACAGCTCTTCAATGTAAGTGTCATCCTTCATTCGCTGAACACCTCTTGCGTATATCTTTGCCTTATCCATTCCCCATTCCAAGCCCATTTCGTGTATGAATTCATCCAATTGCATAAGGCTTTTCTTTCCGAAGTTTCTGAATTTTACCATTTCGAACTTGGAATATTGTACCAAATCTCCAATAGTATCTATGTCGGCTGCCTTTGTCACATTAAGAACACGTACTGGTAAATTACAATTTACCAAGCGGATAGAGAACACTGAAGGAGGAACATCTTCTGAAAGTTCTTCTTCTTTTTCACCCTCTTGCATTATCAACTGCATTTTTACATTCTTAATTTCTTCTTTCAAGGAATTGTTCTCCTGCTTCAAATCAGCAAGTTCTTCAATCGCATAATTGAACTTCCGGATAGCCTTAATGACAATCTGGCGCACCCTCTCCCTTGAAAGTCCAAACTCGTAGGCTATATTACTAATTCTGTCGCCATTAAAAAATGCTTGCATAATCTTCTTCTCTCGCATTCCACATTGTGACGTTAACTCCAATAACGTACAAAGTGAACCGCCTATCTTGTCATAGCTGAAAGAAGAAACGTTCAAGGCATCATGCATTAACATTTGTATCTTCGCATTTACCTTGCGCTCACTTGCCAACAACTCTTTCTGTTCTCTATCAAGCAAGTCTTCTGTAACTGACAACATCTTGTACTTCTCGGAATACTTCTTAACATCATCTGCATTCACCCAAAAGCGTTTACTGCTCTTATCATTGTAGCCTCCAAGCAAACCCTTGTTAACCCAATTCGTTATCGTTTGAGGGTCAACACCTAAATAAGCAGCGGCATCATTTCTTGTCATTCTCTCCATACGAACCCCTTTCTTTTATTTTTTTGTTCTTGAAATATTCACCATAGGCATTAACCAAATCTTTTTCAGTAATACCTCTACTCAAACAATCATTAGCGAAATCGATCTGTACATTATCATTCCTTTGAACTTTAGTGTATCGTTCAGAATATTCTTTAATTAAGTCGGCAACTACTATATATGCTTTAATTTGGGAAGATTTAAGCATATCTACGCTAACAAAAGTCTTGCAGATATTAATACCTCGCTTATAGTCAATCTTTTGCAGATAAAGCCCCATACTTGTAGCTACAACCTTGCTTGTGTCATTTTTATAAATAAGCACCGTGTAAGCCACTTCTCTCTCAATATGGGCTAATACCCTATTAATTGGCATATTCTCTATTCCCAATGCTCGCTCGGCATATCTTCGTAAGAAATGTGGCGTATAACTGAACTGCTCTGCGCTATTCTCCTCGTCCAACAAGGAAGTAGCACATACATAATCATTCGTCTCCTTGCAATAGATAAACATATCGAAATAGAATTGTCTGATGTTCCCTCTATTTACATACACGCATACTTTGTACTCGGTAGCGTCTTTCGTCTTGAAATCATAACACTGAGTAGTGCATTGTCCCATTCCCTTTCGAAGTTCACGGATGAGCTTCTTTGCTTTTTCGATAGCAAACTTTTCTAGCATAGGCTTATCTTTCTTGAATATCTCAAAGAGTTCACGCCCTGTCATTGACCCTATAATCATTCTTTGCCCTCCACTTTTTCATTCAACTCATTGGTAAAAAACTTTTTTAATCCTTCGTATTGCTTTACCACCTGCTCCAAAGCCTTATTCTTTTCACGTAACTCATCACGCTCTAAGAGTAACTTTCTGTACTTCTCCAACTCACATCTAACTTCTTTCGAGCTAAGCCTCTGTAGCTGATTGTTGAGTTCATTAAGTCTGTAGCCTTGTTCACGTGTTTTCTTACGTAGACGACACAATTCTTCTTGCATTTTGGAATAATTCTCCAATACCCTAAGAGTTATTCGCTCTTCGGGTATATCCTTATTCATTTCATTTTTTCTAGCCTTACTCATATTTAAAACTCCTTGTCCTTTAAAAATAAAACGCTCCCAACCAAATAACTACCTTTCCAGCCAAGCCCCTTCGCTTGTATTGTAGCCAAAGTATTTATAGGTTTATGTTTGAGAAGTCCTTCTTCATCGCACAATAATATGTTATTATCATCAAGATGAACCAACTCAACATAACCACCAACTAAAGCCTGAGCCTCCTCTAGAGTAATCTTTACTCCATTCTTTGGCTGCACCTCTTTGACGATGCAGCCTACCTCGTATAACTTCATGCTCTATAAATTTAAATAAGACATTATTTCTTGAACGGCATCCATATCGTGCTCGACACGCTGCTCATATGTACTTTTAAGACTTTTATAGGTCTCAAATAGTCTAAAACAATAGTGTTTACCTTCAAAGTAAAAAGGCAACTCATTGCAATTCTTTTTGTTTGCCGTAAAATTATAAGGACTCCCATGATGAAAATCAAACTCGAAAGAGCTATTATCATCTTTGCATCGCTCTACTATCTTACTTCTCCATTCTGCAATATGCGCTTGCATCTTTTTCTTATCGTTAGTTACTTCTAACCATAAATCAGTTGACACATACCTAGAAGGACAAAGAGACGATTTTTCCAAAATATCCAACGTAACGACATAAACGTTATTTGTAGCCACTGGTTTCAAAGCCTTCAATGCTTCATCCAAAGCGTTAGCCAAAACTCCATTTTTGCAATTATTTGCCCTAAATTGGCTTATTACTTGATACGCTGTATTCTTATCCATAATTCTAAGTCTTAAATTTCAACACCAAAATTTTCTGCAAAAATCTGAAGCATAGTCAACTCCAAAATAACTTTCTTCGCCTCGTCCTCACTCATACCATAGCATACTGAAAAACGCTTACGTAACGTTGCGCAATCCATATCGTGACGTTCGTTTAAGAAAGCTATCATATTTCTTACTAATTCTTTGCTATTCATCCTCTTAGACAGTTTTTATGGTGTGTCTCACCTTTTTTATTATTTATACTTTTCAATTGTATTAAAGACATTATCTAAAGCCTCATCGCAATACGCTGTACTAGTAACACATGCACCTCTTGAAATCGCCTTGTAACAATCCCTAAGACCAAGCAAACCACCAATAAGCTTAGATGCATCATAGCAAGTAAACTTATTCAAGTCCAATGCATCAATAGCATTAATACCATTTTCTGTAATAACACCTTTAATATCATTGATGAACTTCTTCTGCTTTTCGGTAATCATCTTCATAACAATTGTACTAGTTTTTAATGTGCTCGCTCTGCACTATCTTGCAAGAAACTTGTCTTGCGACAAATCTTCAAGTATCTCTTAAAGACATTGCAAAGATACAAAATAATTTCCAAACATGCAAATATTTTATGGTTTTTCTTTATTTATTTAACCTTTATTTACCTATAATGTTTCTATATTACATGCATTAACAATAAAGGCAGACTTTCACAAGCCTGCCAATACATATAAAGAAGATAATACATTATTATATATAAATTAAAAAGAACATTATCTGTTGTCATACCTATAAAGTATTACCCTACTTTGCGGAAACACCTTATATATACGTTCTAAGTCTTCTGGTGCATTATCCCTTAGCCATACAAAACAATCCAAGTCCAAAGACAAACCGCCTGACGCATTCCCAACCTCTGCATTCTCGGAGCGCAATGCTCTGGAGTACATTATCGGCTTAGGCAGATGCCGATGTTTCATATATTGCAAGATTTGCTTTTGAGTAAAATCAGCAAGAGGATAACAATTTCCACCATGAATGTAATTTTCATCCTCATACGACTTCAACATAAGGCTTCGGTTCATCGAGTCTGCTTTCTTCATACCAAAGAATACGTATTCTATTCCGAAACGCTTTTTTAAGGCTTTTACTACCATAGAAAGATTAAGAACCTTTACTTTTGGATTCGGAACGCAATAAACTCCATAATGAAGATTGTATGTTGTATTCCAATGTGGTATCTGTTCGAACTCTATCTTAGGGTATCTAGCCTTCAGCCAGTTTATCCATCGTTGTATATGCTCTAAGTCTTTTACGAGATACATAAATACACATACTATCCGCTCAAACTTATCATATAATAAGTCCAAGGTAACAATCGAGTCCTTGCCAAGTGACATCATAACGATACAATCCTTAGTCTGTTCCCTAGCCATATCAATTACCATATTGGCAACATCTATAGGGTTCTTCCTAACAACTAGAGGCTTTATTCGCTTGCGTCCCATATTACAACAAACCTAAAATCTGACTTCCGGAAATACGCATAGAGTTAGCGGCTTCCATGTGCAACATATCACAGAAAATCTGCTTTTGTTCAAGACTTTCGAAATCAATGAAAATGAAGTTATCAATATCTTCCTTTCTTTTCTTTCCGACATCAGTACAATGCTGTTTCTGACCCTTGACCTCTTCCTTTGTCATTTTTGGCTTAGCTGCGTGCTCGGCTACAATCTCTTCAGATGTTTTTTCAATGTTGGGTAATTCGGTCATTGGCGTTGGAGTAGTAACTGAGGCTATTGGTTCATTCAAGAAATCCTCACTAAAGTCATCCATGCCCGAATCCTTCAATGATGCTTCCAAATCATCTTGCAACATCTTGATTTGTTCAGTATCCTGTTCCGTGAAGCCAGCAGCCTTGAAGTCTATTTCATCTATGCTAAAGTTCTTGGCAACCAAGTTGTAATCTATCGGGTCTTGCGACTTCGCCATAAACAACAATTGCTCTTTCTCGGTCTTTTCGTCAAAATCAACGGCTTCTACCTTGATGTCATAATCAGTTTCGGGAGTACCATCATAACCTTGGATAAGGTCAACGCTCATCACTCGTTTATGCCCATCTATGAGATTTCCTGTTGCCTCATTCCATTGAATACCTCCAATGAGACCAACTTTCTTAATATTGGCTTTTTGCTGTTTGATGTCCGCATCGGTATGTACCTTCGGGTTGCAAGGGTTCAAGTTTATTTGAGACCTCTTGATTATCTTTGTTTCACTTCCTTTTTTCATTTCAGTTCCTCCTTGTTTTTATCAGCTTTCAACAGAACTATCCTTGCCATTGGGAATACCTTGTATATTTTCTCTAAATCTGCCGGATAAAACTCTTTGAGAAATTTCTGATACTCAATATCCTCAACATCAACTCCTGAACTTTGTTTATTCGTTCCATTTGCTTCTGGGTTCTTTAAACGATGGTCAAGAATATAATCCATTATTTCCTTGTTTTTATATGTAGATAAAGGATAGAATTTCTTCGTCTTCCAATTAATAGCTTCCTTCCCATCCGTATAACTTCTTAGCATAAGGCGTCTGTTCAAAGAATCGGATTGTTTAAATCCATAACAAGCCCACTCTACACCAAGTCTCTTCCTGAGTTTTTCGGTTATATCAGCTAAAGTCCATTGCCTTTGCTTAGGGTCTTGTTTTATTCCCATATATCCGGTTTTTATATCATAAAATAAAGCATAATGAGGAACTTGAACAAACTCAATGTTCGGGTACTTGGCTTTAGCGTATTTATAGTAACGCATAATATGTTCCAAGTCTTTTACTATATACATGAATACTACCACAACTCTCTTGAACTTCTTGTAGCATAAGTCAAGCAATACGATAGAATCCTTTCCACTCAGAGAATGGAAAAGTAATATACTATCTGTCTCCTTGGAAACATCATCAATGATTTCTCTTGCTCTTTTTAGTTCTTGCATACATTATTCTCCTTAAAAACAAGGGGTGAATGAAAGTTAATTCATTCTACCCCTCTTGACTTTTAACCTCTTCTAAGTCTGCGGTTTACACGTTCTGTGACATTATTAGCTGCTGTACGAGCTGCCAATGTACGCATAGCACCACCATAAGTAGTTCCTTGTGCGCCAGTGTTTCGATACTCAACATTTCTGCCACGTTCACGTCTTTCACCAGCCCTAAGACCAGTTGTACGATTTGTTACCGCCCTCCATTGAGAATAACGATAACCTTTTGATGCCTCTGACATAGTTGTAACGTTTTAAGTCCACGAATCATAAACTACTCCCCTTGGGGAATTATCTAGGCTCGGTGGACTTACGCCCACCTACTTTAGAGTCGTTTCTGTTACCTTGTCAATAACAAAGAAGAAAAACAAAGGACGCTCTTTTTCCTTTTTAAGCTCCAACGCTTCGTACATTTCATCCAAATCATGGCTATCATACTTTTCGTGAAGAAAATCAATATCTTCTTTCATAACGATACAAGTATCATTCACCAAAACATCACAATCAAGATACCACGAGTTGTTATAATCATGGAAGTGGATTGTCTTTACTACTCGCAAAGGGTCAACAATACCATCCTCCTGCGCTTTGATAACATCCTCTTCTTCACCATGCTTCTTAAGGAACTCCAAAACATCCTTGTCGAACAAACGACCAATATAATGGTCTGTATAGGCTCGGTACTCAACTTTCTTCTTTCCTTCAAGAATCTCCTTGGCATTCTTTCTTGTCATAATCAAGTTAAGAACTTCAATAGCCTTGGCTGGCTTGAAATCGGGATACTTCTCTTTAAATGCGCTTACCTGCGCATCAAAATCTTCTTTGTTATTACTCATAATTAATTATTTCAAGGAACGCAATGCAAAGATAGCATAATTCTTCCATCCAAGCAAATGCGTTCGGGTTATTAAACTCACTTTTAATAAATGGTGAAAATTACTTGTTCTCTAAAGGTTTGGTTGCCTTATTAATTTGCATCCGTTCCTTTTTGCTAAACATATCATTGTAATTCTGAGAATCATCAATGACAAACTTTTCTTCTTTCTTCATATTCATATCTCCTATATGTTTTAGATAATCATTCTTAATCTTTCTCCAGCAATGCTCGCATCTTGAAGACTTCGTGAACTCTGTCGGCTCGCAAGGGTCAACATCTTTCAAAGAATCAAACTCATGTGGCAGTACCTTAAACACGTTCTCAAAATGTTCTTTATTGTATCTTAAAGCTTCGTCACGATAACGAAACCAAGTACAACATTCTTGAATGCTTGTGTTCTTGCTGAAAATCAAATATGCTTTATTCATAATCCGATACAGTTGTTTCGGTGTGTCTCACCTTTTTATATTACGATGCAAAGATAAGAATAACACCTTAATTTTGCAAGTTTTTTAATGCTTTTGTTTCTGTATTTAAACATATTTCATATATCGAAAGAACTTTTAATCCTTCATCACCTCAAAATGGGCATCCATAGCCTCAACAATATTACATAACGTATCAATATCGGCATTAAAACGCCCCATCTCAATATTACGAATGTTGTTAGGCTTATAACCGGACTTTTCAGCCAGCTCCTCCAATGTTATACCACTAAGTTCTCTAACCTCTTTAATCTTCTGCCCCATTATATAGCGATAGAGATTTCGATTACGATGTTTCTTGTCATCATCGGGGTTTCTTCTTTGCTCTAAATAAGCAATTTCAAAGTTCCTTACCTTCAGACAATTAACCATGTTACCAAATATCTTATGCTTAGGGGGAAGAGGAAAACCATCGGCATCTTCTTTTACAAGTTCTATTTCGCCACCTTCAGTAGCTTGTATGTACTGAGCGAAGCGCACCGCATCATCGTAGTACATTTCCGTAAATCTTTGTATCATATTTTAAGAATTTTCTGCAAAGGTACACAAAATAACTCACATTTGGTCAAACTTGAAACATACAAATAGGTTTTATTTGGTATTTTTAAGACTTCGCTGTACTTTTGCACAATAGGAATAAAAATAATTTAAATCATATAATTATGTGGGTATATAGCGAAAAACAAAAGACGTGGGTCAACCTTGAACAAGTTCAGCGAATTGCTAGCGATGGGCAAGGTGGGTATCTGTTAATCAGTCAAGATGGCAAGAAAACATCCATCGACCAAACTTGGTATGACAAGGCTATGCGTTGGGTTGACCCTGACTGGTGGGAAAAACACCCTAATGGCGGTAAGGACTCCTTGAACTTCGAAGATGCTCTGAAGGCTATTATGAAAGCTACAGGTGCAAAAATGGACAAAAAGGATAAGGATAAGAAAGAGGGGGAAGAATAGACCTTCCCCTTTCTTCAAAATTCAAACATCGTTCTTTGCCTCTCCTATCATTTTCATAACATATTCCACTACCTTTTCATTTGCCTTGTTTATATTCGTAAAGTCCTTTTGAATATAAATATCAGTAACATCTAGTTGAGAAACATGATTGAGGGCTTCGTGAATGGTATACTTATCAATACCTAGTTTATTTCTTGCTATAGATGCCCAAGTATGACGGGCTGAATAGAAATCGAAACGAGGAATACCCAGTTCGTCAGCTATGAAATGCAATCCCTTATTTATATGCTTATTGAAATTGGCTGCATTGCTATATTTCTGATAGAAATCAAAGACCCTTGTTGTTCCCTTATATTTCCGGAACAAAGGTTTGATGATGTCAGGTACAACAATTTCTATGTGGGCATTATCGTTTCTTCTATCTCTAGTTTTAGCTCTATCGTAGGCGAGTACGCCCTTATTATAGCTAACACATTCATATATGTCAACAGAGTTCATTCCCATCAGAAAGAACGAGAGTACATAACAATCCCTTGCCATACCTACACGTCTAGTCCCCTTGAAATTAAATACTCTTACAAGGTTCTCTTCACTGATTACCCTATCTTTTGTCTGCGGAATATCCCTCGGAACGGAGAATTTATCAAAAGGATTACTTTGGATAATATCATTTCCATTCGTATTATATCCTTTGATAGCTTCATTGAAGATATGCCGCATATTGCCCAAGTATAAGGATTGCGCCCTAGGATGACCATCTAGGAATTTCTTATATCCGTTAAGGAATCTGTAGTCTATGAGAGAAAACGGCAGCTTACGGCAACCATTATAGCGTGCAAGGGAATTGAGCATAATCAGATAATTCTTCTTTCCCTTATTATCGGATTTCTCAACCCACTCTTCGGTAAAGGAAAAGAAGTCTAAATCCTCTGTCTTTTTGCCTATATCAATCAAATGTTCACATATCCAATCAATATCCACATCTTTACCTAGCAAGTCTACCTCTAAGTCATAGAGTGCATCCTTCATAACATTCATTTTATCTTCAATCGTCTTCAATATCTTACGTGAAGAAATCTTTCCGGCTCTAGACAAGTCTGAGTCAGAAACAACTATATTGGTAGGAAATCTTTTTCTCTGTCCCTTATGAGAAAGGACAATAGACACCTTTCTTGTCTTGTCTTGCTTTGGTTTTCCAAGCTCGTATGTTATTGTAGCCATAATATTTTTCCTTTAAATTTACAATATTTTGCGGCAATTTTGCGGCAATTTTACACTTTACTTGTAGTGCTCAGAGCCTACTTGTGGAATTTTAAAATCTTCTAATAAATCGTTTCTGTTTCATAAGCAAAAGTTCATCATACGTCCATAAACGCCTATTTCACAGACATTTATAAAGAAAAATGGTGAAACAACCTATACGATTATTTCACCATTTCTTGTTTATTTTTATCGTGATTCCGTTGGGGTTCGAACCCAAGACCCACAGCTTAGAAGGCTGTT